CGAGCATGCGACTTTGGAGCGGGGGGCGCAGGCCCCTTGAGGGGCCGAGCACAGCGAAGCGGGGGGTAGGCGCAGCCCCCGAGGGGGCGAGCATGCGACTTTGGAGCGGGGGGCGCAGGCCCCTTGAGGGGCCGAGCACAGCGAAGCGGGGGGTAGGCGCAGCCCCCGAGGGGGCGAGCATGCGACTTTGGAGCGGGGGGCTGGCGCGGCGCGATAGCAAGCGGCATGCCAGGGCTTTGACTGGCATGACGTTTGCAGCGCCATATAGCCAGCTCGTGCGAGGTTTTGCGAGCTCAGTTTTGTTTTTTTAACGGCTAGAGATAAAAAAAGGAGCCTTTCGGCTCCACGGACTAGTTGAAGCAGCCGAAAGTTTCGACTAACTGCACCATCCAGCCGCTTTCCCCATAGGTTCCGATGCAGCTGATGGCGTCTTTGGTAAAGACCCATTTGCCGCCGAACTGGGCGTCAGTCCGAACTGCGATAAGGCAGCGGCGGACTGGGATGTTGTGGACGCGGAGTTCCGCGTTTAGGAACTTGTCTTTCCGCGTGATGCGAACAGCCACTGCGGCTCCGCTAGGGGCAAGAAGGGGTTGGGAGCCTGCATCAAAGGAGACCATTTGGTCAGGCTCCAGCATACAAAGCACCCTAGGAACGGCAGACGTCCACTCCTCGGCGTTTTCTTGGTCTGCAGGACCCTGACTGACGCGGAAGTCAGACTCTTTTAGGACAGTCCGGCCCGTAATCAGGGCGTCGGAGGGGATGAAGCACCCTGTTTCTTGGCGTTCCGCAGCTTCCGTAACTCTACCATTTTTCCGTTTCATAAGCTCTCTCCTAGCAAGTGGGTCGAGAAGTTCGACCCTTCGCGGAAAAGGCGGACGATAGAGTATGAACAATAAAAAAATGCGTGCGAGGCTTTGCGAGCACTCATCTAGACCGTTACAAGTGTAAGTGGAGAGCGGAAAAAAATGCAAAATTTAAAAAAATTTGAGCTTTGACAAATTTTTTTAGTTATCTAATCGCCACTGTGTAGTTAAATCGCAGCCTAATTTTGTATTTTTTTAGCTTGCGGCCGCTCGTAACGGGTAAGCCGCCTAGCGAGGGTCGAACTTCTCGACACACTTGCGACCAAAGGAGAGAGCGTAATGAAACGAGAAAAATGGCAGAGTTACGGAAGCTTGTATTGCGGAACGACAAGAAACGGGGTGATTCAGACCCGGAGACCAATGCGTTACGGGACGGACTGTCTTAAAAGAGGATGGCTTTCGCGTCACAAAAGGGTCTGGCAGAGCAAGAAAGCGTCGAGGAGTGGGCGTTTGCCGTTTCTAGGGTGTTTTGTATGTTGGAGCCCGACCAAATGGTATCATTTGATACAGGGGCCCGACGCCTTATTGTCACTAGTGGAGACGTAGTGGTTGTTCGCGTCACGTGGAAAGGCGAGTTTTTAAACGCGGGACTACGTGTCCACAATATTCCAGTCTGCCGCTGTCTTATCGCTGTTCGGAGTGGCTCCTAGTTTGGCGGCGAATTGGTCTTTGCCGAAGACGTTATCAGTTGTATCGGAACCGCCGGGGAAAGCGGCTGGATGGTACAGTTAGTCGAAACTTTCGGCTGCTTCAACTAGTCCGTTGAGACGAAAGGATCCTTATTTTAGCTCTGGCCGCTTCTTCGCTGGCGTGGTGCGGTAGCACCATATAGCCAGCGTGTGCGAGCTTTGCGAGCTCCATTTTAATGTCACGGTTAAAGTTCGCATCTAAATGCTTCAGCGGCCGCAAATAGAACGGTGCGAGGCTTTGCGAGCACTCGTTCAGGCCGCAGCGGCCGTAAGCGGCCAGCGACGACCCCCTGGAGGGGGTCTAGCATCGGGGGTGTTGCGTGCCTGTAGTCCGAGGCTTTGCGAGGATTACAGAACAGCACGCCGCTTGGCAAGGACGCACGCTGCAGGAACGTCAGAGAAGCGGTGAAAGACGTCCCGCAGCGTTCCTTTTGCTGCTAAAGTGCGGCCAGGGTCTCGGTTGAGACAGAAAAAAAGGAGAATGTTTCCACTCTCCCTTTATTTTATTTAATAATCTTCTGGATGAGGAACTTCTGGTCCCGTATACGCTGGATTCTTAACCCATACATCATATGGTGTTAATATCCATGGTTGTTCTTTTCTTTCTTCAGCTACATTAGCTGCGAATTCTCGCATAGCATCTTGTTCTGTAGCCATTTCATCCATTTTCTCTCTCCTGTTAATATGTTTCCTTAATGAAATCAATGATTTTATCCACACTGTAATCCCAGAAGTATCCAGTCCTTCCTTCTGGGGGATTCAGTTCTTGAATTTCAAAATACTCCGCAGTTCGGTGCATCTTGAATTTGATTCCTTTATACTCAATATTGGCAATGTGCATATCACCATGTTCATCTGGTAATACATCTTCTACTGCCGCAATCCAAATGTTGTCGTTTTGAAACATTTCTCTCTCCTATTGATAAATCTCTCTGAACTGCCTTACAAACCACGGCTCTTTAATAAGAGCAAAGATACCAGCAATATTATAATGAAATGTCACAAGATCACCAGTTGTTTTGTGGTACATCTCTACTGGCGACTCTCCATTAAGCATAATGACTACTTCATGCCCATGCAACCAAAAACTGCAGAAGAATGTAAAATTCTCCATCTTTTTCTCTCTTCTATTTTATTTACCAAAACCACCCATCAAATAACCAATATACAACTTGTCCTGTTGCATATCCTGCATGAGCACTAAACAACCACATAGTTAATATGTTTATTCCTTTGTCCACTGGGCAATGTCTTGGTTTTTTCCACTCTTGTTCACTCAAATACTGAGCAAATTCAATAAACTCATCCATGAGTTTCTCCTAGTGATAAAATTGATTCTCTGCTTTACAGATGGACGCGCACCCGACCCAAAGCCGTGTGCAAATCTTCTACCTTCCTGATAAATTCGTCCGAACAACAGCCCGGATTTGCAAGGATTCGATTACATCGAGCTTCAAGTTCTTTCAACACACGGAAATCCGACGCCTTATCAATTGCCGGAGGTTGGTTAATTGTTTGATTTGGACTGGCCCAACGTTGCGTTTCATTCATGTCAAACTCCATTCATGCTAATTAAAACCAAACACAATGTACAAAAACCGGTACTCCCAGCAGAGGAGAGATAACTGCTTAGTTTCCCGGTACAACTTAGAGGGAGAGAATCTCTTAGTTGTTAAAAGGTGGGTGACGGGAGTCGAACCCGCATGGATTTGATTCACAGTCAAATTTCTGAAAACCACTACAGAACACCCAACATAAAAAACAGCCTTGAGTAACCACACTCTTACTGTACGGCCTTTAATTTCACTTACAAGTAACCAGCCTTCATTCTCAAGTTGAAGCATCTTGGCATTTTTTCTCTCCTTTATGAATGGTTTCAGTGGGACTTGAACCCACACGGGATAATTCCCATAGGATTTTAAATCCTAGGTGTCTGCCGATTCCACCATGAAACCAAAAAAACAGTTCTACTGGGATGGGCTTCAACCATCAATAGCTTAATAGGTTGTACAATTATTAGGTACATATCCCACCGGCCTTTTAGCTCCGGATTATTTTTTAGCTATTAGTCTTTCTGATTTAAAAACCAAGTAGACTAGATATACACTCTACTGTGTCTGCCATTTCCGCCATAAAACCAAAAAACACGCGGGTTGGTTTTACACCAACTACTCTACTATAGAGCGGTATGGGCTATTAGTATCCATTCAGGTTTGGTTCTGGCTTATTGCTAAACACCCTAACTGCGATACGCTGCACCCGCTTCCCTAGAAGGACCTAGTCCCTTGCACGCGTGGTATATTTTACTGTTCATTACGCGAAATTTATTCTATTCTCCTTTGTCAAAGTTAAACACTGCAAATTAAGTGCAGCATGGGGCTAATGAGACTGGCGAGATTCGAACTCACGACCAGTAAATTAAAAGTTTACTGCTCTACCAACTGAGCTACAGTCTCCTTTTAAATAGCCGGGAGCACCAATCGGTAACTCTCAGCTTTAAAGCAGTTTTTCACCAGCTACTAAGAGCTATGAATTACCACTGCTTTGAATGATTTAAATCAGCAGGCGGGTCCCTGAAACCACTTTAAAACCTGCTGTTTGGGAAGCTCACTGCGTTCGCCTAGAGATAAATTGACTCATTGCTGGGCCATATCTCAGGCGGGAACACTTTTAAATACGACCGCATGAACCCTGCGACTTCTGGCAGCGGCTCATGTATCCTATTATATAACAAGGTTAGATTCAAGTGTGATTACCTCCGTGGGAATATTATGCTGTTGGCAGTACTTGAATGCTTGTGCTGTTCCCCTGCTTGTGGGATTGAATACCCATACCTTATTAACGGAGTCCATCATCCACTCATTCCGTACAAAATTTGAATGTCGTCCGTTACTGTAGATACTGTCGCAGATGTATTGCGTGTCAGTCGATTGATTCACCAATTCTTGGAACTCTATCATCCGATTTCGTCCAGTTTGTGAAGTCTGACCCCAGTAATACTCGCCATACCCTGCATTTGGGATGGCTGCACACCAGTCAGTTCTGGTTAGAATGGCTGCTTTTGCCAATGCTTCATCAAATCCCTCTGCCATCCCGCTGATGACGTAATCCACACGGTCCGAAATGATTTTTCGTGTAAGCAGTTCAATCATTTCCGCCATGATGGCTGGTTTGGTTACTAACGACCGACTTCCTGCTCCCGCAATCATATTGTTGTAAACGCAGTTCATGTCACTCTCCTATTGTTGTGATAAGCCCACAAGACACATCAAGCATTTTGAATATCTTCTTGAATATCTTGTAACCGTTCTGCCCAATCAATGGCTTCTTGAAGATTCGCAAACTCGTCAAAAATCTCATCATCAGTCATGGTCTCAATGATCCAATGGCCACCTTCATCATAATTTGCCATTGCCCAATCTTTAATTTCTTGTACTTTCATCTTTTCTCTCCTTGTATTGTTTATCACCAACCAACCCACCACTTATTATTAGATTCTTGCACTCCAAACCCTCTCTTTTTTAATTCTTCAATAGTTTGTGTATATGTTGATAAATCAATATAGATTCCTCTCATACCTTCTTCAGCAGCTTCTTTGATTTTTTGAATTACTTCTTGGAGTTCTTCATGTACAATTTTTAATTTTACTTCATACGCAGTTTTTCTTGCTTGATTTACATCATATTCGATTGTCATATCCAACTCCTGCTAATTAAATCCAGTAGGGCCGCCCAGACTCGAACTGGGAACCTAAAAATTATGAGTTTTTTGCTCTAACCGATTGAGCTACGGCCCCATTATTAATATACCCTAAGTCATCTTATTTCTGTCTAACAATTCCTGAATTTCCTGAGTTCTTTTCTTATTGGCCACTATCCAGACTGTTTTACCCCTGATAAATATTTTTCTCTCTTTTACGGGGTTTTTGAGCTTTTCGAAAAAATTTTGGACTTTTTTGACAATTTTGAGATTTTTCATGCTTAAAAAGTGGTGTAAGTCACTACAATATATCGTTAACGTTCTTAGGACGAACGCTAACGCTGCTTTCAAGTCTTTATCGGTCCGCTTGAGAAACACCGAATTGAGACGGTTGTTAAAACAACACTTACATTTATCACCTGTAAGTATTCTACGTCTTTAAAGAACGTTATCAGTCTTTAGCGAACGTTAACGGTGCCCGCCCCGAATCTGTGCTGCTGTATCGTCAAAAACACGCCAAGCGTTAGCTAATGCTGTACCTACTCTCGCATCGTCGTAATAGATGCCAGTTTGCTCCACTTCCTCGATAAAATGTCGAAATTCAGTAAGCAGCCTTTCAATTTTACAATTAACTTCCTCCCGCTCCGCCTTCCGTCCGGCAGTGTAGGCCGCTTGCCAAAACTGCCACGCAAAAATGTCGTCGCAAGATACCCTATACTCCTTAGCCCGCTTCTCAAACTTCGCTCGCATCTTGTCGTCGCTCATTCGCCCCCATCCTTATCACTTGAAATATCTTTCCGTGCCAAATACTTTGCGATTGCCGTTCCAAGCTGAAACGCACAAACTGTCGATACACCAATGGCTAATCCTGTTATAAACGCATGGATTACTGACTGATACATTCCTCATCCTTTCCGCAGCGTGCGTCAGGCCACTCGCTTCATTGTTTTATTGCACTTGTGGCACTTTGGCTTTACACCGTTCCACGCCCGCTCTGTGCGTTTGCACTTCGGGCACTTGTAGGTAGCTCCATTCATCTGCTTCGGCACATTAACCTCCCGAGCTAGAGAACAACGCGGCCCGCTTCGCCGCGTTCGCCTAGCCCAAATTTGACTTATACTGCACCGAAATGAAAAAGATGACCCAGAACACGCATTTTCAAAAATAACGCATTCTGGGTCAAATTTGACGGCTTTATGAGCACTTTAGGCTCGCTTAGCCAAATCCCTGACAGGAAACCATTCATTATGACCAGTGACCCAAAGACAAACTTTGGATTCTTTAGTCTCTCGGTTGGTTAATACCCGAGGTTCCGTCATGATTTTTCCGTTGGTGCCAGTGCTCTTTACGAACACTTTTCGGCCAATTGGAAGATTTTCACTGACCCATTCCAAATCTTTAGTGATTTTTTCTGAGTTTGTGCTCATTCGTATCTTTTCCTTTGAATAACATTGTGGATTTGTTGCATTTGGCAAAACCTCTCAAGAATATGATAATCCCACCTTTCTTGAAAATGCTTCAAATACAGATTATTTACTCTGTTAAGTTCTTTGAAAGCTTTTTTGGGATTATTTTCCTTTTTGAATACTTCATCAGTTTGATGGAAATATTCTTTTCGCAGTTCAATAATATCCATATAGTCTTCTACATGAATATTGAACTTACGGAGCTTTGCCCCTCGTGTTTTTAGTACTACTGCGAGGATTCCCATGGCTCTCCCTTTTTTAGACATTTTGGGGTAACTTGATTCATCCAATTCCACAAGTCAGCAGGTTTGCCCTGCTTAACTAACTTACTAGCTCCTTCAACAATCTTCCCATTCTTATCACGCGGATAAAGAACAAGGGTCGGCTTGGGGCTAGTTTCAGCTTTGGACATACATTCTTCCTTTTTCTGAATCAAACACTTTTTCAAATGAGACACGAGACCCGTTTTTAATTACGAACCAATTGCGAGGAAAGCGGCCCTCTGTGGCATTTACATACACTTCCCACATTTCATCTTGGCTCCATCCAGCATGCCCCGTGCCAATCGGAGCAATTAAAAAATTGAGGAAGGGCTTCCTTTTTGTATACGAATACAGCTCTTTAAGCTGTGCCTCTATTTCTTCAAGTGGCACGCTGCGGGGTTGGACTGCTGTAGTACACGTGAGGATACCCCACCCAATTCCATCTGTTCCAGCCATTAGCCCGCTGGATATTCGAAGGACAGCAAACAACCCTCTAACGCGATTGCCACTGTTCCATTGATTTTGAAATTTTTTATTATTTTCCCATCCTGATGCTCTGCCCATATAAGCCCATCCGGCACTACCAGCCCCATGAAAACCATTTTCATTTGTTTGAAAAACGAAAATATCTCTATGTCCAATAGCACCCAATGCGGGCAGTTCCATTTTATTCACTTCATTTGTTAGAGTAAAACAATGTAAGAAAAAAAAGGGTACTAAGCGTATATATGTGTTCACCGCCGTTCCCCTCTGATAAACTATAGTTTGTATCCAGTAGTTTCTTCAATATGAATGAGAATCATTTTGAAGATTGTAAAGAATACAATGAGTGGTAGGATAAACACTACTACTCGTCGCTGTCACCATCATCTTCGAGCGAGGCGAACAACTGTCCGAGAGTGTCCAGTCCCAATCCCGGTACCGACTCATCACCCTTCGAGTAAAGGATGTCGTCTAACCCATCAGCCTTCGCACGTCCCGGAGTCCAGTAGGTACCATCTTCGGAAGCACCAACAAAGCTGAGAATCGATTGCGACTCAGATTGAATCGCTTGCAGCTTTGGAATCTGAATCTTCATGGACTGGACCGTGTTCCGCCACATTTCTGACAGCGAAACCTTTTGTGCCTCAGCCGACGCGTGCAACTTGTTCATGAGAACTTCGTCGCCAATCTTGTCCTGCAACTCTTGGACAGTCCCAATCGCGGTGAGAGCCTCGAACTTCTCCAACTTTGCACTTGACAGTTGGTTGCGACGAATGGCTCGTGGGATAATACCCTCTGCCTTCGGGTTCGCTTCGTTCTTGGTAAAAATCTTGCGATAGAGTGCTTCAGCTACCGCCTGCCGGTCGTCATCCTTCAGTTCACGGTCGACAAACGTTGACTTGAGATAGTCAATCGCGTCCTTCTTGGACATGTCACCACGCTTCATCGCAGTGTACGATTCGAGAAGCTGCTCGTTAGAAACCTTGTTCACGTGAATGCTGTTTTTGCCTTTACGGGCCATGTGTGTAACCTTTGTAACAGATGTGAAAAACCAAAACAAAACTCAAAAATCAAAATCAACCATCGACCAATTTCTTACACTTTCAATTCTCCTTTTGACGAAGATACAACTTGCCACCACCTTTCACACGAAGATAGTGCAAATTTGTTAACTTACAGTCGCACAAATCCACCATCATCTGATGGTCTTCAACACTTTCAGGAAACTCCAATTTTACTGTCACTGGTGGATTATACAATCTCAAAGAAAGCTCATTATCTTGAATGTTCGTTTTCAACACTCCAATCTTACACGCCACTTCCAATATTGTTGCTGTCATTTTCTTTTTCCTTAAAACACTGACAACCAATAAATTTATTTTTCTTTAATATTTCTTTTATTGTATTATCAGCTTCTTTAATTGTTTTTGCGACACACTCAAAAACTAATTTTTTATTTTCCCACCCGCCAGCATTATCATAATATTTAAATTTCATTTTTTTTCCTTTTTATTAAATCGCCCGACGATACACTACTTTTCATTTTTTTATTTTTATTTTTTTATTTTTTTATTTTTTCAGCGACCGCCAGAGGAACGGTGCGAGGCTTTGCGAGCACTCGTTCAGCCGGCAGCGGTCGCAATGGCCGGCCTAGCGACGACCCCCTGGATAGGGGGTCTAGCATTGGGGGTCGAGTCGAGACCGCAGACGAGGCTTTGCGAGTCAAGGTCGAGACTTGCTTTTCCGCGTCGCATATTGATAAAAATAATCTCAAAATAATACAGAAAATATATTAGAGGAAAAATTCCCGCCGTAAAGGCTGTTCAAGGGCTGTTAAAATTCCCTTAAGTCCGGCACGCTGTTTGCTCTATAGTGGCCCGGCAAGTGCCGCATTTCCATTTTATAAATAAAAATAATAAATAAAATAATATGCAAAATAATAATTTTATTGTAGATAAAGTTCATGGTGAATTGTATAATAATATTTTATACTTTACCTTGGAAAAACGCGAAAGTTTAGAATATTTGTGGAATTTTCGTATCGAAAAGTCAAAGTTTAACAATAATTTTGATAAATTTGCTAAGTTTTGCCGCGAAGTTACTAAAAAGACGGCCACGGAACTTAATAAGTACGTGGAAAATAAGGAAAAACTGCTCCCTATATTAGAATATAGTGGAAATAGCCCGCAAAAGTTAGAAATTCAGGCCAAACTTAATAAAATTATGCAAAATTTTGCTGAAATGGGCTTATTCCCATTAAAGCGTGTAGTTAAGTATAATCATATCCCGCTCAAGAAAAATATTACTGGATATGCTATCTTAGCTACTTCTACTTATAGTAATCAGTCTCATAATATTAATGCTGAGTATGAGCATCCGCGTGTTGCTATTGTAGAAGAAGAAAATAAAGAAGATAAAAAAGTTAGCTGGGAAATGGCCCCTCCCAAAAGAAAAGCCCCACGTAAGCGGCAATATACTAAAAGACGTGGGCCTTCTACTAATAATAAATATTTCACTATTGATACCCGCAGCTTAATTAAAGAAGATGAAGCTATGGGTATTGCTTATAATGCAGAAAAGAATAATAGTATTAGTAAGTTGCTAGAGGATTTATAATGGAATATAAAATTTCAGCCAGATTCTCAGATGCTAAAATGTTTATAATATTAACGTGCAGCTCAGATAAATTAGTAGATGTAATTAGATTGAAAAGAAATCTTATATGTCGTTGGCTTATGAATAGTTTAATTATCAGAAAATATGAGAATTTTAATTAAATACCGCAATTCCCGCATTTATTTATTTTTTAAAGATGAAAAAATGCGCAATATGGCATATACAAAACGTGGCATGATAAATTATCCCCACCAAAGATTTTTCCTATTTACTCGCGGTGAATATGAGAGTATATGCACAAAATAAATGTTAATTTTGACTCATGGGCGAATAGTTTTTGTCTGAAAACAGAAGATAAAATTATAATGGGTATGATAGTATTTAAAAGAATCATAATAATGCATCCACATATATCTAGTATTTATCTTTTAAAAACAATTTAAAATGGATAAAATTCAAGTATATTATTCAGTAAGCCTAAAATGGTTTATATTGAAATATAGTTGCAAAAAAACCGCAGATGCTTTAAAAGATAGAATATATCTAATACATATAGATACTCCAGTCTTATCAATGCGCCGCATACTTAAAGACTAAATTATGATTACAATAGTTCAAGACGAATCTACTCTAACGGCAATAAGCAAATATAAATATATATCTTTAATCATGGGGATGAAGTTATTAATATTATCTAATACTGATAAGCTTATTGTTAAGGGCGGCGCTATTTTAGTTGAAATTGAATAAATATGTCAAATAAAATCATTGTTAGATACACCAGCAACCTTGATTTAATATCAATAATTTTCCCAGAAGATAAGATTTTTATGGTCGAAATATTACTAGAAAAACGGGCCGCAATTTCTCCTTTAGAAATAGCATTTTTAATTCAGACTTAAAATAAATAGTCAAACTCAAACCACACTTTACGCCCGCCGAATTAAAGTATGGCGTATGTATAAATATATACCTAGAAACAGTAGATTGGCATACTCTTGCAAGAAAAATTGCCACTATTGTAACATTTGATTATTATACTAGAATAATAACATGGCCAAGCCCATAAGAGTAAAATACTATCAATATACTTATCATTCTGATAGATATTTATATTTATCAATAAAAGATAAAGATATGTGGTTAAAAATAAGGGCTAAAATAATTTGTATAAAGAATATCAGGTTTATAATATAAGTAAAAGGGACGCGGCCCGTAGATTTTTGACTGAATAAGATGATTAATACTATATATATAGATATAAACCCTCCAGGTATAGATTTACATATAAACAGTGAATCATTATTAAATACTATAACTCATAAAATACGTTGTCTTGGATATATGGAAACTCCTCTTTATGTAAGATATCATGATAAACACTGTATATATAGACAATAAAGGTACAGGGATAGATATAGCCTGTACTGATAATACACTGGAGTTTGCAAACAATATAAGGAAGAAATACCGTTTAATCCGAAATGGCCCGGTTATATCATTTAAAAATACACTCTATATTTTTTATTTTACTGAAGAAATGATGGAAAAAGCGCGGGAAAATGGCACTATTTATGAAAAACACGCGTAAATGAAGGGGATTTCGCGTTGATGAAGTTGGGCCCATAAATGATTATTATATACTTATCCCTATCCCCTCCCCCTCCCATAGGTTATTCTCCCCTTTATATATTCTATATATTGTATGGTATAATAGAGTATTATTCCCCTAGTAATATAATGATATATTCCCTGTGTTTTTGGGGGTAAAATGGGGAAATAGGTATTAGCTTTATGCAATATTTTAAAGTCGTTTTTCTCTATGGTATGGGCTATATTTTATACTGCCCGCACGACCAATATGCTATAAATTTACAGACAAAAAATTATTACGTATTTCCTAATCTATATTTAATTATATCAAAAGAGATATATAATAACACGATGAACAAAAGAATTATTTAACCAATTACCTATAATTCATTTATGAAAATTAAAGTAAAAATAATCTACTTACTAAATCTTCGTTTTTGGACGCTTGATATCTACGGGCCGAGAAATTTTATAAAAAAAATGGAAGTAAAAAGGGGTTTGATGACTTCTTTTAATAAAACTTGTAGTATGTTAAATATTAATTTATTTTATTATAGAGATCAATGAAAATAAAAGTTGAATTTGACTTACATGCAAATTGTTTTTGGCTCTCACCAAATAATAAATATGTATTGTCTATTATTATAGCTAAAAGATATTTGATATGCAGCTGGAATACTCATGGGATTTTCCTTATGAATAAAAATTATGAATGCCAGATATAATAGAAAAATAAAAGCTTTTATAATAACTTTTAATAAAAAGACCGGGGCGTATGCGAAAAACCTCTATCAGAAAAGGTTATTTCTTTATAAAACAGGAGCTGGTTTGAAAATATACGCAGAATATAAAAAATAAATTATGAGAACAAGTAAAATATATGTAAGTTGGGATTATAATGTAAAATGTTATAGATTCGATGACCGTGATGGAGTATATATGTGGTTAATAGGGATGGTCAGGATTAAAAGAACATTCATTACCAAACACCATATCGGCCGCCACTCTTATCTTCATTTTCGCTAATGAATACAATACGGTTTAAATATTATAAAGCGCTCCGCTTATTCTTTTTTTACTTTCAAAACAAAAAACATGCAGAAAGTTTTAAAATAAAAAGTTATTTAATTGGTCGTTTTAAGATACACTCTCAATATGAAAATGATTTGGAATCTATATAATATTGACGCATCCTTCTGCGATTATGGTTGATTTTATTAGAAAGAAAAAGAATATGATAAACTGGTTTGTACGCTTGGGCGTATCGCAGAAACACAAACAAACATAATATGTTTTCAATAATTAATAATAAGTCAAGTTTAATCCTTATAACAATAGATAATTTAAAATATTATTATATAGTTTTAAATAAACTGACTGCAATGGTGGATAATTCTATTGTTCTAGAATATAGAAGCCCTAAGATATATGGCCGCAAGTAGTCAAACTCAAAACTCACTTATCGCTTCCAGTATTAGAGTGTTGTGTTATGGCAAGTATTTATATTTAGAATCATTAGATTGGCTTAAAATTGATAATAAAATTGAATATATCAGGAAAAACAGAGGCGTAAGTAAAATAATGGCGTGGCCAAAATGATTAAAATAGACCGAGTTCATTATTATATACGTCTTAATATAACAGATAATAGATATATGTGTGGTTTATTATTTGCCCGCCTATTTTTGATTAAATATACTAAAATTCTAACAGAATCATATGATTGAACTAATAAATGTAAGAATTAGGCCGCGAAGAGGAATAGATTTATTGATATCTGTGGATTTTAAATGGTTTTATCAAAATATGAACAGTAAAATAATGTGTATTGAATATACTAAAACTGTTAATATATATCCATATTGGCCAATGTTCTCCGCGAGGCCATGCTCTCCGCGAGTCAAATAAAAGATAGACAAAATGTATATAAAAACTGATGGTGGTATAGGTATAGATATATATCTTAGTGAAGGGTGGACGAAAGTTACAGAGATGTTTTGGAAAAAGAAAAAACTTATCTATAGATTTACCTCAATATATTTTCATTCAAAAGATATATGATTAAAGTAAAATTAGTAGATAGGCCTTATTCATTTATGATTCACTATATAGGGCCGCGAGATTCAATACGTCAAATATATTATAAAATAAATAAAATCGGCTATTTTTCTAATTTATATTATAGTTGGTAGTGATATTAAATGTATATTTCCTTTCCATCATCTGGTTATTATGTTCCTATAAATACTGGACATCTTAAATATATCGAACATCCAATATATTTTAATCTTATTTGGACCGATTCTGGCATGTATTATAAAAATATAATAGCCAAAAAAATAATACTTATTGCCCCAAGCCAAGATTGTAAGTTTATGAATTATTTTTATGAATAATTTTCCACAAAAGTGTGTTAAAATAACAAAATCTATTTTACATGGTAGCTCTACAGAGGTCTTATTCATCGATGGGCCTAAGAATTTTATAAAAATGATAAAAAGAAAAGAAAATATGATATCTGATCTCCTGACCGGTCTAGAGTATCATGTCTATTAAAAAAATTGAAGTAGAGAAAATGTATTTATAAATATGGATCTGTTATAAGTAAAACCACAATGATTGAAACCAATGATTAGAATTACAAAAGAAAAGCTTTTAAGCTGGTCTAAAGAAATGTTATTTCTGGAAGCTTGTAATAAAAAAGGTGAGCAATTAGTAGAAATTATAGATAAAAAAGAAAATATAATTTCTATAAGATTAAGTGGGTTAAATTATTATGTTAAATAAAATGTTTATAAAATTTGGCTCCACATCTTATTATGTAACTCAAATAACTGGACCATATTATGTCTTAATAAGACATCCGATATGTATTTATTTTATAAAAGATGGTCAAACACACATGGCTAAACTTTTATTATTTTCAAAATTAAGAGCGATTCTTAAAAAAGACTCTAAGATTAGAATCTATTAATATGTATTATTTTAAAATAGATTTTTGTAAAATGTGGTGCGAATGTGCACGGCCAATATTTTATATTAAAAATTATCAAAGTAGATGCAACTTAGTTGCAAAATTATCTTATATAAAAATAAATATAGATATATGTGATATAAAATGCGAGTAATATATTATTCACCTGGCGTATATTATTTTGGTGATAGATGGCAATATCTACAATATCCACTAGTAATTAATACTAATGATTATTACAGTTATTATTTATTTGTAAAACTGACAAAAATTGCATATTTTAAATCTAAAATCTTAATAAAAACTTTATGAAAATATCTTTTATTCATACTGGATATTATCTTGCAATATTTAATTGGGGCTATATAAATTATCCAATACGTATTTTAATTAGAAAAACTAATTCAGTTGATATATATGCTATATCAAAAATGAGAGAGATTATGCGTTCTGACTGTAAAATTATTATTACTTATGAAGTAGATGATTAAAGTAACAAGAAGACTAGTATATGGGTTTTCAAGCAATAGAGAAACTTTATTTCTTGATGGTCCCCGTGAGTTAATGAACATCTTACTAAAAAAAGAAAAGATAATATCTCAGCGCTATAGTGGATTGGATTATTATACTTATTATGGTAGTAAATAATATAAACATATAGTGGCTAAAATGAAAATATTAATCAAAAATGAATATTATATAATACTTCTTTATTTTAAAAATGATGTTAATAGAAATCAGTGTAATATATGTTCAGTAAAATTTACAAACATATGTAATTTATGGCCTCCTAAAGTGTTTGCCTGTTAATGATGTATAAAATCACAGTGGATAATATACAGACTAAAAAAGTCTTAATATATTCAAGCAGCCAAAAAATAGCTTTTGATGTTTGCAAGGTTAAATTGAATTATATCTGGCCTTGGGCAAAGCGTTTATATTTAATTAGAGATTTGAAGTGTAATGAGTTGATTTAGTAAAACCCAAATCTCACTTATCAGAACCACAATGATACAATGTATAAGGATTAACACCAACCATTATAATTTTTTATATGGGAGAATGTGCGGTGTTTATTGTTATGATTATCAAATATACTATTTATTTAGAGATAAAATGCTAACTATTATACCTCATAAAGTCCATTATCATTATGATGTTTATGATAGATTTTATCTTTTTTTAGTGAATTAAGTTCTATGTATATCAAAAATTCTTTATTTAAGATACATGGTAAAAGTCTTGTGGTTAAAAGACTATTTCCTACTGATGAAAATAAAATATCAGTTTTTATAGAATCTACCGCTTTCTTATTTGGGAATAGTAGAATTGTCGAAGCTGAAATGTTTAATACTAAACTTCAATTAATGACTTGGTTAGGTATTGATTTATTTATAGCCGAGGATAAGTAATGTATGTTGTTAAGTTGTCTACTAAGACTAATAAATTTCTAGAACATATTTATCCAGAAGATAAAAATAAAATAGGTGTGTCTACTAATCATTTGAATAAGGTATCTATATATTTTGGCGAGAATGTATTAAAAATAGGTGAGTCATTAATTGCAAAAGACGCATTTATACTAAATTATCCATTTAGAATCTTCATCTATCTAAATAGATAGTATTTTATGTTTAAAGAAAAACAAATATCTATAAAGATAGATGGCAAAGATATAATTTTAAATATAACTCTATATTCTTATAGAGAATATTCCAGTTCGCCCGCCAATATTATACGCACAAAAATTATAGCGGTCCACCCATCAACTAAAATCTTTAGTTTTCTAATCTATTCTAATTGAAATGTATGAATTTAATCAAAGATAAAATTACTGTCAGATTAATAAAACCTAATATGAGTAGTTGGACTGTTGGTTTATTTACTGACAATAGACAAACTCTTATAAAAAAAGTTCTTATGATTGTAGATTATGATGGCTATCAAGCACATAGTATTTTAGTTGAAACAAAAAAATGGCTTAATAATTATGAGAACTGGTCTAAATTATAGTAATAATTTAAAGCTTACCGTTATAATTCGATATTATGAAACACCAAAATTAACGTACATATGGATACATTCTAATACTTATTTTACAAATGACGCGTTAATACAAAAATTATACTACCTTGGAAGAGCAATGAGAAGGTTAAATTGTGCGCTGAAGCTGAAGGAGCTGAATTAATGATTGAAGTATTTTTCGATTACGGAATGATATGTTTCACTTATAAATCAGGTATTGGTTTACCTTTTTTGTGGCCAAAATTGCTAAAAATAGATATGAAATTTTTTAACCCTCATAGTAGAATTTTATTACGTAATGATCTTCAAGTTAGTTATAAGAATATTCAACGATTTGGTCTATCAAATTTTAGGTGAAATAAATGGATAAAATATTTGTTGAAATAAGGGAGATACCATATCTCAGGAATCTTCCTTCATCTATAGGCATCTTTTCTAAAAATCATGAACCTTTATTAGATAAACTTATAAACGTTATTGGTATAGACGCATATCATAAGTGTAATATCTTAATCGAATCTAAAAACTGGTTCGAATATCAAAGACAATCATATGAAAATTAGAGTGCAATCTACTCCATGCAGAATTAAGTTCTTATCACGTAAAAGAGGTAGATCTTTTCAAAAATGTAAAGTAGCATTTGTATTTTATTTTCCTCTTTTAGATAAGCCTTTTTTTAAAAGCGTTTTTAAACACTTTCCTAAAAAATTGCGTATACTCGATACTTCTCGACTTGATATAACTGAAACTTATAAATATTTATAATAATGATAAAAGTTGTGTTTATGCCAAAATACAGGATTTTTGATTTAATTTGCAGTGACCAAGCACTTTTTAATATGTGCGTGAATAAAGCAGGCTTAATACATTTTGATCTTGAGCGTCTCTTCTTTGTATATATCTAATGAATATAAAAATAACATTTAACAAAATAGATAAAGCATTAAATATATTAGTCAAAAGAAACCATAAATTATATAAATCTCTTATTAATAAGAAGCGCACCATCTTTAAAAAAGGGTTATGTATTCTTATTCATTATAAAGAAATTTAATTTTGAGACTTAAAAATTAATATGTTTAAAATTACAGCATATTGCTTTGAAAACGAATATTTTATATGTATTATATCTTCACAACCTTGTCCTTTATTAGAAAAGTTAATATTAATTAATCAATACATAGGTAATATTTATATCTATGATGGAACGTGGCTAGAAGAATGTCACATATAATTCTGGGTAAAATAATGACCTCAAAGTGGTATATCTTATTTAAAACAAAAGTCGAAATCAATTTTTTTATCCATATTTACATAGCTAGGAAAAAACATTTTCTAGCTTTAGAGAAAAAACTGAATATAATTAATGTAGGCAGAGATGATATTTATCACTGTGTCTATGGAAAATTCTGGCTTGTAGATACACGACAATGATTAAAGTAATACCTTCTACTGATCTTGATTATACTATAATACTTATAGATGAAGAATTTCTATCATATTATTTAGTATTAGAGAAAATGAATAAAATAAGTTATCTTTATCCTGGTGTTTGTATAATGACTGAATCTCTATATTTAGATAGCCTTTAGTCTTGCTCAAAGTGAGTAGTCTAAACCATGACTCCGTATTTTAATATGGACAAATATAATAATACGGTATTCAAATGATAATCCATACATGTAGTATCCTCGACAATCGTATTTTTAATAGAAAATATCTAATTTTCTGTAAAGATAGAAAATTTTATGAAGCTTTATCTGGAAAATGTTATCTTATTATTAAAAAATATTCGTTCAAAAATTTCGCAATAATTTTACAATCTTAAAAAAATAAAGATTGCTATATTGGTGATAAAATTAGAATCATTGATTTATATTATAGATAATAATGTATATTACATATAGACAAGAATATCTTAGAAGACGTATAGAAATATATGTTAGTGTAGATTTTATTACAAAAAAAAGTTTTCATATAAATGAATATAATATGTTATGGGAAAAATATCACACTATTCTACAATCGCCGGACAATGCGACATTAATCATAAGATGAAAGTATATTTATATTCTTTTAATGAAATATTTAAGCATCCTACTGGTTTTTTTATTTATACTGGCTCATATTTTAAAATATGCGTAGCAAAAATACAAACTATAGATAAGAAATCAATAGTTTTACAATCCGCAAATAAAGATAATCATATATGCTGTAAGTGTTGCGGGGTTATGTACTGGAGTCTTTTCTGCGATGCGAAAGATTTTAATTCAACAAAGTATTAATGAGACTGGATTTTGTTTAGTTACTAATGATAATATTATATATCAAAAACTTAATTTAATTAAAAAAACTACAGGTATTGAAATCGATAAATATTATTGTAATAAACCATTGAAATGCGTTGGAAATAATAAATATAGCACTCCAATTTTGGTATATATTTATGATTTTTAGACCAACTTTTAAAGTCAGAAATAGAAGATATTCATTTTATATTGTAAAATTTGATGCAGATAAATTAATAGATATTTTCAACTGCGACGGTGATTTATTTTACAGATTAAATCTGATAAATATCAATAAACGCTATTTTGTGACTGGCAAGTATTATTTTTTAGGTAGAATATGTTTTCACAATTATTGTAAAAAAGCAATATATTGGTGCGGATTTAATGAATATAAATTTAGAAAATAAATTAATTAAAAAAATAGAATGTATACATCCAAAATACGTTGAATTTTTTAAGACGGTGAATACACTGGCTAAATCTTACCGTAAATTAATTATCGGTGAGACGTACTTAGTATTTTTTATGTTTTTAGTAATTATATTTCTAATATGTGTAATGATTTCTATTATAGATAATCCAGAACAACCTATAGTTTCTGTTTTTATGGCAATATGTAGTATGGGTGCGCAGTTCGGTGTTAGTTGTGAAAAGCTTCTTGATTCTCATGATAGATACGAATTCTATAATAATCAAAGAATGCGACCTTTTAAAGATTTTTTACGATGATATTTAGATATAAAATAGAAAACAGTTTTGTTCCTGGCTGTCCATTTATAATAATTTGCGATATTAATACATATAATATTTTGCATCGTAAAGTACATCTAATAACTAAAACTATATTAAACCAATATAGTATTATTGATTATGCTAAAAAATCTGTGTGGATGTAAAACTTGTGTATGCACTACTGGCGGCTATCAAGTTCATATTACAATTGAAAATCTTAACGCAAAAGTATCAGCTTTTATTAATGAAAATGGCGGAGAGATAATTAAATTAAAAAATTATACAAATGACAGTTTTTATGAAGAAAATATAACTTCAAAGAACTATAATAAGTATGAAGATGCTTATGAAGAAATGTATAAGTGGGATGAAATTATAAAAAGCTTGGGTAGTTCTGTTACTAGACTTAAAATTGAGTCACACCCAAAAGAAGCATCTCAGTCACTCTATTACGAATATCATTATAAAATCTCAAGACAAGAAACTGAGCAGTATAAAAAACTTGGATGTTTTATTTCTGAAAATAGTAAAGGGACTATATTTGCTACTAAGAGAAGTAAAGAACCAGTGAATCCTATTAAGCCTGAACATAGATTAGAAAAAGTTTGTATTGATTCAAATCCTGGTTTAGATAAAAGAATGATGTCTAAATAGACTTATTTATGAAAAAATCTTTTTTAATAAAAAAAGGCATAGCAAATTATTATTATATATGTATTGAATGTTATAATACTCAATATATAACATTAAGACAAAAACTAAATAAAATTAGTCCTTGTGTATGCAGAGGGCGTTATTGTTTTGAGAATAATTTTAGTTTAAGTCTTATAGCGCTATATCAAAAATTATGAAAATTACAAAACTTCCTAAAACATGCCATCTTGCCTTAAGTGGCGGAATTGATTCTATGTTTGGTTTGGTTTTTTTAATGAGCGGGCCGCCTAGAATTGAATCATGTATCCATATTAATCATGGAACTGAAAGAGCTAATGAATATGAAGATTTTTGCTCTAATATTTGTAATTATTATGGTATCAGACTTGATGTACATCACTATGATAAAAATAAACCAATGACTGAGGATGCTTGGCATTCTTTTAGATATGATATTTTCTCTTCCTATCCTAAAAAAGTAATTGTTTGCCATCATAAAGATGATAATCTTGAAAACAAATTACTGTTTGGTAAGATTATGAAGCCCGAAAATGGTAATATTGTAAGACCTTTTTTGCAAGTTACTAAAGCAGAAATTAGAAATAGAATGGCTGGTTATGCGTATATTGAAGACCCGACCAATCTTGATGAAAATTTTACTAAAAGAAATAAAGTAAGACGAATTATTCAAGAGTTAAAAGATATTGGTTGTGCATTAGATAGTTTACTACAATGATAACAGTTCTTCCACAAAAAAATTCAAGTTTTTGTATGTTATTACAAATTAATTTTACACAATCTGAAGAAATAACAGATGAAGATAGATTAAAAATATTTTTGAAAAAAAGTATTAATGAGAAAATTGCCAATATAGAAACAATAAACTGGCCTTTACCAATAGTTGTACAATCATAGATGGAGATTAAATGTATACTGCACAAATTCTTTTGTTAATTTTGTTTATTTGTCGCTCGTTTTTAACTATTGTTAATACTGCAAAAAATAACAGGAAATCAAATCTTTCAATGGGAGAGGATTTATTCGCATCAGTGATTGCTATAGGTGTTATTTATGCTTTATTGTATTATGCTGGTTCATTTAGTTTGATTTTTAAAAATTAAATGATTGAGATTAGATTACCATACATAAGCGCTCGCAATATTGATTTATATTGTAAAGACTCAAGTGTATTTAATATTATATTTGATAAAATTGATCTAATTAATAAATATTATGTGACCTCAAAAATTCAAGTTTATTGATAAATATGATATGCTCGGTCATACAAGAATAATAGATCATTTAATGTGTAATTATTAATTACCTCCGCCATTAGCTCAATCGGTTAGAGCAGGAAACTCATAATTTCAAGGTTCCAAGTTCGAGTCTTGGATGGCGGACTATTTGCTCCCATAGCTCAAGGGATAGAGCAATGGATTTCTAATCCATCGATATAGGTTCGAATCCTATTGGGAGTATTTTTCTTTTTTTAGGAGATATTTATGAAAAAATCTTATCAAGAGTATTTAAAAGCATTAAACAAATCAATTCCATATGAACATCTGAGGGCTGGTCAACATGCAATGAACTTATTATATTCTCACAACTTAGAATTGTACGAAAAGATATTGGGTTCTAATATAGACCCATTTTATCTTAATAATAGACTTGGTTCTTTTTTCTCTCATTTAGAGGAGCATTGGGATGATTAGATTAGTAACTTTTAATCCTGGAAAACCTAGGACTACTAATGCAGATTTATCTGTTAGTAAAGGTGTTCCGTTTAAATGGATTTATGTAGATGAAAATACTGGTAAAACTTATAGCAGAAAAGAAGTTAAAAGAATTGCCAAAAAGACGAAAATGAAAATTGCCGGACTGTATAACCCTTCTAGTTTTCTTAATTAATTATTTTTTGAGGTTTTGTTACTATGAGCACTAATTTGGTAAAAGAAGTTCCTTACATGTATCTGACTAAGACCAGTGACCACGCAGCAATTAAGATGCTCGTTAAGAGTATTGACCAAGAAAAGGTTGCTGTTGATAAGGAATTGGTTGAAATGCCAGAAGGTCTTAATGTTAATTATCTACTGTTTGTTTATCTCGGTAAATATGGAGAAAACTTTAGTGGAGTATTGACTTATAATCAAGAAATTGATGAGGCTAACGCTCCAAAGGCGGCTCATATGCTTGATTTTTCTAATTTTATTAAGGTATGTAAATACGAGCATGAGACGCAAACCGACTACTAATCAGAATAATTATTATTGTGTAGATATTAAGAAATTAGATAGTTCAGCAGTTGCAATGCTTCATAAAATGACAGGAATTCGTAGATATGAAGAAAGTAATCCTATGGGATTCTTCGTAGTAAGAATTGTTGGTATTAAACAATATGTGTACAGCACTAATTTTAGTGTTGGAGAAGAAGTAGATATAAGTAAATTTTTGGAGATCATCAAACAATGATATTTGTTGGGGATACTCATGGGAAATACTATGAGTATTATGATATAGTTAAAAATGAAAAGGCAAGTCTTCAACTAGGAGATTTTGGCTTTCAAAATAGTTGGAATAAATTAATGTATTCCGATTTGAATCATGAGATGCATAAAGTTGGACAAGGCAACCACGACCCTCATGAATTTTTGACTAAAGATATGCCTTATTGGACTGGAAGATTTGGAAAACTTTCTATAGATAAAAATGATATGTACTGGATTGGTGGAGCTTTATCCATAGATTTGGTATATAGAGTCGGTGATTGGCTTTCTAGAGAAAGAAATCCAATGTATAAAACTTGGTGGTCAAATGAGCAGCTTGATTTATTTGAAATGGAGGCTTGCAAAAAGGAATTTTTACAAGAAAAGCCGCGAATAGTAGTTTCTCATACTTGTCCATCAACAATAATTCCACTTTTTAATAATAATAAAAGTGGTAATATTATGGACCATTACGGCTGGGGTCATGGATATAATGATATGACTAGTCAATTTTTACAAATATTGCTAGAACAATATCAACCAGAGCTTTGGTTGTTTGGGCATTTCCATAATAATTTTGAGTCTACTATAAATGGGACAAAATTTATTTGCCTTGGAGAACTCCAAACGTATAAAATATGATAATCTATGGAAAACAAGTTAGAGAAGTTCTAACAAAATTAAAAACCCCCAAATTTTTATGGGAGGATTGTTTTAGTGAAGGTTTGCTTTATGCGGTGATCGCTGCAAAAAAGTATGATAAAACTAAAGGCAGTCTTAATAATTGGATTAAAATATGCGTATTTCATAATATGAAAAGGTATTTAAATAATGAAAAGACTGCAAGGGGAATTGAAATCTGAATTTATTTCTTCTTTCAGGAAGATGCTTGATAAGTATCCTTCTTTAAAAGAAATATATGAGGAGCGCTTGGAATTATCAGCACAAAGGGAAAAAATGTATGATAATTTAAGTGAGAGCGATTATAAAAATCCTGAAATAATGGAAAGTTTTTTTAATGATGTCTCTGTTATTGTTCTTCTGGCTGTTTTAGAAGGTACTATATGAAAGTGCAAAATCCAGTTGTTGGTATTGGTAGTGTTGTTGATGGCAATCGTGTAACAAGCATTGATGGCCGTTGGCAAAATATCAATTTAGTAAATGAGTCTGGTGTTGTAAGTGTTATGAGTTTTCAGGAAGTTGAAAAATTTTATGAGCAACAAAGAAAGCAAGAACAACCAACAACATAAGGACAAAAAGAAAAAAGAAGCTGACGAACGTTCTTCAGCATCTAAAAGAAAGTTCAAGCGTGAAGTTCAAGAAGAGGAAACTCTACAAGAACTTAAAGATTTTTTAAAAGGTTTTTAGTATAGAGGTGTTTTATGAATCGTCATAAGTTTAGTGGTTTTAAGTCAGAACGGCGTGAAGAAATGTTGGTAGAAGCTCTTGAGCACGATATGTCTAGCCAAGATTTGTTTGATAAGTATCAGACAGAATTGACAACTTATGGTGTTACTACTTATCAAGAGTTGCATAGTGCTCTGTATCCTAAGTGTACTAAGCTTACTACTGATTTGAATCTTTACATTCAGAATCGTGAGAACATTCAAAAGATGTCATCCGAAAAGCGTGCTAAGGTCGAGCGTGTTATGGTTCGTTACCAAAAGATGGGTTTTAATTACGCTACACGCACAGCGATTTATGAGAATCTTCGTAAGTCGTCTGGTACTGCCAAGGAATCTCTAGAAGATTTGTTGGCTGATTTTACTGTTGAATAGTTGGCACACTATTAACAGTTCCATTTGCTATAGTTTAATCGGTAAAACATATTACAGTATATGCGGGTTCGAATCCTGTTAGCAAATTTATTTTTCAATATGGAGATTTTTATTTCTAAATTATTATTATGAATTACAAGCAAATGGTTTTAATATTGACTGCGTGCGGATGGACAAAAATTTCAAAACCTTATAGAATAGGATCTTCTGATTATAGAAAAAAAGATAAGACGTGCTATCTTGGATGGCATCTAGATTATTATAATCTGATAGAATATCGTTATACTTTAGAAAATGCAAAAAAAGCAATCCAAAAAATAATGGTTTAAACATGACTTTACAAGATATATTCATATATAGTTCAATTCAACAAAGGATAATTAATGATAGTATTGTATGCATATACTGGTTTGCAAATTCCATATGAAATCTTAAACTTTCCAGACGGTGAAACTTTTGTAAAGTTGGCCGTATCAAAAGATGATAAGATATCTATACTATGGAAGTATGAGAACGACGGCGAATTATTTACTCTCGGTTTGTTAGCTGATGTTATCAAAAATAACAAAGCTTCATTAGAGAAAATCATAATTCCTTATTTTCCTCATGCTAGACAAGATAGGGCGACCGCACCTAATCAACCGTTCTCTCTGAAAGTTTTCATGGAGATTCTAAAGAGTATTATTGGTAAAGATTCTACGCAAATATATACTCTTGATATTCATTCCAATACGCCATTCGATTTAATAAATCATGGTAGTCTAACAAATATAAGTTCATCAATACTAACCACTAATTTTAGTTTTAGTAATATAGATTGTTTAATTTGTCCAGATAAAGGGGCAAGGAGTAGAGTAGAGGAATGGGCGTTAATGTTAAATTTGCCAATTTTATATTGCGAAAAAACCCGCGACCCGTCAACTGGCAAATTGAGTAATCCTACTGTAGTTAATAAAAGTAATCTTAAAGAAGATTGGAAATACTTATTAGTTGATGATATTGGTACAGGATTTGGAACTCATATAGGATTAGCAAAAAGTATCAAAAGTTTAACAAACGTTTCTATTGAAATTGTTGTTTCTCATGCTGGATTCTCTAATGGAATAGAGCCAGTATTAGAGGTCTTTGACAAAATTTATACAACAGATAGTTTAATTAAGGGATATAATAAAATAAAAGATTCAGAAAGTTTCAATAGCCGTATATTTGTAATGCCAGTAGAAAAAGTTTTTAATTTGCCTACCGTATAAAGGAAAATATAAATGAAAGTTTTACCAATTCTATTGTCTGATAGTTATAAACAATTTCATTGGATGATGTACCCAAAAGGGATTACTAAACTTTATAGTAATATGACCCCAAGGAATTTTAAGCACTTAAAAACTGATAAGGCTGTTTTTTTTGGATTACAGTATTATGTCAAAGAATATCTAATGAAGCAGTGGAATGAAAACTTTTTTAATCAACCAAAAGAAAAGGTATTACAAGAGTTTAAGCGATTCCATAAATATTTTAGCAACTATGATATGTCAACAGAACATATTGAAAAGTTGCATGATTTAGGTTATCTACCAATTTCCATTAAAGCTCTACCAGAAGGCAGTCTTGTTAAAGAAAAGATTCCTTTCTTTACTATAACAAATACCCATCCTGATTTTGCCTGGTTAGTTAATTTCCTTGAAACTCAAATGAGTACTAGTATTTGGGATTGCTGTGTAGTTGCTACAATAGCATATGAATATAAAAAGATATTAAATAAATGGGCAGACCTTACTTGTGATGATAGAAGTTTTGTACAATGGCAGGGTCATGATTTTTCTCAAAGAGGAAGAAGTAGCCAAGAAAGTACATTAAATCAGGCTGGGCATCTTTTAAGTTTTACTGGCACTGATACTATTCCTAGCGTATTAATGCTAGAAGAATATTATAATGCCAACATGGAAAATGAATTAATTGCCAGTAGCGTGCCAGCAACTGAACATTCAGTTATGACAAGTTATGGTAAAGAAAATGAAATCAATGCATTCGAAAGAATTTTAGAACAATTCCCTACTGGGATAGTTTCTGTCGTAAGTGATAGTTTTGATTTGTGGGCAGTGTGTACTGACTTTTGCGTTAAGCTTAAAGATAAGATATTGAATAGAGATGGAAAGTTAGTTATCCGCCCTGATAGTGGAGATCCTGTTGATATTGTTTGTGGTTTAAATACTACAGATAAAGCACATCAATTAGATCATCCTTCATCTAAAGGCGTTGTTGAACTTCTTTGGAATGTTTTCGGTGGAAAAATTAATAGCAAGGGTTATAAAGAATTAGACCCCCATATTGGTGTTATCTATGGTGATAGTATCAGCAGAGAAAGAGCAGAAGAAATTTGCAAGCGATTAGAACAAAAAGGTTTTGCAAGTAACAATATAGTTTTTGGTATAGGAAGCTATACTTATAACTATAATACTAGAGATAGTCTTGGGATAGCTGTTAAGAGCACTTATTGTGAAGTAGACGGAATCCCTAGAGAAATCTTTAAGGACCCTGTCACCGATGATGGAATCAAAAAGAGCGCAAAGGGTTTGCTTAAAGTTAATAAAGACAATGGAGAATATTCTTTACAAGATATGGTTTCTCCAGAAGATGAAAAAGGAGGATTCTTAGATACAGTATTCCTGGATGGAAAATTGTTAATAGACCATCGTCTAGGAGATATTAGGTCAAGGTTACAATCATAAGAGATGAATAATATGATTCAATGTGCTATTTGTAAAGCTGAAATACCGCTAGAGCGTCTTGAGTGTGGTTTTAAGACTTGCATAAATTGTTCAAATACGAAAAAAGTTGTAGGATTTATGTCGTACGGGCATAAAACTGCTGCTGAAGTTGTAATTATTCCATCTACAGATACTGAGTCTGTAAGACGAGCGAATAATGCATTTAATAGAAAGCGTTAACGGAGGTTACTATGTCTTACAAGCAAGCATTACAAAATGTTAGTGCTGAAATTTTTGGCATTAGATTTTATCCAGTGATTCTATCATATGATGATGAATACGTTGCGTATAAAATCTCTTGGCACGCCCGAAATAGAGAAGGTATTTTAACTCCTCAAGTAAGTGAAGAGTTATTTTATGATGGCGAGCCACAATATGTAGTAGATAATTTTTTCAAAGAGCTTGAAAGAGTTCTATTGGAAGAATTAGATATTTCTTATAATCAGTATAGTATCAATGAAGACCAAGAAATTAATTACACACTGTGAAAATATAGCCTCTGTTAATATTAATAAACATCCTTTATTTTATGATAGTGGAAGAAAATTGCATTTTTCTTTTATCATAGCTGATGGAGGTATTATTGAATGGGGTTGTAATATGTCTCACGTACCACCAATCCATATGGGATATTCTCAAAGGATTGGGGGGAATGAGCCAAAACTACATAGTGAACTTGTGGCTTATAATAAATCGAAAGGTTTACTTAAAAATAATTTTGATATAATTAATGTCAGATTTAATAGAGCGGGCCAGCTTAGAATAAGCATGCCCTGTTCTGTATGTTATTCAATCTTAAAAGGATTGGGTTGTAAAGTTTTTTTCTTCTCAAATGAAGATGGTACTTATGGAAAAATTAGATAAATTTATTAGAAGATTGTGTTTTGAAGAAAGTTTCTTCTCAGCACTTTCAATTCACATTGATAAGCGATTTATCAAAGATGATAAAATTACAGCTTATGTGGCAGTAAAGAAAGACTCTGATATAGAGTTAGTAATTAACGAAAATTTTTGGGATACCTTAACTGAAGACCAAAAATATGGTATTATCAAACATGAGTTGTATCACATCTCTTTTTTCCATTTATTTAAAATGATGGAAAATAAGGCCCTGGATAATATAGCTAAGGATATTGTTGTTAATCAATATATTCCAGCTAATATGCTTCCTCCCGGTGCGGCTACTATAGAGCAATTTGCTCATCTTAATTTACTACCTCTACAAGATTTCATGACTTATTATAATATTCTGATGCAAAATCAGGATGATAAGAAAGTTAAGCAATATACTGATGCTTATAATGAAATGGGGGGCGGTGATTTAAGAGAGTGCCAAGATGGTGATGAAGGTGAGCAGTCTGATGCTAAAAAGTATGGAGAAGCTCAACTAAAGAATAACATGAAGAAAATCTTCAATGATGTTCTTAAACGCAATCGTGGAAAAATTCCTGCCGGTCTTGAATCTATAATGGATTATGTTAATACTGCTGTTGTAGATGAATTGAATTGGAAAGAAAAGTTAAAGTATTTTGCTTCTGCTGCACGCAGAGTGAAAATTCATTTAACACGAAATAAGCTAAATAAACGTCTAGGAATGGATTATCCTGGTACAAATATTAAGCGTAAAACAAAAGTGTTAGTTGCCATAGATACGTCTGGCTCAGTAGCTGACGAAGAATTAATGAAATTTATGGAACAAGTATACTTAATGAGCAAAACAGACTGCGAAATAACAATCGTAGAATGTGATGCTAAAATGTATGAGCCTTGGTTATTTAATAAAAAACGTAAAATTAAGTTTAAAGGACGAGGTGGAACTTCTTTTGACCCTGTATTAGAATATTTTAACAAAGAACCTTATAATGGCCTAATCTATTTCACAGATGGTTATTGTAGCACTAGCATTTCTACAAATAAGAAAATTTTGTGGGTTGTGACTAGTGGTGGAACAATGGAATTTCAAGCTCCCGGCAATAAAGTACAGATTAAGAATTAAGTTTTTTAAAAAAAGGATAATAATTATGAGTTCTTCGAAAGATATCCAAAATACTTTGACTTACGTTTTCAATAATAATAAGGAGTTGGCAAAAAAGAATCGCCCACCAGTAGCACTAGAAATTATCGGTCCTGCTGGTATTGGTAAGACTAGCGTGATTATTGATTTTTGCAAGTATAACTCTCTTGATTATGCTAAGATTAACTTAGCTCAAATGGATGAGTTGGCAGAACTTATTGGTTGGCAAGTTCGTGAATTCAAGACTGTTGATGGTGAATGGATTAACGAAAAGCAAACTGAAAATAATAAAGTTAAGTTGACTAACGAAACTCGTACTTCTTGGTGTCCTCCTAAATGGGTTCCTACTGATACTAAGGGTGGCGTACTAATTCTTGACGACTGGAATCGTGCTGACCCACGATTTACTCAAGCTGTTATGGAGTTGATTGACCGTGGAGAATATGTTTCTTGGAAAATGCCACAGAATTGGACTATTGTATTAACGAGTAATCCTGATAATGGTGATTACTCTGTTAATACTGTTGACCCTGCTCAACGCACTCGTTATTTGACTGTCGAAATGTCTTTCAACCACAAAGAATGGGCTACTTGGGCTGAATTTAATAATATTGATTCGCGTTGTATCAATTTCGTATTGATGAATCCAGAAATCATTAATAATAAGAAGGTAAATCCTCGTGCAGCTACAAAGTTCTTCGATGTGATTTCTTCTATTAAAGACTTTTCTGATAATTTAGATTTCATTTCTACTATTGGTCATGGATTAGGTGAAGAATTTACTACCTGTTTCATTTTGGCAGTTCAAAACCGCCAAGATAAAATCATTGATATCTCTGATATCTTTGCACTGGATTTCCCATCTGTAAAGAATCAAATGAATGATTGTACTGGTTTTGGTAGTAAGAAGTATAAGAGCAGTGTTGGTGCAACTATTATTACTCGTATGGTGAACTACCTTGCAAAACTTAATGTTGAAGGTAAGATTACTAAGAGTCATTATAATCGTTTGCGTGAATTTTGTGACACCGCTCTACTTCCAAAGGAAAATTATTCTTATCTTTTGAAGGAAATTGCAACCATTGATAATCCAATCACTGATGCAATTTATAAGTCTAACGACACGGTCTTTACTCAATATATTCACTAATTTTTGAATTTAATTTTATTTTTTTTATTTTTTTTATTTTTTGCTACGAGGATAATATATATGTCTACTTCTACTATTCATGATTTGCGGCGTGCTGGTTACAAAGTTCATGTTGACCATTACCGATATTTTATCGAAGATGTAACTTGTGATTATATCTTTACTGATAAAATCAGGAAGCGTACTAAGACCCATAAGATTCCAGTGCTAAAGAAATATAGTATGTCAACTATTACGAAAGATCGTAAGAAAGATGTGTTCGCACGCGGAGGTGAAACTGTTGTAACTATTACAACTAATGCTGGTACTTTTAGTAGCAATGTTCATTGTTCAATTGATGATAATTATAATAAAAAGGAAGGTGCAAGTCAAGCTCTAACCAAGCTTCTCGCTGCCATAAAGTTATCATAACATGACTCTACAAGACGTTTTTTATATCTCCGCCCTTATTACTTTATGCATCAATATTTTATTCAATAAAAAGGATTATCAATGAGTATTTTTAAACCAGAGCTAAACAAAACATATTTTGTTAACAAAGATATTACCAGTCTATTTACTTATGTTGAAAATCAGCGTAAGACTAAGACCCAAAAAGTTTTACTTAAAGGACCTCATGGTGCTGGTAAAACTGAAATGGCGATGCATTATGCTGCTGTAAATAAGCTACCAATGCTAATTATGGATTGTGCTAATTTGCGTGAGCCAAGAGATTGGTTTGGATATAAGAAGATTGAGAAGTCTAAGATTGTTTGGCATGAAAGTCAATTTGATAAGACTTTAGGCGAAGGTAATGTTGTTGTATTATTGGATGAGATTAATCGTGTACATCCAAGTATTCTGAATACTCTACTCCCATTGCTAGATAATCGTGGATTCACGTATCTAGAAGAAAAAGGTTCTAATATTGTTGTTGGACCTGGAGTTGTATTTTTTGCTACTATGAATGAAGGGGCTGTTTATACTGGCACTACTTCTATTGACGTTGCTTTAAAAGATAGATTTCCTCGTATTATCGAAGTAAAATATCTGGAAGCTGACAAGGAAGTAGAATTGTTAGTTAAACGCACTGGTATAGAGCAAGATGATGCCACAAGTCTAGTACATATTGCTAACCAAATTAGAGAAAAAAGCTCTGGTATTTCTTCATCTTTTTCTAATACTATGTCTACTCGTCAACTATTAGCTGCGGCTGAAGATTTTGTTGATGGTGGAGTTGATAGTTTAACATTTACTATTACTAATTTGTTCTCACCAGAAGGTGGAACATCTAGCGAACGAGCCTCTGTATTACAATTAATACAAGGTAAGTTTGGTGGAGTGCGTTCTAAGGCTAAGTCTCGTCTAAGTAAGTGAAAAAATGTCTAAGAATTATAAAAAAAAGTGGTGGTACGATAAGTACGACTTTGATGATGAATTTTATAAGAAAGAACAAAAAAAAGATGATGATTTTAGCTCATCTTCTTGGTGGAAAACATCTTATAAGAATCCAACCAAAAGTTGGATGTCTAAATTAGGTGGCTACACTTATTCTTTTGGAGAATCTTCTGATGAGAAGTATCATAAAGTATTAAAACAATTACAAACATCAATTAATATTATTAATAATAATGATATTGTTGTAAAATGGAGTGATAATACTAACAAAAATAAACATGATGATAATATTGTTTATTTGTCGCCTAATAATTTATTAAAAGGTGGAGAAATAGATGATAATGAAATTGATGTTCTTACTGGAGAAGTTTATTTATCTAGAATGATTAAAGAGCAATCTAATAAAGACTATGATGCAAAAAAAACTGTGTCTGAGTCAGCTTTATGGAAAGCTCTTGAGATAAATATCGCTAAAACTAATCTTGAAAAAGATTGGCCTGGTTTTATTCCTAATGTTTTGAAAAATTTAGATAATAAAAACTGTGATAAAACAAAAGTTGAAAATGTTTTAAATGCAGAAACAGTATCTATAGAAGCTATAACATCAGGTTTAAGCTGGAATTTAGTTAATCCTCATGATATGGTAGAAATACCAGAAAAATATAATGCTTGTTTAGATGCGGCGTCAGAAATATTAGCGGATGATAAAGTCGAGTATAATAGATTAGACGCTTGTAAACAAATTATAAAAAAGATTAAAGAAATTCTTGGTGTAGATGAAGATTTTGAAAAAGATTTACCTGCCCCAAAATTAGAAAGATTGTTTGGTGAAGAAAGAATATCTAATACTATTGGAGAAGGATTAAAAAATCAATCTGCTGAATCTAAAACGGATGATTTAGGTTCGCCAAAAGTTGAAGGAACTTTGGCTAAACAAGAATTATATGCTCATTTTACTTTAATGAAAAATAGAAGAATAGGCATATATGAAAAACAGGCTAGAGAATTAACAAATCAAATTAATCATATCAAAAATAATTTGATGTTTATGGATAATAAAATGCACAATCATTCTTTTGGGCATTTATCTGGAGATATAGATGAAAATTCTCTTTTTAAAATTAAATTAAAAGATGAAAGATTAATGTCTAGACCAGATATTTTATCTAGAAAGCAGAATGCATTTTGCTTTTTATTAGATGAAAGTGGTTCAATGGGTTGTGATAATAGAATTAGTGAAGCGCGAAAAGTATTAATTACATTAACAGAGGCGTTAAAAGATAAATTTAATATTTCTGTTTATGGGCATACTGCAGAAGGTAACGCTCCTGATGGACGTTTTATTCGCGGCACTATAATTAATGAATATTATTCTCCAAGAAATTCTGATTATAAAAGTATAATTGAAGCAAAAGCAAGACACCAAAATTTTGATGGTATGGCCATTAAACAATGTGGAAAAAGGCTTTTGCAAGATTATCCAGAATCTAGAAAAATCTTATTCCATATAGCAGATGGTAAACCATATACTAACTATATGTATGGAGAAAAAGCAGAACAATATGTAAAAGAAGTATCTGATGAATTAAAAAAGAAAGGTGTTGAAGTTTATTGTATAGGTATTTGTAACGCCTTCCATCGAACAGAAGGTGAAAAAATGTACGGAAAAGATCGTTTCGTTATAATAAACGATGTCGCTTCATCCGTAGGTATTTTATCAAGATTTATTCAACAAATTTGCAACAAGAGTATAGCCGCTTATGTACAAAGTTAAAATATTAAATCCTTTAAAATTTAAAAAGATAATTAATAAAGCGATTTTAATATCTAAAACTTTAGACGAAGTAAGATTCTTTTATAAGAATGAATTTTATTTAAGCGTCTTACCAGATGGTTATATTCTAGATGTAAAAGATAAAACTTTTTCGATATCTAAAAATTTAGATTATTATATTGCTTACAATGGTTCTAAAGAAGATTTTCAACATTTCATTAACATAGTGAGAAAAGAATATGCACCCAGAAAATTGGCCTAACTCGATTAAGGAAAGCGAATATTTTTGCATTTCTGATTTAAGTTCTGAAGTTTCAACTCCAGTAGACCAAGCGCATGTAATGGATTTATTCAAGTATGTTGGATATCCATTTAAGTTTGAAGGATTTTATGCTGGTAGTATGATTTTGGCCTCTGATAAGAAAGGTCCTCTTCCAATTAAGCTAAAGTATATTGAACGAGTGACAAAAATTTCTAATGAAGAAGTTGAAAAATTCTTTAACTGCATGAATTCTGCTCAGGATGATACTGTTGATAAGTTGAAAGGCTTATTTTCAAAGATGGTTAATCCTCAAGAACCTCCAAAAGAAGAAGGAAGCGAAGATGATACTATACAAGGATAGATTGTTCTTTACAATTCCTCCAAAAGAATCTGAAATTGGTTTGACTTCTAATCATTTCTATTTTGTGAAAGGTACTGTTGGATGCCGCGAAACCCATAAGCATTTATATAGCAAATATATGATTAAAGAAGTAGAAAATATTATAAATGCAGATATGATTGTTATGGAGTGGCCATCATTTAAGTCTCATCATATAGATGTTAAAACAGATGATTTTAAAATGATTGAAAAATTCTATGCTATAGAACATAGCAAATTATATTTTCATGAAGTAGAAAAAATTTGGAAAGAATTTTTTGATAAACCAAAAATAAGTATAAATACTTTTTTATCTTATTTTTTATCTGACAGAGAAGAATTGACTAAAGATACTTTTTTAGATTTGTATAATAAATGTTTACGCTGTTCTACTCCTGAATCACTAAATGTTTTATTATCTAAAATTGTAAATATAGATATTAAATATAAACATTTAATAGGCTGTCTTAATTTTGCTATTGATAGTTCTTCTTGTGGAAGATATGGGGCGTCAGGTAATACTTTCTTTAGAAAGAGCGCTCACTCAAATATAAGGAGACTTTCTCCATGGCATTTGTTTAACGCCTATCATAATGAAGAATTCGCTCAAGAAGAAAACAATATCATTGAACAAATTTTAAATAATGATAAAGATTTCTTTCTAGAGGAACTAGAGCTTAAAAAGAGATATCCGCATTTAGAATTGAGTATTTCTAAAAAGAAAAAAATGGAAGTGGAACAACCAATAGCCGCTTCTACTTCATGGGGTGATTTTTAATGAGTTATAATGTCTATGATGCCATCAAAGATTTGATGTTATTAGACCCATTTTATGGCAATCTATCCATTCAGTTAGATAAATATATGACTGAATCTGTAGATACTGCCTGCGTGTCCTTGAAAAAGGATAAGATGAATATTGATTTATTAGTAAGCCCAAAATATTGGGATAAACTTAGTAATAATTTACGTCTTGGTCTAATTAAGCATGAAATGCTTCATGTGGCATTCTTTCATCTATTTCTTGTACCTGGATATGAAGATAAAAAATTATTCAATATTGCTGCTGATTTGTGCGTGAACCAATATATTGACGCAAATCAAGTAGGTGATAACTGGATTACTTTTAAGTCTTTTCCAGACATATCTTTTAAACCAAAAGAAAGCACAGATTATTATTATAATGTTTTAGAACAAAATAAAAATAATCCAACTGTAAAATCTTTATTAGACCATTTAAATGCTGGAAAACCAGCAGTATGTTCTCATAAAGGTTGGGAAGGTATTCAAGATGTACCAGAAGAAATGAGAGAATTGGCCAAAAAACAACTTGAGTATCAGATGAAAGATATTTTTGATAATATCTTAAATAAAAATAGAGGTTTATTACCCGGTCATTTGGCTGGTTTGATAGACAGTTTTGGAAAAATTCAGCCTCCTATATTAGATTGGAAGCAAGCTATACGTAGATTTGCTACTGGTTCTAATAAAATTAAGTTTAAGTTAAACAAAAACAAACTTAATAAAAGATATGAAGGTTGTGATTTTCCTGGCTCTATTATTAAAAGAAAGCGAAAATTACTTGTTGCAATAGATACTTCTGGTTCAGTTTCAGGAGAAGAATTAAAGCAATTCTTAACACAAATACATCATATTTGGCGAACTGATACTGAAATCGATATTATCCAATGCGATGCTAAAATCCAGAATATTGCTAAGTATACTGGTAAAACAGTAGATTTTAAAATATTTGGAAGAGGTGGTACTGCTTTTGACCCTCCAGTGCAATATTTAAATGAAAATAACTACAATGGTTTAATTTATTTTACTGATGGAGCAGGTAGCTGCAGTGTCAAAACATTAAAACCAATTCTATGGGTTATATCTGGAAGAAATCCATCTCATTATGGAGTATCTCAGTATATAGACCAATTACCCGGAAAGAAAGTGTTTATAGAGAAATAATATGGATTTTAGAAAACATGTTGACGAACAGTTAGAGAAAAACAGACATAAAAAGAAAATAACCTCTGTTCATGAAGGTTATGGTCTTTTGATAGAAGAAGTAGATGAGTTTTTTGATGAAGTAAAAAAGAAAACATCTGTAAGATTTAGAGAAGATGTTGTAAAAGAACTCGCTCAAATAGCAGCAATGTGTGAACGTATCTATAATGATTTGTATAAAGGGTAATAAATATGCATAAAGTATCTGTCTCTTATAAGCCGTCTGAAGTCCGGAGCTTGCTCCAACATATTGTTAATAATAATCAATACTTGGTTGAAAATGATTTACAACCATTAGCTATTGAAATTGTTGGTGAGCCTGGAATTGGTAAGACAACTCTAGTAATAGATGAGGCAAAAAGATTAGGTTTAGATTATTATAAACTATCTATGTCTCAAACAGATGAATTATCTGATTTAGTTGGTTTTCCTATTCGTGAGTTTAAAACAAATACTGGAGAATGGATTAGTGAAAAACAGCTAAATTCTTCTCACGAATTAAGTGGTGAAGCTCGCACAGCATGGTGTCCACCTAAGTGGGTTCCAAATGATGAAAATAGTAAAGGAGTATTGATTCTAGACGATTGGACTCGTGCTGATTCTAGATTTGCTCAAGCCACAATGGAATTAATTGAGAAATCAGAATATATGAGCTGGAAATTGCCAAAGGGCTGGAGTATTGTATTAACAAGCAATCCAGATAATGGTGATTATGCTGTTAATAGCCTAGATACTGCGCAAAAAACACGCTATCTCTCTATCAATATGAAATATGATAAGGATGATTGGGCGGAGTGGGCGGAAGCAAATAGTATTGACTCTCGTTGTATTAACTTTGTGCTTCTTAATCCTGAAGTTCTAGATGTAAATAAGAATTTGAACGCAAGAATTGTAACTAAATTTTTCAATTCAATTTCATCTATTAGTTCTTTTAAGGGAAATCTTAGACTTATTAGAACTCTTGGAGAAGCCTCTGTTGGTTCAGATTTTGTTGAAAGATTCTTAGTCTTTATTAATAATGAGCAAGATAGAATTCCATCTCCTCATGAAATACTAACTCATGATAATGAAGAATATATTATTGGTAAAATTAAGCAGGTATCAGGAGATAGAGAAGACACTTCTTATAAAGCTGCGGTTGCCGGGACTATTGCTGCAAGATTAGTTAATTATATTAAATATTCAGTTACTGAACCTAAAAAGTTCAAGAAAAAGGCTTTTACTGAACGTATTAAGAATATAATGTTAGCTAAATTATTCCATGATGATACTAATTATTATCTAACAGCATCATTTTCTGTAATTCCTCAATTTGAAGCGTTCTTGCAAGATCCTCATATTAAGCAATTTATTAGGTAATAAAATGGACTATAAAAATCATTTTATAATTATACCAAATGAAAAAGCAAGATTAGCCCTCAGATGGTATGGAAGTAGTTCACAAACAGAGTCATCACGCTATGGTACGCCTTTGATAGAACAAGAATTAAATGACGCTTTAACAGAAGTATCCAAGAGAAAAATTGATATTACAAATAAAACAATTTTTTTCTTAAATGGTATTGAAATAAAGCAAGAATTATATAAAAAAAATTATAATCTTAAAACTACTAAAGACCCCGAAAAAGCTGATTATATTGTCTTTGGTCAAAGACATATTCATAAAAATTATTGGGGATATGGATATTACCATATAAATAAAAATATTATTGATATATGTAAAAAATATCATGATAAGTTTTTAGATTATAGAAACATTATGGCTGCGGCAACTAAACAACAAACTTTAACTCATGAAAATGCGTTAAAACTTTTTAGAATGTCGTGTGCTGAAGATGATGTAAATGCTAAATTATTAAAAACATTAGTAATTGATATAGATTATAATGAATATCCTCTTCTTATGTCAATTTTATTAAGGAAAATAAGAACTAGAACGAGTGATGGAATATTTTTAAATTATTACAATCAATTTAGAGCAAGTAGTGCCTATATAAATTTAGGTAATGTATATTCTAACCATATTGATTTAAAATGGATAATTGATAATGTTGGTGCAAAAGATTTAGAATTGGTTATTGGCTTATTTAATGAGCAAATACCAGACTTTCAATTAGTCAGAAAGAATCCAGCACCGGCTTTGACTGAAACTAATAAATGGGATTTATGATATATATAGTAAATCATTCTATTAAAAAAGGCACTGAAATTATTTTAAAAAATAAATTACATTATTCTAAGAAAATTTCAGGTATATATGAAGATTTAACTAAAAATAAAGTAGACTCTAGGTATATTTATATTGCTTATGATGGAGATATACCTATCGGTTGTGCTTTATCTAGTACTAATGCGACAGCAATGGTTTTCATATCGCCTAAATATAGGCGTAAAGGTTTAGGTACTTTATTAATTACAAAATTATGCGAAGAAAACAAAAAAAATTATTTTCTTTCTGTAGACAAAACCAGTTCAAAAAGTAAAAAACATTTTTGGGATTATGTTAAAAATAAGATATATAAATGTTGAATGTGATAAATGTGGCGAAGTTATTTTACCTTATAATAAAATTATAGAATGTCGATGTGGACAAAAAATTAAATATACTTATAAAGTAGAAAAAAGCCCAATGGATTTAGCATTTTCAACACTAATATCTTTAGGTTATTCTAACAATGAAATTAGAAATGCGATACATAACTCATACTTTTTGACACCTCAAGATATGATTGAGCATGTAAAAAAATATGTTAATAGGACAAAACAAGGTTAAAAAACAAATAGAGTTAATAACTCAAAATGAATTTAAACCGACTTTAATATGCGGGCCGAGCGGTTATGGTAAAACCACGTTCGCCAGCTATATTTCAGAATCATTAAATCAAGATATTACGGTGATAAATTGCGCAACAAAAACAAACAAGCAGGATATTATCAAAGATATCCTTAGAGTGTCAAAATATTCTTGTGTATTATTAGATGAGATTCATTCATTACCTAATTCTTACCAGGAAATAGTTTATTCTTTTTTGGATAAGCAGCAAATAAATTTTAATAAATTAAAATTGGACGTTTCAACTATTAATTTTATAGGAGCGACAACCGATGAAGGCTCTTTACTAGAGCCTCTCTTAAATAGATTTGTTTATAAACTTAGATTAGATAATTATACTGATGATGATTTAGGTCATATTATTTATAATTATTTACAGCAAGCATATAATAAAGACGATTGTTTTGCTTTAGGTAAAACAGCTAGAGGTTGCCCACGTGTTGCAATAGCCAGAGCTAATGCTTTTAAAATCAGTAAAAGTTTAAGTAATTTTTTTGAATATTGGGATGTTTCTCCAGAAGGTTTTGAAAAGCCAGATTATCAATATTTAGAATTATTGCGAGACAATTATCCAAAACCAGTCTCTCTTAAAACAATAGAACAAAAATTAAAAATGTCTTCTGATTCTGTAGTTAATAATATTGAATCTTTTTTGATTCATAAAGACTTAATTATAAAATCTTCTAAGGGTAGAGAGCTGACTAGAAAAGGGTTGGATTTTATGAATATTGATAATATTGATAAATTTCTACAAAACGATTTAAGCTGGTTATAAAATAACGCGCCTGCTTCGCAAAAACGGCCCGTCTGCGCATTTCTTTTGAGATTGCGTGGTCCGGGCCGTTTTTTTATGTAAACGCATTATAAACGAAATTTGGAGTTTTATGAATATTTTTATTCTTAAAGAAGATTTTTTCTTGTTAACTAAAATCTTTCTTACATTCCCTAAATCTTACATAATTTTTAACAGTTCTTATCTATATCCTTCAGATCATGCATTATTATCGTTACTAAATAAAATATATAGTAGATATTCCAAGATATATTTTAAAGAATATGTTAAACAACAAGAATATTCTTTACACGCCTTTGAATTAAAATTACTTAAAAGTATTAGTGAAGCTCGTCATGCTTGGGTGTCAAGCCAAATTCTCCCTTCTCAATCTAAACTTTTCTTTAAATTGGTGGTCGAATGAAAACAAAAATGAAAAAGAAACAAATAATAGTTGATCATATGTTTATTCAAGAATTATGTCATTTTAATTCTATTAGAGAAGCATTAACTTATTACGCGCAAATATATATAAGTGGGTATGATAAATTAGATTATGATGATTTTAACGATTTGATTGCTTGTAAAACGCGAGAAGAAACTGATGAAGAGTTTAATAAACGTATAAAGAATGAAAAAGAAAAAAGAGCAAAACGCAATGCACAAATTAAAAGAGAAAAAGAGCAACAAAAAGAAAAAAGACGCGAGCAATATGAAAAATTAAAAAAGGAATTTGAAGATGAAGCCTGAAAAAATAATAAAAATGTTTGAAGAAAAATATCTAGATTTAGAAGGAGATATTAAAGATGCGTTGATAACACTATCTAAATTATTAGGTGAAGGTTTTACTAAAATAGATACTGAATACGATGATGATACTAAAAAATTCTATGCGTGTAAATACAGAGAAGAAACTGATGCGGAATATGAAGAAAGAATGCAATCAGAAGAAAAACAAAGACAAAGAACTTTATATTATGAAAAACAGATGTATGAAAAATTGAAGAAAAAATTTGAAAATGAGGGATGAAAATGTCAAGAGTTGACGATCAGTTTAATTCTGGAGTTTTATGTACAATTTGTATAGTTTTATTTTTTCTTATTGAAATAATGATAGTTTATACTACTCATTGTATTACTCATTATCAAATTTGGAATGAGGCTGTGCATTATGGCCACGCTATAAAAATTAAAACAAATGAAGGTGATTCTTTTATTTGGAAAAAAGCTGAAGAGGTAAAAGAATGATAAAATGTTATGATGTAACTATTAAAATACTCCATAAAAAACATTTACCATCTATATTAAAAAAAAATAATATTGAAAATTTATTAGTTCCGTTTTTTGAACCTGATAAAGATATAAATGAAATAATAAAACGTATGGTTCAGTATGCTCCTGAGAGTGAAAATATATGTTATTGTTTTTATGAAAATAATGAATGGGGTTTTGTTTGTTTTAAGGATGATGAGGTTTAAAAATGTTTACTGTTGATGAAGCTAGAGAGTTCCTATTAAAGGCTCATATTTGTTTTGGTGTTGATGAAGATGGTATTTATGATGAAGCAGAAAACGACCCAAAGTGGAATCAAACAATTAATTTAAATGACGCTATGCATTGGGCTATGTCAGATATGCAATATATAGAAGATGAAGAATTACCTAGAGTTGCACGATTGTTTTGGTTATATGGTTGGGCCGGTATTTTATATTGGGTTTGTAAAGAAAAGCGTAAAAATGAAATGCCAACATTTGAAGACGCAAAAAGACAAATTCAATTTGTTGAAAACGAAGAAAATATAATGAAAGAATGTCCAGAGTCTTCTAAGAGAGCTTACTTAAAGAGACAGTATACTATAGGATAAATTTAATTATGATAAAAATTACTAAAAAAGGTGATAGCAATATTACTCATATCAAAATGGTTGATATGTTAAATTATCCAAATGAAGTATTTCAAGAATATTCTAAAGGGAAGCCTCAAGAATGGTATTTTATTAATCCTGGAATTAACGAAAAAAATCTTATTGTTATTTGGTATGATGATGAAGATAAGGAATACAAGTTATCGACTGAAGATAAAAAAGGATTAAAAGAATATAATTCTTTTGTTACTGCGGTAAAAGTCACTGACAATATTGATATTTCAATTAATATTGAGAAAAAATAATGGAAAATATAGAATTTACTTTTAAAGTGTATGATGAACCTTTTTTTAAATTATCCGCAAGAAAAAATTTTCCAAATAGATGGGGCGTAAGTATTATATTAGGTAAATATACTTATGGAGGTTGCCAATTATTATGGGAATTAGCAGTTCTTTATGATGATGAGATAAATTATACATCTATGTTGACTTCTGATGTAATAGGATATTTGACTATGACTGAAGTACAAGAACTTACAAAACAAGTAGCTAGTTGGTAGAATATAAAATGTATAAATTTAGAATTTGGGATAAAACTAATAAAGTTTTTGTGTATATGGATTTTCACCGTATTAAAGCGCAAAACGTCAACAGATATACAGATGGTAAAATTCGCTTACAATTAGAGTTTAAATATACAAATCAATTTGCTCCAGAAGTTAAAAATTTACATCAACAAGAAGATAATTATGTGATTCAAATTTATACTGGGAAAAAAGATAAGCATGGTAAAGAAATCTATGAAGGAGATATAATTGAATGCTATCATTGGTTTGATGGATTAGAATCAAAAGCAACAGAAAAATCTAAAATACCAGTCACATGTTCTATTAGTAGTTCTTTAGACCCAGAATATTCCACTTGTTATGATGGTGTCGACCATTTTGAAGATATAGAAATTATTGGGCACATTTTTGAAGAAAAATAAATATGTTTATTACATTTATACAAAATAATCCTGGCGGAAAATTTATTGGACCTACAACTGTAGTTATTGAGGGAAATTCTTATGCTGATATATTAGATAGCGCAGAAGATTATGGAATTTATTTTGATGGAGTAGAAGAAGGCACTGATTGTAAATGTTGTGGTGATAGATGGAATTGTCCAAGCGAATCAAAAATGAATAAAAATATAATGTTTTATGGTAAAGAAATTGATATGTTAAAAAGCTACATAATTTTTGGAAAAAATTTATTTTTAAATTCTGAAGGTAATCGTGATTTTATAATAATCCCAAAAAATAAAAATGAAAAGTAAAATTTATTGCCCGCGCTCTGGTTGTGGCAAAGCAAATGGGGCCGCTCCGCCATGTCCAGTGAAGTGTAAAAATTGTGGATATGGTACTTATGAAAAACCTTATGTATTAACTAATGTTGACAAAATTTGTATAAAATGTAAATATTGCTTATCGTGTGGAAGAATTAGTAAAAAAGAGTATTATAATAATGTATGAGAATTATAGTGGTCCAGGCAAAAGTGAAAAAATATTTATAATATCTATTATCATATTATCATTTTTATTCAATTTTTTATTAATGTGTAATATCATTTCCATTCTAAATAGGAATGAGAATTTTGGTGGTATACCGATATTATTATTTATATATATAATAATGGGGGTATTTCTGGGTAATTTAATACCTATATATAATGTGGTATCTAAAGATTATATAGAAGAGATGTGTTTTTTTAAGTTGCGTATAATTAAGCCCACCCACAACACTCATATTCCTTTAACCATAGGAATGAGTTATTCTCATACTAACATTATCGTTCATTTAAAACCCTTACCAAGTTATTTTCTGCAAAATTCTTAAATTTCTTATTTTCTTTGTTAAATTAGAGCAGTTCTCTTTATAATATCTATGTCGCCCCGTCGAGCGTTATAGTATATATACTACATTTCCCTGGCGGACTGTAAGTATTATAAAGACAAGTGCTCCATATTTTCAAAAAATATTGTCTATTTTAAAAAAATAAAGGAAAAAATAAAATGCTGAATATTGTTAATAATGACGCGAACTATTGCGGGACGATAGTTAAAGTTAAAGAGTTGAATGATATTCCAAATATGGACAACTGTTTGTCTATGCCTATATTTGGATATAACGCTATAGTTAGTAAGACAACTAAGATAGGAGACTATGGAATAGTATTTGGTCCAGAGACTCAACTATCAGAAGCATTTTGCCATTTTAATAATTTATTTTCTAATGCAGAAGAAAATACAGATAAAAATATAAAAGGCTATCTTGGTGCTAATAGACGGGTCCGCTCTATAAAATTACGCGGAAATTTTTCTACTTGTTTATTTATGCCGATATCTGCTTTAGCATACTTAGGAGTATCTTTAGAAGATATAAAAGAAGGTGACTCGTTCACTTCTATAAACGGTGTTGAAATATGCAAGAAGTATTTTATACAAGAAAAAACTCAACACGGGGCTCATAATAAAAAGTTTAAGGAAAGAATAGACGATAGATTATTTCCAAAACATATCAAGACTCTACATTTAATGAAAGAGTTAGATAAGTTTGATGCTGAAGATGATATAGTTGTTACATGTAAGCTACACGGCACTTCTGGCCGCTTCACTCATCAATTAATTGATAGAAAACTTTCTTTGATGGAAAGATTCTTATCTATGTTTGTGAATATAAATAAGAAACAATATGAATTATTTTGTGGTACGCGTAATACAATAAAATATGATAGTAAATTTGACCAAAACTTTTATGGCCATGATGTATGGCAAGAAACTTTAAATAAAATTAAAGATAAAATTCCTAAGAACTATGTTATATATGGAGAAATAATTGGTTGGGCTGGTGAAAAAGAGATACAGAAAAATTATACATACTGTTTACCAAAAAATCATAATGAGTTCTATGTATATAGAATATCAATAGTTAATGAAGATGGTATTCAATCTGATTTATCTTGGGACCAGCTTAAGACTTTTTGCGCAGAGAAAAATTTAAAAGTTGTTCCAGAAGTTTGGAGAGGTAAGTTTAAAAACTTTGACCACTCTATTTATGAAAATAAAAACTTTTATGAAGAACTTGGTTTTAAACAATGTTTAAGATTAGATTCTAATTCTCCTTGCGATGAGGGTGTAGTAGTTAGAAAAGATGGAGTAATACCATTCTTAACTAAGTTTAAATCACCCAAGTTTTTAATTATGGAAACCAAATTATTAGACGAGAATGTAGTGTCTATGGAGGATGAAAGCTAATATTTGCGGTGTATACTATTTTAGTTATTTTTTTAACATAGTTTTTATTTTATGCTAAAATGATTAAAATACCTCAATATGTTATTGAGGATAAGTATACGTCAGAATTGATAGCTATTTATAATGAAACTCATTCTTTTTGTTTTGGCGAAATAATAGTATCAAAAGATTCAAAACGTATAGGATTAACTTATGTAGCCTACAAAGCTAATATAAAAGCTATGTACGGTGAACGATATGATTTTATGAAAGGGATAAATTATGGATAATTGCTGCAATGGTCAAATTCAAAATTTTGACGAAAATAATAAGTGTTGTAAAGGTAAAGGGACGCAACTCGACGTTCAACAAACCTATTACGACTTAGGTTTTAATTCTGGCAGACAGACTATTAAGAATGAGATTAAGAAAATAATTGATTCTGGTATGACTGATACTGCTATTGTTCATTGGCTAAAGGGCTTAATATCTTGATGATGAAAAGCTGTAAGTGTGGGCATCAAGTTAGGATTGCTAGAAAAAAGTGTCCTAAATGTGCTTACAAGTTTAAACAGGATGATAAATTCTACTCTAAAGAAGAAATTATAGTAAAAAAATACTGTAGCAAAATAGGCGCAAAACAAGGAGACGTAATTACGCACTGCCCTAGTGTTGATTTATCTGAGATACCAGAATTTCAACCTGAAGAAGGCTGGGTTAATGAAATCATTGAGATGTTCTTAGAAAGAAAAAGAATATTAATGCCTGAAGCAATAGTATATATAGCCGCAAGGAAATATGGATATAAGAGCGATACTTTTATGAAGATAATAGAAGAGGCTTCTGAAGTATTCGATGAATTTGAGATATTGGATAGTAGATTATGAAGTGTAAATTTAAAAAAGGGATGCTGTAATTTTAGATTAGCTACAGAGGAAGAGTTATAATGCCAAAGATTAAATTAATTAGAATCCATGATAGTTCTTATTATGAAGACATAAATATAAGTCAATCAGATCTTTCTGATTGGGAAGAAGTTTCTCAAGAAGATTTAGATTATTTATTGTCATGGGAATCTATGTCAGTTTTTGTTAAAGATAGAATTAAAATAGTAGTATTAGAAGATGTCACATCAAAAGAAAATATTCGTGGATATATAAAAAATATTAAAAATTTTATCAAAGAACAGCAAATAAAACAAGAAGAAAAAGCTAAAAAATATAAAGCTGCCGAAGCTAAAAGAAAAGCAGAGGCCGAAAAAAAGAAACTAGAAAAAGCCAAGAAATTACTTGAAAAAAGTGGTTTAAAAATTATTCAAGATAAGGTATAGTAATGAGTGATAATTTACAAAACGAAATAGTTGATAATCTAAAAAAGATAGCTGGTATTACTGAGTATAATGAAGAATGGGATGAGTTTATCTCAGAAGCAGAAGTTGAAGAGATATATGATGAAAACGATGTAATAATTGCTGAAGAAAAAGGTAAAAAGAAAGTAAAACTTAATAAACCTTTTAGAACACCTGACGGGCCAAAAAAATTTAGTGTTTATGTTAAAAACGACAAAGGAAATGTTGTTAAGGTAAATTTTGGTGACCCTAATATGGAAATTAAAAGAGATGACCCAGAACGTAGGAAAAGTTTTAGAGCAAGGCATAATTGCGATAACCCCGGTCCAAAATATAAAGCAAGATATTGGTCTTGTAAAATGTGGGAAAGTAATAAGAGTGTAACAGATTATACAAGTGGTGAAGATTCTTATATGACAAGAGAAGAAATTTTATCAGAAGCTGAAAAAAAGAAACCTGGCTTATGGGATAATATTCGCAAGAAGAAAGAAAAGATGGGTAAAAGATATCGTCCAGCCCGTCCCGGTTCTCCAGATAGACCAGACCCAAAACAATGGGATAAGCTCACAAAAAGTGAAGATGTTGAAGAAAATGAAAATGAAACAGTAGAACAAGAATTTCAAGAATATAAAGATGATTTTCTCGGCATGATTATCGGTTCTTTAGAAAGTATTAAGGCTCACACTGAACAAATTCTAATGAATATTGAAAATCCTCAAGTAAGAGAAAATCTTACAGAACCATTTCTACAGCAGGCTGCTGTATTAGCTGAAGATTATATTTTGACAATACATAATTACGTGATGTTTAATAAAGAAAGTTAAAAATGACAGAGCAAGAAAAATATCAAGCAGTAAAAGAATTTGGCGATGATATTATTCATGATACAGAATTTTTTCAAACATATTATAATCCAAAAGCGGAGGAAGTACTTTTTGTACTACCAAATTCTTCTAAAGGAATTGGCGAGCAGAAACTAAAAAAGCCATTATTAAATGAGAATGGCTGGATTAGGAAAATAAAATTCTTATATGAGGAATTTCCCACTAAAGATTCTGGTTTTCATCTAGTCTCTAATGGTTCTCAAGAAACAGTAATTGAAGAAGTGGTGGAAACCACAACTACTATTGCTCCAGAAATAGCGAAAAGAGACCAAATGCTAATACCTATTCAAACTAAATTTCCATGCGGGAATTTTAGAGCAAATCCAGACGACCCCAAATCTATTATTGGTTCTAGAAAAAACGGCGCCAATTATGAAGTTGTAGTGCCACCAGATTTACGCGAGAATTTTATATATTTATTAAACCAAGTCAACACTTTGCTTAAGCTATAATATGAATGAAGATTTTAATAAACTTTTATATGAAAAAACAAAAAGAGATTATATTTTACAATTAATAAGACAAATATCTCAACCAACTTTTAATAAGAAAAATTTATCTAAAACAGACTTGGAATATTGGGATGAAACTTGTGAGCTAATATATCGACAAAAAATTTTTCTAGAAAAAGAATTAGTTAAAGTTAATCAACAATATAAAGAATTACTTATTAAAAAAACAAATTATATGAATCCTAGTTATATGTCAACAGTTTATTATAAACAAGACCCAAATAATCCTTATGGAATGATAAAAATAACAGACAGTTGGGGCACTAGCTGGGGAAGGAACTCTACTGAATAATGAAATATTTTATATCAGATTTACATTTTGGCCACCATAAGATGGTCACTTTTCCTGGAAGAACATCTTTTACATTAGAACAATGGGAGAAGATGTATTTAGATATAATCAATAGTAAACTTACTAAAGACGATTTTTTATATTTACTAGGTGATTTTGCTTTTAAACCAGAAAAAGTTAAACACAAAATTAAAAATAAAAATGTTGTGCTGATTCATGGTAACCACGACCCGTCTTATGAAAAATGTGTGCGTGTATTTGGTAAGTCAAATTTCTTTATAACAAAAGATATAAAGATAAAAGATAAGAACGTTTTCTTATCTCATTATCCACACTTGGCTTGGCCAGCATCTCACCATGGTACTTTCCATTTATATGGACATGTTCATGATCAAAGAAGCGAATATTGGCAGCAAATTCCAGAATTAAGTGAAATGCGCAGTATGGATGTATCACCAGAATCGTATTTTAGGCAATATAGTGAGTTTGGAATTTTTTCTGAAGAACAAGTATATGAGACTTTATCTAAGCTAAAAGGGCATGATAATGTCGAATGGTATAATAAAAGAAATGGAAAATATGAGAAAAAGGGTGCTAATAGCATGTGAAGAATCTCAAACGCTTACTATAGAATTTAGACTTCTAGGTATAGAAGCTTTCTCTTGCGATATTGTACCAACTAGCGGCCCGCATAAAGAATGGCATTTACAACAAGATGTAATTCCATTACTTAAAGAAAAATGGGACGCTATTTTTGCTTTTCCTCCTTGCACTCATTTAGCATCTTCTGGTGCTAGATGGTTTAAACAAAAACAAAAAGATGGTAGGCAAAAACAAGGTATAGATTTTTTCATGTCGATAGCAAATGCTGATTGCGACAAAATCTTGATAGAAAATCCTGTAGGTATAATGTCTAGTATTTTTAGAAAACCAGACCAAGTCATTCATCCTTGGATGTTTGGACATAAAGAAAATAAAGCAACGTGCTTATGGTTAAAAAATTTACCACTATTAAAACCAACAAGAAATGTGCAACATTTAATGAAAAGTTTACCTAAAAGTAAAACAGATAAGATTTGGTATATGTCTCCTGGACCAGATAGAGCAAGACTAAGAAGTAAAACATATAGTGGAATAGCAAAAGCTATAGCTAAACAATATTATTCAATAATATAAATGGAAAGTAGTAAAAATATGAGAGATTTTGTAATACTTGCTATCATAGTATGGTCAATTTTACTTTCAATTGAATTAATTTTTGGTAAATTAGATTATGAAAAAATAACATTTTGGTGTCTACTAATGTATTTTATCTTAGATAATTTAGAGATGCTTGTCGATTATTTAAAAAATCGAAAAAACTTAAATAAACAGGATTAAAATGAAAGAAAGAGGATTGGATTATAAAGATATACATTTATTACCACATGAAGTATCATCTTTCTCGTCTAGAGACGATGTGTCAACAGATATAATATTTTGCGGACAAAAACTAAAATTTGGAATTCTCGCTGCCCCTATGCCAGATGTTTCAGACGGAGCTTTCTGTTATGAATTACATAAGTTTGGAGGATTCGGTTTTATACACAGATTTCAAGAAATAGCAACGCAAGTCTGTGATTTTAGACATTGTGGTCAAAAAGCTGGTTGCGCAATAGGTATTAATGGTGATTATAAAGAAAGATATCAAGCATTATATGATAATGGATGCAGGATTTTTCTAATAGATGTCGCAAATGGCGCCAATCTTAATATAGGAAAAATAGTTAATGAATTATATTCTGCTTATAGTGATATTTATATTATTGCCGGTAATATAGCTTCTAGAGAAGGTTTAAAATTTCTTAATGATATAGGAGTTTATGCCGCTCGAGTTGGTATTGCTGGCGGCTCTGTTTGTAGTACAAAGATAGCTACTGGTATATATACTCCAATGTTTTCTGTATTAAAAGATTTATATCAATATAAACAAGATTTTAATTTTGATATAAAAATTATAGCAGATGGAGGAATTAAAATTCCCGCAGATTATTGCAAGGCAATGTGTGTAGCAGATATAGCTATGGCTGGTGGAATTTTTGCCGGTACAGATGAATCTCCAGGCAATGTAATTAAAAACGATGGAAAATTATATAAAATTTTTAGGGGCGCTGCTTCATATGGAGTACAAAAATATGATGCGGGTAAAGAACCAAAGTATGTAGAAGGTTTAGAAACTTTAGTAGAATATAAAGGCTCTTTAGAAAAAGTAGTAACATCATTTAATAATGGTTTAAAATCATGTCTTTCTTATATGAATGCAAAAGATATAGATGAATTGAAAACTAAATATCATTATGTTACTGCGTAACTAAGAATATAAATAATGAATATATTTTACAGCGATCCATGCCCAGTAAAATGCGCAATTAATTTAGATTCAAAAAGAGTTGTCAAGATGACACTTGAAACATGTCAAATTTTAATGACTTCATTGAATTGCTATGGTGTGTCAACGCCATATAAAGCTACTCACAAAAACCATCCGTGTTGCATCTGGGCCAGAGAAACTAGAGCTAATTTTGAATGGTTATTAAAACATTTTATAGCTTTGTTATCAGAGTATCAGTATAGATATGGGAAAAAGCATAAATGTTTTGGATATGTAAATTTTCTATATTCTAATATTAATGTAATTCCTACTGGTAATTTAACAGACCATAAAAATTGCACAAAATTTAAAGAAGTTGATGATATTATATTAGCGTATAGAATGGCGTTAAAAGATAAGTGGATAAATGATAAAAGAAAACCAGTTTTTCACAAAAGGAACCAGCCTAGTTGGTATAATAAAATATGAAGTTATGACTGTTGATTTTAACATACGCAATAAAGGAAAATAATTACATGGAACTTCTTTCTATAGGCACTAATGCAAAAACCATTAAGAGTGATGCTTTAGGTGTATATTTGACCGCAATACAATATTTGTCTCCGCATAAAATAAGTGGTAAGAATTTTTGTCCACAAGCTTCTAAAGGCTGCATAGCAACATGCTTAAATACAGCTGGGCGTGGAGCTTTTCATGTTGTTCAAAAATCGAGATTAAGAAAATCATTATTGTTTATTAATGATAGAAAACAATACAAAGAATTATTATTACAAGATTTAAACACTTTCAAGAAAAAGTGCGAAAAAGAAAAAGTAAAACCCGCAGTCAGATTAAATGGAACATCTGATTTACAATGGGAAGATATATTTCCTGAAATTTTTGATAATTATAAAGATTTTCAATTTTATGATTATACAAAACAAAAAAGAAGATATCTAAATTTTTTAGAAGGAAATTTTCCATCCAATTATCATCTTACTTTTTCAAGAAGTGAAAATAACGAAACAGCTTGTTTAGATTTTTTAAATAAATATAAACACGCAAGAATCGCAGTTGTCTTTGAAAAAGTGCCAAAAAAATGGAATAATTATGCGGTAAATACTGGTGATGAGAATGATTTACGTTTTTTAGATAAGAAACCAATATGTGGTTTGATAGCTAAAGGACGTGCCAAGAAAGATACAACTGGATTCGTAGTAAGATAATAAGGATTAATATGTATAATTTAATGATGCCAATCAATACAACATCTTATGGTATTGTAGGCTATAATATAGCAAAAAATTGGGATGAAGAATTTTCTCTTTTCCCAATTTATTCTATGAAAGATATTTATGTTGAAAAAGATGGCGAAGTTGATTTTATTAAAAACGCAATAACAAACTCAGACGCGTGGGATAGTAATAAACCAGCTTTAAAACTATGGCACCAACACTCAATGGAGTTATTTCCTAAATGTTCTAAGCGAGTTGGTTTTCCTATTTTTGAATTAGATGAATTTACTAGGAAAGAAAAACACAATTTACTAAGTTTAGATAAAATTATTGTTTGTTCTAAATGGGCAAAAGATATAATTCATTCGCATGCTTTATTAGCAAATACTAATGTAGAGGTTGTGAATTTAGGCACGGATACATCTCTATTTAATGATAATTGGCAAGATGCTAGAAAAGACGGTCCTTATGTATTCCTAAATATAGGAAAACTAGAAAAAAGAAAGGGTCATGATGTTTTATGCGAAATGTTTAATCGAGCATTTAGCCCGACCGATGATGTAGCATTAGTAATTTATTGGGAAAATCATTTTCTTTCAAAAGAAGAGCATGAAAAAGTAGCATCTATGTATAAATCATCTAAAATGGGTGATAAAATACATATAATGCCTAGAGTACCAAAACAAGCTGATGTAGCTAATATTATTAAAGCTGCGCAGGCGTATATCTCTCCAGCTAGGGCAGAAGGATGGAATATGCCTCTTTATGATGCGATTGCTTGCAATAAACCAGTAATTACTACTAACTGCACTGCACATACAGAATATTGTAATAAATCAAATTCATTTTTAGTAGATGCATCAGAAACAGAAATTGCTCATGATGGTTTATTCTTTAAGCAGTATGTTGGAAGCTGGCATAAAATAACAAATAAGCAAATTGATGAATTTGCGGAATACATGAGGCATTGTTATAAGAATGATATAACAAGAATGCAGAAAACGGAGGTCAATACGTGGAAAAATGTGGCCCAGAATCTCAAGAACTCTCTACAGAATTAGTAAACGAATATAAGCAAATAATTAGAAAAACATTGCATTATTTTTATATTCCTGATTTGTATAAAGAAGATCTTGAAGTAGATTTATTATATGTTCTTTTTAAAGCAGATAAAGATTTTAATGGAGTTGGTTCAATTCATGGTTATAGAAAAACTATGATGGGTTATTATATTAAAAACTTTTTACGGAAGCTAAAAAGAGAAAATGAAATTAAAAAAGTACAAATTCATGAGAACATTCAAGCAAAAGATATCAAAGATTTTGATTACCTTTCATATGAGGAAAAGCGCCTCTTATTAGATAAGTATGTCTATAAAAATCCTATGTCATCTTTTTCTAAAAATGAAAAGAAATCTTTAGAATTAGCTTTAGAAAAGGTGAAATATAATGAAAATAACAGTTGAAGTATTAGATGACAGTATAAATTTTGATTTTACAGAAGGTACTGAAGCAGAATACGCAGAGGTCATGGCAGATATTTTTAGTGTAGATTTATTATATTTCTTTATTAATAATAAACAAGAGCAATATCAAAAAACTATTGATTTATTAAAAGAGATAATTAAAAATAGGAAACCAGTTGTAAATCCAAAAAATATTTTTAAAACAGATTAATATGACAGATAAAAAAATAATTTGGCAGCATTTTGCCAATCCGTTTGAAACAAAAATTGAACCAAGACTCGGTTTTATTGACCCTTCAGCCATTGAAAAAGAAATGGATGAATCTGACAATTTAGCTATGTTAGAAGAAGATGAGTTAAATAAAAAAGATTTTTTAGAAGGAATTATTACGCAACATGGAGTTATAGGGATTAATGAATCTTATAATCCTTATGATTTTTGGGTTGGGCACTGTTCTTTTAAAATAACCGATCATATTGAGCATATTATAGAAAACTCAGAAGGCGTAGAATATTTAAAGGTTCTTTCTCCATACCGATTTAAAATTGCTGTAGCAAGGTACTTTTCACAACATAATTTACGTGGAAAAGTGCTTAAAAACATTGAAATGAGAATTTTCCAATTTTTAGATTGCGTATCATAACTGGTGGTGTATATACTCTTTATAAGACCGGATTAAAATATTAGGAAATAGGAAAAAGAAAATTCTTATAAGGTTGTAATAATGCGTACTGTAGTTAATCGTTTGGCTTCAAATCCATCATATTTTAAATTATCTGATGGTACTGCTGTAAGTACTCCTACTGAAATTGTAGTTGACGGCGGTGTTTATATGGGCGGTCCTTCTGGAGATAAACTAAGTGGTATATCTTTAGGTGGAACTTACTATGATTTAGTTGATACTGGTAATTATCCAGATGTAATGTTTAAAGGTTTGCCAGGAATACCATATTCTTCATATGGTGGCGATGCTATTCATTACTTTAATTCTGACTACGCTGATGGCGTTGGTCCTGCTATACGAGAAGGTTATTGGAATCCAGTTGAAGGCGCTTGGACTACTTCACCAAGTGGTGATATAACCACCTTTGCTGCTGATACTACTAACTTTATTGTATTCACTTACGGTGCTCCGAATCCAGATTCAAGCACTATCTAGTTCACCGCCGTAAACACGGCTTTATACTACCGCTCTAAAATAAAATTTAGGGCGGTTTTTTTATACAAAAAAGGAATAAAAATGTTTGAAATAGTACTTCTAGAAAGATATAAAGACGGAAAACCAACCGGAAAGAAAATATCAAAACAGTCAGATAAAGGTATAGATTTATGGTATTTTATGCATAAAAATATGCCTAAAAGTATACAAGAAAAAAATGGTTTAGATAAAAACGATTTTAAGAAAGATAAAAAAGAAAAGAGAGAAGAATAATGGGTGTTTATGATAAAAGAAAGGCTTTTAAACCTTATGAATATCCAGAAGTTTTAGAATTTAGAGAAGCTATTAAACATTCTAGATGGGATGTAGAAGAGTTTAATTTAGAAGCAGACGCTTTTGAATTCAATCATAAACTGAGTCAAAGCGAACAAGAGCTAATTAAACGCGCACTTCTCGCAATATCTCAAATAGAAATTGCGGTAAAAACTTTTTGGGCAAAACTTGGTGAACATTTACCTAAACCTGAATTTAATTCAGTTGGTATTACATTTGCTGAGAATGAAATAGTGCATGCCGAAGCGTATTCTAAATTATTAGAAGTGTTAGGTTTTAATAATGAATTCGACCAACTTTTAACTAATCCAGTTATTGGTGGGCGCGTTGATTATTTAACTAAATATTTAAAGAATGAAGCAGATTCAGTCAAAGAAGCATATACTCTTAATTTAACTCTCTTTTCTCTATTTATAGAAAACGTATCTCTATTTTCTCAATTTGCAATTATTAAATCTTTTTTGCAAAATAAGAATTATTTAAAAGAAGTAGATACAATAGTTGAAGCGACCATGAAAGAAGAAACTATTCATGGTAAATTTGGAGTCTATCTTATCAATCTTATTAAAAAAGAATATCCTAAATGGTTTAATGAAGATTTTTATGAAAAGATAGAGAAAGCCTGTAAGAAAGCTTTTAATGCAGAAATGAAAATTATAGATTGGATGTTTGAAGCTGGAGAAGTAGACTCCGTTTCAAAAGAAGCTATAATTGAATTTATTAAACATAGATTTAATTCCTCTCTTAAAGATATCGGAGCTAAAGAAATTTTTGAGATTGACGATAAAAAGTTAAGCTCATTGTATTGGATGGTTGAAGCAATTTATGCTTATACTAGAAATGATTTCTTCTGTACTCAGAGCACAAACTACACAAAATTTAACAAATCAGTAACAATTAACGATTTATTTGATGACTAATGGCAAAATTTGATTGGTATAACGACACCTCTAAAGAATTTCTCGATAGAGGTTATTTAAATAATAAGACTATTTATCAAAGAATCGATGATATAGCTAATACTGTATATCACGTTTACAATGATACCGAAGTTAGAGACAAAGTTAAAGAATATATTGAACTTGGTTATTATGTATTACCAAGCCCAGTATGGTCTAATGTAGGTACAGGTAAAGCTGCAGGCATTAGTTGCTTTAATTCATATATAGAAGATAGTGTTAAATCTATTCTACATACAGCCGCAGAGGTTGGTATGTTATGTAAAATAGGTGGTGGAACATCTGCGTATTTTGGTAATATCCGTCCAGCTGGTAGTAACATATCCGTTGGCGGAACTACTTATGGCAGTGTCCATTTTATGAAAATCTTTGATGTAATTAAGAATACTATAAGCCAAGGTTCAACTAGAAGAGGTGAGTTTGCAGCTTATCTAGATATATCTCATGGAGACATAGAAGAATTTTTAAGAATTAATCAAGAAGGACATCCTCTCCAAAGATTTCCTTTTGGAGTATGCGTATCTGATGAATGGCTAGAGAGCATGAAAAATGGAGATGCTCATAAGAGAAAAATATGGGCGTCTTTATTAGAAGCGCGAGGTAAGACCGGCTTCCCTTATATTATGTTTTCAGATACAGTAAATAATAATACTGTAGATGTGTATAAAGATAAAGGAATGAGAATATATTCATCTAATATGTGTTCTGAAATTTTATTACCAACTAATTCCGAAGAGACGTTTGTCTGTGATTTAATTGGTATGAATTTAACTAAATATGATGAGTGGAAAAATACCGATGCCGTAAGAATTGCCACTTATATTGCAGATGCAGTTTTAGAAGAATTTATTGAACTTTATGAAAATGAAGACTTGATTAAAAGATCAATTAACTTTGCAAAAAGACATAGGGCGCTTGGTATAGGCGCAAGTGGATATCATTCATTACTTCAAAGTAAAATGATTGCGTTTGAGAGTATGGAGGCTAAATTTTTAAATTTAGAAATGTTTAAGCATATACAAACAAATGCGTGGAAAGCCTCGAAAGAACTCGCTGAAAGATACGGTGCGCCAGAACTCCTGCGAGATTATGGCCGACGCAATACTACTCTTACCGCTATTGCTCCAAATACTTCTTCTTCTATGATTATGGGACAACATTCTCAATCAATAGAACCTTATACGGCAAATTATTATATTAAAAAATCTGCCAAAAAGAAGTTAAGTGTAAAAAATCCATACTTAGAAAAAGTATTAGATGCTAAAAATCATAATACTATGGATGTGTGGGAATCTATATTAATTAAGGGTGGCAGCGTACAACATTTACCATTTTTATCAGAGCAAGAGAAAAAGATTTTTAGAACTTTTGGAGAAATATCTCAAAAAGAGATATTGATACAAGCCAGTCAAAGACAACAATATGTTGACCAAGGGCAGTCTTTAAATCTTATGATTCATCCAAATACTTCAATTAAAGATATTAACAAGTTAATGTTGGAAGCTCATGAAATGGGGATTAAAACTTTATATTATCAATTAAGTACTAATGCGGCCCAAGAATTTATTAGAGATATATTATCTTGTGATAATTGCGCTGGATAGGAGTTATATGCCAATACCAAAAAGAGAAAAAAGCGAAAAAGTCAAAAAATTCATAAGTAGATGTATGGATGACTCTGTAATGAAAGAAGAATATCCAGATATTAAACAAAGATTTGCAATTTGTAAATCAAACGCTCAAATAGAAAATAATCTTGCTAGTGAAATAGAAGATAATTTAGAATTAAATAATATTGAAAAGGAATATTTCAATGGACAAAGTTAATGCAGAAAGAGCGTATTCTTGGGAATGTCTAGGGTGCGGCGAGCAACACTTTTTTAAAGTTGATTTTGATAGTAATATAGATAATCCTAATGCTGAAAAACATATTAGAGACTATCTTGAATTAGAAGAGTGGCAAGACATTCCAGAAAATCATGGATTAGAAGTCGCCCGTCTACCTACTGAAGTAATATGCAATAGTTGTGGAATGGCTTTTGCTATTTATTACGATGATGCATATTATGAAGATGAAGATGAGGATGAGGATGGATCAGATGATAACGATCAATTTATCGATGAAGATGAAGATGATATTTTGGACACCTCGTACGATATTACAAGATCATCACAGGAAGATCTTTTATTTGAAGATGATGATGATAACGAGTTCGGAGAATATGAGGATGAGTCATGAATTTGTCAATTAAACTTGATATGGATGGCGTAATAGCCGATTTCATTGGCGGCGTATTTAAAATCATGAAAGAAAGAAAAATGATTAAAGATACTGTCACTAAAGAAATGTGGACTGAATTTAATGCACACGGCAATTTAGGTATTACAGATTTTCAATGGCAAACATTATTTAAAGAAATATCTTACGATTCTTTCTTTTGGTCGAAATTAGATAAAGAACCTCATTTTGATGATTTAATTAAAATAGTAAATGATTTTGATATAGATTATGAAATAGTAACAGATGCACCGTCTATATACGCTTCTCATGGCAAACAAGTATGGTTAAGGAATCATGGTATATATAATAACATGCATACTGAAAAAAATAAATATAAACATGCTTCGCCACACGCCGTGTTAATAGATGATAAACCACTTAATTGTGATTTATTTATTAAATATGGTGGAAAAGCAATATTATATGCCCAACCATGGAATGCAACATATAAAGGATTGGCCCCAAGATTAAGTGTAGATAATAAAGAAGAATTTATAAATATATTGCAAGGATATGAACTTGCAGCAAAATAATTTAAAATATAAACTAGTCTATATATGGTATATCTAAGTAATAATAATTGTATATTAAATAATATAAATAGTAAATTTACACTTATGTATGAAAGAACGCCCAAAAATTATATAGATGCGATTAGATTCTTTTTTATGTTAGAGCAATGTTTAGATTATGAAATGGATTCGTTCGAAGATGAAATTCCCAAAACTATACAAAAAGACAGCGACAGGTGCGACCCAAACTTGGGAAATAGAGGTTCTAGATAATAAATTTAGAACCTACAGCGGCCAAGTAGATGGTATTATTACTATCTCTGAATGGACTTATTGCGCTGGTAAGAATATTGGTAAGAAAAATGAAACTTCTCCAGACCAACAGGCTTATAAAGAAGCAGAAGCCAAATGGACAAAAAAACAAGAAAGGGAAACTTATGTTAAAAATATTGATGACGTAGATACATTAATTTATCATAAGCCAATGTTAGCCCATATTTACAATGATTATAAAGACAGATTGAATTTTAAAGACGGAGTCTGGACTAATATTAAATATAATGGTGTCAGATGTATAGCAACTAAAAATGGGTTGTTTTCTAGAAAAGGAAAAGAAATTAAAAGTTGTCCGCATATCAACCAAGCTTTAAAAGCAATTTTTGAAGAGCATCCAAATCTCATTTTAGATGGCGAATTATTTAATGATGATTTAAAGCAAAATCTTGGAGAACTAATATCCTTAGTAGCGAAGAAAGAGCCTGACCCAAAAGCAAAGGATATTGTTCAGTATTGGATTTATGATATTATTGATATTTCAAAAAACTATAATGAAAGATATTCATTCATAAAAAAATCAATAAAAGAAAATAAAATTATAAAAAAGTGCCCAAGAACTCAAGTTTCCGACTATATTAGTATAGACCAACATTTGGCCGAGGCTGAAAAAAATGGCCAAGAAGGAATTATGGTCCGCACCAACGGTGTATATCAATGCAAGAGATCAAAACATCTTCTAAAATATAAAAGTTTTTTTGATGAAGAATTCAAAATTATTGATATAGAAGAAGGTAAAGGTAACTTAGCTGGAATGGCTGGTACTATTATCCTTCTAGCTAAGAATGGCGAACCTTTTGGTGCGTCACCCACCGGATCTCATGAGTCTTGGTCATCAATGTGGGCAAATAGGCAAAGCTTAATAGGTAAAATGGCTACTGTTAAATACAAGGAGCTAACTCCTGTAACTAAACGGGGTGGCGGAGTGCCAAGTTTTGCCAAAGTAATATCTATAAGAGACTATGAATAATAAACGACAAACGAAAAAAAGCAAGCGTGTCGATGAAGCTCAAGAAAATAAAGTTGAATTAATTAAATACATTAAACCAAAAACAAGGGGTCAATATAATTACTATAAAGCTATAGAAAATAATAGAATTGTTCTTGTAAGTGGTCCAGCAGGTACTGGAAAAACAAGCCTATCATGTTATTATGCAGCTAAGTCTTTAATAGCAAATAAGTATAGAAAAGTAATAATCACTAGACCAGCTATTGAAGCGTGTAATGAAAATTTTGGTTTCTTAAAAGGCGATATTGATTCGAAAATTTATCCATATTTAATACCAATTTACGAAGAATTAGAAAAGTACGTAGATAAACAAGTAGTGCAAAGGTGGAAAGCAGATAAAACAATTGAGATTGCTCCACTTGCTTTCATGAGAGGAAGAAATTTAGAATCTTGTTTTATCATTGCTGATGAATGTCAAAATATGAGTATGGAGCAATTTAAAATGATTCTAACAAGAATGCACGATGATAGTAAAATAGTTCTATGCGGTGACTTTGAACAATCGGATTTAAAAAATAAAGGAAATGATTTCAGAACAGCTTGTGAAAGATTAGATGGTATGGAAAGTGCCGCCTATATTAATCTAACAGACGACGATATTGTTAGAAGCAGGTTTATATCTGAAATCTTAGACAGATTAAGATAATGCCTATATATTTATACAAGTGTGAGCAGTGTGATGATTCTTTTGATATTATCGCACCTATGAAAGACGCATCAGTCAAGCGCAAGTGCCCTAAGTGTAAAAGTTGTAAAACTTATAGAGATTATGCTGGAGAAAAACATCATAATTTCATTCCTCATACACTAGGGCACTTGGCTGATGTAAATGCATCAAAACTATCACAAGAAGCAAAAGATTTTAAATCAGGACAGAATAGGAAAAATGATTAACACTTTTTATTTTACAACAGGTAAAGAAAAATTAACAGATAATGAAAAGGTGGCATTGGCTTGTAAAGAAGTTTCGCCACAAGAAATAAGATATTATCTAAGAATTTCTATAAGAGATCATACATTGTTATCTTATGATACTATGCCGGATTTTAGAGAGAACAATATTAATTTAAATCTTATTACAAAATGGAAGAAAGTCAGCGAAAAAGCTTTTACTCATTATATTAATTATCTGTCGAATAAACATCAACAGAATTATAGATACGCGACATTAGAATTAACTGGAGGATAATATGACAGATAAATTAGCAAGTGAGATTTTACGTAATGTGTATAAAGGTGGAACTCTGGCAGACATTCTTAATAAAATTGGAGCTTCTGAGAAAGAAGTCTTATTAGTCTTGAATAAAACTAAGATTAATTTAGATGCTTTATTAGTAAAAGATGAGCCAAAAACTAATAGTAAAGTTGAAGAATGGGATGCTCAAAGTAGAAATCTAAAAATTGAAGCGGTCCAAAAGTTGATAGAAAAGGGTTATAATGAAGTAGTGGCGGCAAATTTAGTAGAAAAGGGTTATGAAAATTTCATTATAGATGAAAACACTAGCTCTGACATGATCGTTAATGCCGCCCTGCTTAAAGCTAGGAAAAATGATTTAATTAGTGTAAAACCAGGAATCGCCGTTATGAATCAGGCAGCATCTCAATTAGTAGATGCCCAGAAGAAAAATATTTCAAACAAGTCAGTTAAAGATGACGGAATCTATAAAATATGATTCTAAATATTCTCCTGGTAAAAAAGTAAGTGGCCTTAAACTAATAATAGAAATAGTATGCGAAAACAAAGCTAAAAAAGATAATAAGGAACTCCCCATTCAATTCTGGAAAATTAAAGAGTGGGAAAATTATTATAAATCGCAGCTTCGTGCTGGTTCTAAACTATGTAAAGAATTCGGTGAAAATCGAGTTCTTTCTTTTATAAGAAAAAATACAGTGTATTCACTGCATCCTAAATGGATTAAAGAAGCTATTGCAAAAATACCAGAAGAAAAAATACAAGAATCAAAATTAAAAATACCAGAAACAGCAAAAGTTAAAACTAAAAAAATAGATAAATTAAAAGGTTTAGAATAATGGCTAAAACCAAAAATATAGAACAAGATATTTTTAAGGAATTCGGAATAGACCCGAATAAATATTTAAATGATGTTATTACGTCAGATGATTATGCTACTTTCAGCATTTCTCCTAGGATTGATGTTACTTGTGGCGGTGGTATAAAAGAGGGTAGTTTAGTATTAGTTTCAGGACAAGAGAAGCTAGGTAAAACTACATTATGTTTAGCCGCGGCTGCTTCTGCACAGAACCAAAAAGATGGTATTCATAGAAAAGTATATTACATAGATGTTGAGAATAGAATCCAACCAAGAGATTTAAAGGCTTTTGGTTTAAAAACAGATGAAGATAGTCTGTGTGTAATAGGTTCTGTATCTGGCAGATTATTGTCTGCTGAAGATGTTTTTAAAATCTGTGAGAAGCTTGTATCTAATGTTAGAAATGCCGTAATAATTATAGATTCTATTTCTATGCTTTGCACAAAATCAGAAATGGATTATGATTACGAAAACCAGTTCAGGCAAGACGTGCAAAAATTAACAGCTATTTTTTGCAGGAAGATGGCCCAAGTATTAAGACCTAGTAAAAATACTATTTTTGGTATTTTACATATGCACGCCAATCAAAATGCTAATAGTCCATATGCTCCTAAAACTATCGAACAAGGCGGCACTAAGTTAAAATATGCGGCCAACTATCAGTTTAAATTAACTCATAAAGAAGAAGTTAAGAACGGTGATGAACATATAGGTAATAAAGTACATTTTAAGTGCTTATATCATCCTGGAGAGGGTCCAGCGACTACAAGTTATTTTCAGCATAGATTTGGATATGGGATAGATATTGTGAAAGAAACAATAGAATTAGCTAAAGATATTGGCGCTATTAAGAGCGCAGGAGCTTGGTTAAAATTACCAGATGGTACACAATACCAAGGTCTGGAAAACCTAACAGAAGCTTGTCGCAATAACAAAGAAGTTTTTGATTTGATTAAAACTTCTATAGAAAATATATGAAATTAAATCTAATAACGTTAGATGGACACAGCTTATCTCATAAAATTGAATCTAATATATTAACTACAAGGTCTGAGCTGCATTTAAAAGCCAGAGAATTACTTCAACAAGAATTCCCTTTTGTTTCTATATTAGAAGAAGTTTATATGCCTGTGTTAAAAAAGAAAAAACTTCCTTTTGATTTTTTTATTCCTAAAAATAATTTAATTATAGAAGTTCATGGCGAGCAACATTTTAAATACATTCCTTTTTATCATAAAACTAAATTCGACTATTTGCGAAGTAAAGTAAGAGATAATGATAAAAAAGAATGGTGCAATTTAAATAAGTTTAGGTTAGTTGAATTTTTATGGAATGAGAATATAGAAACATGGAAAATGAAGCTATAATAGAAAAAGTTACAAAACTACATAAAGATGTTGTTGGTTTTGATAAAATAGATAAGTGCAAGCAAGAAGATATAGAAACATATCTACAATATAGTGGAGAAGATTTAAAAAATCTTTCAGAAAATGAATGCGAGCTCATCTCAATCAAAATTTTACAACACTGCTTATTCATCCAACGAAAAGTTAATTGTATTAAAGCTGCATCTGATTGGATACAGTACGAACTCAAAAAAATCATATCAAGAGACATACAAAATATCAAAGGTGTTAGCTGGGAAAATGCGGAACAAATAGTTATTAATAATAATCCCACTGCATTAATGATGCAAGAAAAAATACAAAATTATAAAATAATGCTTAACACTTCATATAATATAGTTAACTTGTTAGATAATTTTTCTAAAAGAATAGATAGTATAAAATTTAGTAAAAAAGGAAGATAGCATGATTAGAATGACAGAATCTATGCTTAATAAATTAAGTAAAAAAGAATTAATACAGTTAATTCTAGATGCTCAAGAAGTAAAGGAAAAGGTTTATCCTCCTAATAAGGTTATAATTAATGAGCCTACTCAAATAATTAAACCTACACAGACTAAGCATGGTTCACAAGTATTAGCTCAAATTGATTATGATGATGTCCCTGTCGAAGTCGAGTGGAAAGAAGGCGCAAAACCTATTCCACGACGACCTTCTGATGAAACAACGTATATTTGTCGTAGATGTACGACGAAGTTTAAAGCTAAAGCCGGACTGTTTGCTAAAGATAGAAATGAACCCATATGTAATAGGTGTATGAATGGAAGTGCTGGCGGATAGTAATAGTGAACATTCCATAATTGGATGTTTAATTAAAAATGGTCCAGATGCATTTTTTGATTCTGCAGATATGCTGTCAATTAATACTTTTACAGACATCACAAATTCATCTCTGTTTAAAATTATAAAAACTAGTTATGAAACTGATGTTAAAGTATTAGATGCCCCATTAATTTTGTCTTTAGCTAAACAAGAGAAATTAGATACTTTTATTAAAATAAAAGATATTAAAGATAAGATTAATACAGCTTGTGAATTATCTAGTTTACAATCTCTAGTGGCAAAAATTAGAAAGCTAGAAATAGCTAGAATTTTACATGATGAGCTTGAGAATAGAAGAAAAACAATAGAAGGTATTACTGGTGGCGAATCTATCAATAATATTTTAGCAAATATAGAATTTAATCTTGACTCATTATTTAATAATGTTAAACAAACTAAAAAGATGGGAGATGGGTTAAAAGCTAGGCTTAAAGAATTAGCTGACAATCCAGTAACGCAAGTCGGTTTATCTACTGGATATCCAATTTATGATGCAGCTATTGGCGGCGGATTAAGAGGAGGTTCAGTTAATGTTGTGGGCGCCAGAATAAAAGTAGGTAAAAGCCATTTCTTAAATAATATAGCATTAAATACTTCGAAGAATAATATTAAAGTTCTTTATTTAGATACAGAGATGAAAACTGAAGAACAGGAAAATAGATGTGTATCTAATTTAGCTGAAGTTGATATTAACTTAATTGAAACTGGTGTTTTTGGTGAAAAAGAGGCGACCGCTGCAAAAATATATGGGGCTGCTGATAAATTAACAGAATTGCCTTATGAGCATATTAATGTTTCTGGTATGCCTTTTGAAGAGCAAATATCTATAATGTCTAGATGGTTAAGAAAAAACCAAGTAGTAAAAGATGGTAAAGTAGCAGAATGTATCATTATTTATGATTATTTAAAATTAACTAGTTCAGACGGTATTAACTCCAATCTAGCAGAATATCAATTGCTGGGTTTTATGATTACTACTCTGCATAATTTATCTGTCAGATATGATATTCCTATTATGACGGCAGTTCAATTAAATAGAGATGGTATAGATAAAGAAAGTACTGGTGTCGCAGCTGGTTCTGATAGGATTCTTTGGTTGTGCTCTAATTTTTCTATATTTAAATTTAAATCTCCAGAAGAATTAGCATTAGACCCAATAGAAAATGGGAATAGAAAATTAGTTATTATGGCTGCGCGACACGGACCTGGCCTAAGTGAATTTGATTATATCAATTTCTTATTAGATACATATAAATGCAAATTAATGGAAGGAAAGCTCAGGTCTCAGAATGTTAAAAAATAAAGATTATATACCAAACATTATTGAGTTTTTTGGGCTAGATTTAAGATTATATGGAAATAAAATGATAGGGTGTTGTCCAGTCCATAAAGGTGACAATAAAACAGCTTTTAATTTATGGCCGCGTTCTGGATTTTGGGTTTGTAGATCTCATAATTGCCATGAAGTTTTTGATAAAACTTTTGATGGCTTTTTAAAAGGGTTGTATGCAGCGAACTATAAAAATTGGGATGGAGGGGCAAGTATAGATATTTCTGATAAAGAAATAGATACTTTTTATAATCAAATTATTAAAGGAAATGCTCCAACACCAATATCTATACAACCAACTATTATCAAAAAAACAAAACAATTCAAACCATTAACAGTAGATTATTTTTTACGCAATCTTATATATCCATGCCCTTTCTTTTCTAAAAAATTCTCTGAAAAAATTATAAGAGATTTTAAAATTGGATATTGTAATAATCCCAGATACCCAATGTTTGGGAGGAGCGTGGTCCCGATTATTGAAATGAATAAAGTAATCGGATATCAGGGGCGTTCTGTATTTGAACAGTGTAAAAAATGTTCTGGCTATCATCACCCAAATTCGATGTGCGGAGAATTTTTTGAAGGAAAATGGAAATTTAATCCAGGTTTTCATTCAAATAATCATCTTTTTAACTATACTAATGTAGCGGTCGTCCAACCTAAAACGATCTTTCTTACCGAAAGCGTTGGTAATGTTTTTAGATTAATAGAATTTGGCATACCAAATGCGCTTGCAACTTTTGGGGCAAGATTCTCTCCTTACCAAGAAGATAAGGTTAGAATATTACAACCAGAACGTATAGTTTATATAAAAGATAAAGGTCCTGCTGGTGATAAAATCAGCGATTTAATTAAAAAAATAACATGGGCAGAAGTAATTATCCCAGAATTAGAATATGAAGATGATGTAGCGGCAGTGACAAAAGAATATTTTCAGGATAAGTTGTTAAAAGATTTGATGGAATTAAATATATAATATGATTATAGCATTCTCTGGAAGAAAAACCGCAGGAAAAAATACATGCGGTAATTATGTTCTAGGCACTATTTTATGGATGTCTGGAGTAGTAAAAAATACTTATAAGATAAGTGATAAAGGTGATTTATTAATATCTGATATTTTTGGCGACACGTCAAAAAATGGAGTATTTGATTTAAAATTAGAATCCCCGTCTTTCCAAGATTTTTTAAATAAGGAAGTCTATCCAATAGTTAAAGTATATAGCTTTGCTGATCCATTAAAGGAGATGTGTAGAGATATATTTGGATTAGACCCTCATTTATTGTGGGGCAGTAATGAACAAAAAAATACCTCAACTAATTTAAAATGGGAAGACGTGCCAACTAAAACTTCTAAAAAAGGCTATATGTCTGTTAGAGAAGTATTAGAATACGTTGGTACTGATTTATTTAGAACAATGTATCAAAACGTGTGGTGCGATGCTTTAATAAGAAAAATTAAAAATGACAATAGTATGTTCGCAATTATTACTGATGCGCGTTTTGAAAATGAATTTGAGGCCATCCAAAATAATGGTGGAAAAGTAATAAAATTGACCAGAGGAATAGCTGGTGAGAAAAACGATGTAGATAAATATGAAAATTATGACTATATAATCGATAATAAAAATTTAACAATACCACAACAAAATTTAGAAATAGATAAGATTCTTCAAGAAATTAGATTGCATAACTTATTTGGAATAAAGCAAAATGTATATAACTAGTATGTCTCCCTCTTCTTATAATGTTGTTGATGAGTGCCAAATGAAGTATTTCATTGGTAATATTTTAAGAATTAGAGAGCCTGAAAAAATTGCTGCTGAAAAAGGCACCTTCATCCATGAGTATTTAGAAATACTAGCGCTGTATAAGAAAGCTCATCAAGAAGGTTTACAGACAGTTAGTAACGGCTATCATGAAGTAGAAGTTGTCCCACCAGATGAAATCGATACTCAAGCTTTGTTTGATATGTTAAAAGCAAACTTTAAGTATAAAAATACTTTTTCTGATAAAGATTATAAAGAATGCAGGGCTTCAATAGATACTGTTTTAGCTTCTTCAGAAGACCCTAGAAAATTAGAAATAGTAGAAACAGAGCATAAATTCTCTCTAGAAATAGATGAGCCTTGGGCTAACTATTATCATGAAACAGATAAGGGTATAGAAAAAGGTAAATATAAAATTAATGGTATCATTGACTTAATTACTAAAGTTGATGATGATACATATAAATTTATAGACTGGAAGCACTTACCTATAAATACCAAGATTCCAACTATAGATGGTTGGACTACTATGGGAAAAGTAAAAGTTGGCGACACTTTATTTGATAAAGACGGCAATCCAACAAAAGTCTTAGGTAAATCAAAAACAAAAGTAAAACCATGTCTAAAGATTAAGTTCGATGATAAAACTGAAGTAATATGTTCTGAAGAACATTTATGGACTCTTGCTGATGGTTCTGTAAAAATGGCTTGCGAATTAAATTATAGAGATGAGATTCCAGTAGCTAAACCTTTACAGTTAAAAGATATAGAATTGCCTATAGACCCATATTTACTTGGTGCTTGGCTTGGAGATGGTAGAAACAGGTCTTGCGAACTCACCAGCGGGGATTTGCAAGTTTTTACTAAATTAAGACATAAAGAATTTAAATTAGGTAAAAATTTAGAAAAAAGAACTGATACTTATGAAACTAGAACCGTTTTAAATCAGACAGATAAGTTTAGAAAACTTGGGCTGCTAAATAATAAACACATTCCTAAAATTTATTTTCGCGCATCTGTTAAGCAAAGACTTGAGTTGCTTCAAGGTTTGATGGATACAGATGGTAATATAAATAGAGGTAGAAAACAAGCTGTTTTTACTAACTGTAGGAAAAGACTTTCTAGTGATGTAAAGGCATTATTATTAACTTTGGGCCAGCGCCCTAATATGTCTAAAATTCATAGAGATACTATCTTTAAAAAAGATATAACTGTATATCCTATAGCTTTTAGACCAATAGGTATTAATCCTTTTTCTCTTAAAAGGAAAAGTCCTGACCCTTCTTGGGGTTCTGGCAATTCTTCTGTGCGTAGAATAGTATCTATTACTAAACTTCGTAAGAATAGAGAAGTCTGTTGTATTTTAGTTGATAGTCCAAGTAATACATTCTTATGCACTAAGAATATGATACCTACACACAATTCTGGCAGTAGAAAAGATTGGATTACTGGCGAGATTAAAGATTATGATAAATTATATAATGATATTCAGTTAAATATTTATCATTATTGTTTGCGTAGATTATATCCACAGACAAAGAATTTTATTGTTACAATTTTCTATACTAAAGATGGTGGGCCGTTTGATTTAGTTTTTGAAGAGAAAAATGCTCAAGAAACTTTAGAGCGTTTGAAAAAGCAATTTAGAAAAATATCAGAAATAGAAATTCCAAAATTAAGTAGGACTTGGAAATGTAAAAATTTCTGTTATTATAGCAAACTCAAGTTAGATAATGCTCCAAACGAGTTTAGAAAAAATCAATTAGATGAAATGGGCGCCCCTATGTGCGCGTGCAGTCATTTACATGAATTAGTTAAGTTAAATGGTACTTCACAAATTATAAAGGATTTTAAAAAGTAATGGTTAGAATAACAATATTAGGAGTAGTTAGTTCTGTAAATTTAAGAACGGTTGGAGCAAAGCAGTTAAAATTACTTGAGGGGGTAGTATCTTCGCAAGATAAGACTATGATTGAATTTGCATTTCAAACATGGGGTAAACAAGCGGAAGCGATTTTTGAAAATATCAAAGACGGCGACCAAGTATTAATAGATGGTAAAATTGCTATCGATACTTTTGGTAAGGACAACAAGATGTATATAGATGTTTCAGATTTAAGAAAGTGTACGTACAAATAATGTTTAACACAATTAGTTATTACTATGGTTATTTAAAGTCTGTATTAGGTTTTAATAAGATTAATCCAGATAATGTAAAAGTATTTTTAGATGAGTCTCCTGATGATGAGCCGCCAACTTCTGAAAAAATGAATTATAGTGAATATGAGGTTATGACAAATACTCAGCCTTATGCTGAAGATTTAGGAGTAGAGGCGCCTAATGAAACTTTTATGGCGGCCAAGAATTATACTTATATGTATTATTCTTACAAAAACTATAACAGTAGTTTTGCTGTGAGAGGTTTCTCAAGAGATAAGACAAATCTAATGATACAAAATGCATTAAATGAAATGTCTAAAGTTAGTGGTTTAAAGATTGTGCCTTGGAAAAAAGGTAAGCCAGTGCATTTTAGTATTCAATTTTCATCTAAAGTATCGCAAAATGCTTTAGCTGTTATGGATAAAAATAATATGATTATTTCAACGGTGAGACCAATGACAGAAGCAGTTGTAAAAACTGTAATTCAACATGAGACTTTACATTATTTAAAGTATAAAGCTAATCCTCCAGCAGATAAGTGGTATCATTCGCAGGATAAAAAGTGTGTTTATAATATTAATGGCAATGCGCTTTCGTTATGTGCAGCAGAGCAGAATTGGTTGAGGAGTAAATATGGACAAGCGTAAGAAAATGAGTATGGTAACAAGAAAAGAAGAATTTTGGACAAGAAAAGATAAGCAAAAAGTAACTGTAGAAAGCATGAATGAATATCATGCAAAGAACGCTCTCAGAAAAATGCTGCGCGAAAATCGAACGCTGCGGTCTAAACTAAAGCAAACACAAAAGAATAATAAAGAAATAATTTCTTTTATCAGAGATATTGGAAAAGAATTTACTAGGATTATAAATAATGGATAATAATTTTATGATGCAAGTGCATTATTCTGTTGGTACAGGCGCAGGCCAAATAATAGATGAAAACGATATAGAAAAACCTATTGTAATGATGTATTTTGCAAAAAATAAAGAAATTCTAGAGCAGATTGAAAATGAAACAGCTGAATACGATCCAACAGACACTAATAATTGGCTTGGTATAGCGCTAACTATTGATGGCGCTAGACATTTGATAGAAGATTTGCAAGAAATGATAGATGAGGCTATACAAGGTCCTCCTTTAGATAACGAAAATGAATATTAAAAATTTAATTGGCGAAACTCTTGAGTATATTGATATAGACGAAGATAATAATCAAATTTTACTAACTACTAAAAGTGGTAAAAGAATTATGATTTATCATGGTCAAGATTGTTGTGAAAACGTTCGTATTGTTGATACAATCGGTAATTGGAATAATCTTATAGGTAAAGTAATCATTGATACTGATGAAGAAATTATTAGCTCTTCTGATAAAGATGGTTATGATTATAGAACTGAAATTAATTTAACTTTTAAAGTAGATAGTGATACAGTTATTAGTAAATGGATAGGTGAGTCAAATGGCTACTACAGTGAAAACGTAGATATACAAGAGTTTTCAGTTTATGAATTATTAAAATATTTTGGATAAGGGAAAAATGGTTAATTATTTTGTAGGACTGCTTATTTATATAAGCCAAGGTTTTTTAGTTATATTGACTGGTGAGCCAGATATTATGTTCTGCGCCATGGCTTGGCAAAAAAGAAATGAAAGTAAATTTTGGTCTACATCAAGATATATTGTAGACAATTATGTGTGGCCATTAAGTGTTTGGCGTTATGAAGGTATGACGCATTGTGAAAGTTGTTTTTGGGCTGAGCAAAAAAGATTAACTGAGCGTATTGAAGAATATGCAAAGTATATAGCAGAAGGTAAACATAAGGACTAAAACATGAGAAAGTTAAAGAATTATATAGTTAATTTTACTTATTCAGATGGCCAAGTAAAAGAGGTCGCTATTAGCGCAATGAATAAGCAGACAGCAGAAAAAAAACTGCGCAAGCTGCATAGTGTAGCTGCTGTTAATAATATTGTAGAATCTACAGAAGAAAAAATAAATAATAATGTTCCTTTTGATATATAATATAAAGGCTTCAAATTGAAAAATTCAGTTGAATTATTAGGCTATTATGGTTCAGATGAAGTAATAGCTTGTAGCGCTTGGACTTCTACTAATCGTGAATTGACAGATGAAAAACGTGAGCGCATACCAAAGTTAATAAAAATGCTTTGGGAAAATGGCCATGAAACTCCTTTTGAAAAAGGCTCGGTCCATTTTCTAGTAAATTGTGATATAGCATCACATATTCATCTATTAAAACATAGAATTAGTAGCCTAAACGCTGAGTCTGCCCGATACAAAGAGTTAAAAGAAGATAAGTATTACTTGCCGGAAGATTGGAATAATATTAAAATATCACATTTAGATCTTGGCTCTCCATCAGACAGTTGGATAGATAGGTTAAAAGAATATACCGAAGAAGGAAATAGATTATATCATAAATGTCTTGAAGACCTAACGCCAGTTCTTGGTCGCAAGCGAGCAAAAGAATCGGCCCGTTTCTTCAAAACATACAACAGTCAGATTCAGGCCGATATAATGTTTAACATGCGCAGCTTTGCGAATTTCTTAAAATTAAGAAGATGCGAACACGCTCAGTTAGAGATTAAAATGATAGCCGATGAAATGTATAATATGGTTAAAAATATTGAAGGGCAGCCTTTTAAACATACTTTAGATGTTTGGGCTCAGACTGGGGTTATTAAAAACATATAATAATGAAATATATACCTTTAAATTGTAAAACACATTATTCTGTAAGACAAGCGATGTCTAAACCCACAGATATCAAAACTAGATTAAATAAAATAGGTCTAGATTTGTGCGGTATTGCTGATTATAGTATTGTTAGCGGGGCGGTTAAATTTAAGGATTCAATCCCTAATGGTATTATAGGTACGGAAATTTGTGATTTAGCTGGAAATAAGACTTTAATATATGCTAAAAACTATGATGGTTGGAAGCAGTTGTTAAAAATTACTTCTGTAGCTAACAGTAAAAGCGATACTTGTCTTGACAGATATTTATTAGATGCGCTGATTACAAATGATTTACTAGTTATATATCTTTATGAGGAAAATAATCCTAAGCATAATTCTTATTATGGTGTTGATTTAAACGCTGATAATTATGTTGAAATTAGAAGAATGGCTGCGGCAAAAAATAAAAAAACTGTCGCAGTTCATTCTTCTTTTTTCTCTTCTCCTGAAGATATAGAAGATTTTACAATATTATTATCTATCGCTCATAATATCTCTTCTGAGTTAGTAAGATCTGAATTTGCTGAAATCTATAATAAAAAGTATCATATCTTGTCTTATGAAGAAGCGTTAGAATATGGATACTTGGAACAGGAGTTGCAAAATACTCTAGAACTTGAGTTTGAAGAATATAAACTTAACCGCAATCCTATGCTCCCAAAATTTACTGATAAAGGCGATTCAAGCGCTTTATTAAAACAAATTTGTGAAGAGAATTTAGTTGGAAAAGATGAAAGATACAAAAAACAACTAGATTATGAATTAGATGTTATAAATCAATACGGTTTAGCAGACTATTTCCTTATAGTTCAAGATGTTATTAAGTACACTAATACTAAACATGGTATGTGTGGCATTAGAGGTTCTGGTGCTGGTTCAGTCATTTCATTTTTGTCTGGTATTACAGAAGTAGACCCAATTAAATATGGGTTATATTTTGAAAGATTTATTAATCCAGGTAGAATGTCTACTACCCATATTCAGCTTCCAGATATTGATATAGATGTCCCGGCTGAAGGGAGAGAGGACGTGATCGAATATATTAAAGAAAAATATGGTAGAGATCGCGTAGGTCAAATTTTGACATACCAAAGAATTAAAACTCACGCCGCGTTAAAGGCGGTGTTCAGGTCTAATAATAAATTAAGTTTTGATGAAGTCAATCAAATAACCAAGTTAATCCCAGACGAAGCTAAAGTAGCTGATAAATTAAAAGAGCATAACTATTCTTCACTTCTTTTGTATGCAATAGAAAATTCTCCTGAAGAATTCAGACAATGGGTTTATATTAATGATAGAGATGAAATTGATGGAGAATTTAAAAATGAGTTTAATCAAGCCCTTAGACTTGAAGGATTAAATTCTGCAAGATCAAAACATGCTGCCGGTGTAATTATAGGACAGGTGCCATTAGATGAAGTTTGCCCAATGATTTGGGACAACTCAAGCAAATCTTTGATTTGCGGTATGGAAATGGGCGACCTTGAATCTTTAGGATGTATGAAATTAGACATTTTAGGTTTAAGACTGTTCGATAAATTAATTGAAATCTTTGGAGAATAATATGGTCTTTAAAGAACTAGCAGTTGGTGATTTATTCACAACAAATAATAATCAAGATATAGTTTATAAAAAGATAGAGCCACAAAAAAGAAACCCAAGAGGGTGTGGTTGCGATAAGGTAAATGCTGAAAATACGGCCGATAATACAAGGTTGAAATTTTCAGATTTTATGACAGTGCAAAAGATATAGGATAATTATGGATAGTACAATAATAGTATTTGATTTTGAAACAACTCATTTGGACGCTGGAACCGCCGCGTGTGATGCAATAGAGTTGGCGGCTTGCGCGATTCACTCTAAAACTTTAGAAATTGTGAAAGACAGCGAATTTTTTGTAAATATTAGGCCAGATAATATAGAAGACCCAGATTATTACAAGAATCATAAGTCTACTATAGACTGGCATGTTGGTTTACAAAAAGGTAATACTGTAGATAGACTGATTGAAAAGTGGAAGGCTGGTACTCCTGAGAAACAAGCGTGGAAAATGTTCCATGATTATGTTAACCAGTATAATCACACTAAAACTTGGCGAACAGCGCCAATCGCAGCTGGTACAAATATTTCTGATTTCGATTTAAAGATTTATGATTATTTAAATCAAAAACATAAGATGAAACCTTGTTTTCATAAGAGGGATAAGATAGATATTAAAGATTTATGTTTTTATTGGTTCGCGTTTAATCCAGACCCACCAAAATCTTTTAAAATGGATGATTTAAGACCTTATTTTGCTCTTGGTACAGAAAAAGCTCATAATGCATTGTTTGACGTACAACAAGAAGCAACTATTATATCTAATTTCTTAAAAGTGTTTAAGAAGTATGGTAAGCAAGTAACATTAAGAGGAATGTGCGGAAAAACTGCAAGCGCTTATTAATAAATATTATGGAAATTGATTATAATTACGGACCTGCTTGGGATTTGATATGTTCCGGCAATACTATTGGTATTTTCCAATTAGAAAGTAGTATTGGCCAACATTATAGTAAACTTATTAAGCCAAGAAGTATAGAAGAATTGGCAGACGTTATCAGTCTAATTAGACCTGGTTGTCTTCAAGCATATATGGAAGATGGTAAAAATCTTACAGAACATTATGCAATGCGCAAGCATGGTCATGAAGAAGCCTCGTATCTAATTCCTCAATTAGAATCTGTATTGAAAGATACTTATGGTATCTTAGTATATCAAGAACAAGCAATTTCTATCGGTACAAAACTGGCTGGTTTATCTCCTGGCGATGCTGATTATTATATTAGAAAAGTCATCGGTAAAAAGAAAACTGATATGATAGAGCAAACTGTCAAGTTAATTCTAGATGGTTTTAAAAAGAATGGTATTAACGAGAAGAAAGGCTTAGAGTTAGTTAATTGGATTAAAGCAGGTCAACGCTATTCGTTTAATAAGTCTCACGCAGTCGCGTTCGCATATCATTCATATAAATCAGCTTACGCAAAAGCTTTAAAGATGGAAAAGTTTTTCCAAGTTTATTTAAAGCACGCGAAGCATAAAATTAAACCGAAGATAGAAATTAGAAAGATAGTGCAAAATGCACGCGCCTCTGAAATAGATATAGGCCAGCCAGACATCAGACTTAAAAATAAAGAGTTTGATATTATTAATGGTAAAATTCATGTTGGCATAACTGATATAAAAGGTGTAGGAGATAGAATCTATACTATCATAGAGCAGTCTGAGATACCAGACACTTGGTTTGGGTTTTTGACAAACTTGGCACCTAAATTAAAAAGCTCAGCAATTCCATTAATTCAAGCCGGATGTTGTGATTTCTATCATTTAGATAGGAAAAGAATGGAGTATGAGGTCAAGATTTTTGAGCGATTTTCGGATTTAGAAAAAAAGAAAATTAAAGATTTAAGCAAGCCAGATTTACTTTCATCTGTATCTATGGCTGTTGATACTTTGAAATTAGCTAAAAATAGAAAAATTGTATTTGAGGCAGCTTTAAAGGATTTAGAACAACCGGCCTATACTTTAGAATATAGTTGCGAACAACTAGAAAAAATGGAAATTGACCTGATTGGCGCTCCTTTGTCTTGTACTAGATTAGATGGTAATATTAAAACAGCAGTAACAAATGTATACTGTATTGATGTTATAAAAGGAAATATTCCTAAAAAGGCTATTTTGGCTGGTATAGTTAGGGAGCCACGATTTATCAAAACTAAAAAAGGTGATGATATGTGCTTCTTTAGTTTAGAAGATCATACAGGAACAGTATCAGATTTAGTTGCATTTAAAGAATGTGTGGAAGAATATAGATATAATATAGTTGAAGATTTAACTGTATTAGTTGAGGGCGTTAAATCAAATAAAGGAACTCTAATTATAAACAGAGTAATAGAAATATAATGGAAAAGAGAATATTATTATTAAATGAAGCCTCAATGTTTAATAGCGGGCTTGGTAAATATGGGAAGAATCTTTTATTTAAATTAAAAGAAAGAGGATATAAAGTCGCAGAGCTGGGTTTCGGCGCAGGTGTCAACCCTCCTAATGACCAAGATATTCCTTGGCGCACCTATTATAATGAGGTGCTAGATTCCGACCCAAGAAAGCAAGTTTATAATCAAGATCCAGATAATAGATTTGGTAAGTGGAGATTCGAAAAAACTCTACTTGATTTTAAACCACATTATGTTTTATCTATTTTAGACCCATGGAATACAATGTTTATTCCTAAGTCGCCTATGAGAAAGTATTTTAACTACATTTTTATGCCTACATTTGACTCCTTTCCAGTGAAAGAAGAGTGGATGTCTAGCATAGCCGATGCTGATAGAGTGCTTACTTATAGTGATTGGGCCGCTAAAAAGTGTCCGATACCTATATTTGGAACACCTAAATACGGCGTGAATGGATTAGAATTTTTCCCTGTGCAGAATAAGAAAATGCACAAGTCAAGATTTGGAATAAATTCCAATAAAACTATAATTGGAAGCATTATGAAAAATCAACCTAGAAAAAAGATAGCTGATTTATTTAGAATGTATAAAATGATTCTAGATAAAAATCCTAATACTATGTTGTATTTACACGCGGAGTGGCCAGGTAAAAATCCTTGGAATATACCAAAGTTATTACTAGAGTATGAAATACAAAATCATGTATTATTAACATACTACTGTATTTCATGTGAAAAGTTTTATCCATCAGTATACCAAGGTGATTGCGCTCCATGCCAACATTGCTATAGAAATGCCGCTTATATAAAAAGCTCAGCATATTCTATATCTGACACTAGTTTTAATGATATATATAATCTTTTTGATTTATATGTACAATATTCTAATTCAGAAGGCGCGGGCATGCCAGTCGCGGAAGCTGCTTATTGTGGTTTGCCAACATTTGTTGTAGACTATACTGCAATGGAAGATTATAAAAATACTATAAGTTCTATTCCTTTACCAATATTAGATGATAGTTGGGATATGCAGATAGATGCTTATAGAGCTTTAGTTGATAATAAAAAATCTGCGGAAATTATTTTAGATTATATTGATAAAGGTAGCGATGTTCTTCAAGCTTGTGGAGATAGATCTAGAGCACAAGCTTTAGAAATATATAATTGGGATAGAGTTGCTGATGAATGGGAAAAGGCTATAGAGTCTATACCATTAAATGATAAATGGAATAATAAAATTGATTATATAACAACTAAACTAGCAGATAATAGTTCTCCAACTGATATAGCTTTTTTTATAAAGAGAATTATGAAAATTAATGACCCAGTATCTTTATTAGGAATTCATGAGTCAGTTATTAATAAAGAAGTTGTTAATAAATATATGGTTAAAAATGATCCACAAAGAGTTGTTAAAGATTTAAATAATTGGATCGATTATTATAACAAATGTGAAAATATAAGAACTGGGCTAGAAACTCAAATTGAAGAAGATTTTATAGAATATGCGCACGTAAAGGAAAAAGTCCATGAAGATAACAATATCTCTTGAAAATGATTATAAGGGTGATCCTACTGAAATTTTTGAAAAGATAAAAAGGAAAGCGAAAAAAATTACAGAAGTTTATTTATTAGGTTTTAGCCAAAGTGATAAGCAAATAGAGCGTTTTGCAAAAACAAAAAAGATAAATGTTACTACTAAACTCCCTAATTGGGACGATGTAGATATTAAGGGTGCTTCTGTCAAAACTAAAGTTGATAAAGATGGAAAAGAAAAACAATACAACGCTAGAGCAGGCTTCCAGCGCAACGAGGAAGTTATTGCTAATACAGATATCCTCGTATGGCAAGGTGCTCCGAAAGATTATAGAGCAGATATATTGGAAAAAGCGCGGTTAGCTAATATAGAGATTATTTATTTAGATGAGGTGTAAGATGCAAGAAGAAGTAATGGTTGTAAGTAGAGAAATATTTGATGATGCTGGCGCTTTTCAAGGCTTCTCGTCAGACCTAGAAAAAATAGGTCAGATTTTAGATTCTAAGAATATTTCTTTTATGCCTAGAGATGAAATGGAAAAAGACCCTTCTTATAAACAAATAATTCCTTATTGCGTGTTTGGAGTTTTTAAAGAAGGGATCCCATACTTATTCTCTTATACTAGAGGCTCAAAAGGTGGAGAAAATAGGCTACATGCTAAAAAGAGTATAGGTGTAGGAGGTCATATTAATCCTATTGATTCTAACCATATAGGAGATAAGCCATCTGATATTTATGTTAATGGAATGATGCGCGAGCTTCAAGAAGAGGTTGGTTTATACTCAGGTTTTGCGCGCAAGACTATTGGGTTAGTAAATGATGATGAGGATGACGTCGGAAAAGTCCATTTGGGCGTAGTAGAGATGTTTGAGTTGGAAAACCTATTTTTAGCCATAAAAGACGAAGCGCTAGAAAGTGGTAATTTTATCCCATTAGAAGAAATTTTACAGGATAAAGATAGTTATGAAAATTGGTCAAAACTGGTTTTGGAGTATATAGATGGCTACATTAATAATAAGTGAGCAAGACAGTAGCCTTAATGCGTTAATAGAGGCCCTTAGCGCTTCATTAGACGCGACTTCGTGTACGATTTATACTGGAAGACCAGTAGATAAGAATTATGTCGGCACAAGCCAAATATACGAAAATTATGACTCTACCATCCAAATCTTACCTCCAGAGGAAATGTATCAATTTCCTGGCAAAAAGAATATAGCTCTGGTAAAGTCAAAGCTCGCAAATGACGATAAGCACTTTCTTAAAAAGTTTGACTTGGTATTACCAATAGAAAGACCTTTAGATTCGGCCATTTATACAAAAACTGAGCAGTTATTCAATCACAAAAATGAACGTCTAAGATTATATTATGAGGAAGATGATAATGCTTATGAAGTATTAAAAGCTTATTATTCTGAATTTGTTAGGGATGAAAGTGTAATATTGTATTATATTGGTGATAATTATGATGATCATGGTAAGTATGTAAAGAAAATCTTAGATAAAGATAATTATCCACATACTATGGTATTTAATAATGCTTTGTATCATAATAAAGTATCAATCTTGCAAAATGCAAATGCTACGCTTACTGAAAACGAGGAAGCTATTTTTTATAGCAAGCCATATATTTGGTATAATCAAATGCGCAATGCATGGCTTTCATTAAAAGATTTTGAAAATAATAGAGAGTTTGTTAAAAACCCAGATTGTAATGAAATGATTAAGAGGATTAAATGCGCATTAGAAACGTAGCAAATAAGTTTCTCTATCCTCATAGGATGCCAGCAGTTATAGTTGATATCCATGAAGATAATGAGTTAATGAAAACTTTTCTAGAAGTAGCTAAAAAGAGAGATTTTTTTATATATTCTTTAGAAGAAAGCAAGATTTTAAAAAAATATAACCCCGAAACTCCGTATGATGGGTGTATAATTAATAATAGGTACAGGTACAGGAACGCAAATAAGATATCTGAATTTCTTAATATACCAATCTTTCTTCTCCAAAAAGACGAGCTGCCCGATAAAAAGGAACATGGGTATTTAATGAATAAGCAGCAGCATTTTGATGCTTCTTTCTTTTTATCTGAAAAGACCGCAAAGTCTTGGTATAGCGTTCCGACTGAAATTGTAAATTTTTACGATTCTGATGAACTTAATAGGATTATAGACATTGTCAAACAACAAAAATATAGTAGGTGAAAAATTCACTTCTTGTAAAGATTGTAAATTTGCTACTTGGGATGGAAACACTCAAGTCGGTTGTGAACAAGGGGTAATGGATAAGTATAAAAATATTATTGCTGCCTATGATGAAGAAAAAGAATTTAATATTATTAATAATGATGTATGCTTATTAAAACGCGCGACTAATTCAAAATGCTCGTTAGAACAAGCCAGAAAAGAAATAAGTATAAGATATAATTCTATTATTTTATACAAAGAAAAAACTACTAAGAAACAGTTAGAAAAAACTATAAAAGCTTTACAAGCACAGTCAATACAACCATCTTTAATATGTATTATTATACCTTTTGGTCTTGAAGTAGATATAGAAAATATCGCTACTTTATTTAAAAAATTAGAAATTAAAAATTGGAAAGTTGAATATCAATTAAATGAAGATTCGACAGAAAATTATATTGATCGATTTATAGAAACTACAACTGAAAAGCAGCCTTGGTATTTATTAATCAACTCAGACTATCTTTTACCAAAAGATTATTTAGAACAGATTAATAAAAGATATACTCTAGAATTAGAACAATTTGGTTTAATAAAACCAGTAGATGAAGAGCGTAATGGATTGTTAGTAAAGACTATTTTCCATGCTTATCTTGGCGGCTCTAGACAAAAATTAATTGAAAATAAATTTAACAATACGTTTGCATATTATGAAAAAAAGTGATGTTATAATTTTGGCGGCTTCGCCATCAAGTTATAATATATACACTCCTCTTATGAAAGTTAAGAGGAAAACATTGATTCACAACTTAGTTAAAAAAATAAGTAACAATCCAAATGTAAATAAGATAATAGTGGTTGGCGGTCATAATTTTGAGGAATTAAAAAGAGCTTTGTCAGACGTAGATGTACATTTTGTATATAATAAAAATTATAGCAATGGTATTTGTTCATCTATTAAAGCTGGAGTCGCGAGTGTCGAGTCAGATTCATTAATGGTTATGCATGGAGATTTGTGGTTCAAAAATTTACAAATTAGTAAGATTTTAAAGAATCAAAAATCCTTAATTGTAGCAACTGAATGTAGACATATGAAAGCGAAGGAAATAGGAATTAGAGATTATAATGGGCAGCTACTTTATTTTGGTTGGCGCCAAAAATTAAAATGGGGAAAAATTTTCTATATTCACCAAGATTTTCGTCAAATTTTTGAGAATGTTTTGTATAATAATAGTACAGGGAATTGGTTCTCGTTTGAAATTTTGGGCTATATGTTAAAAGCGGGCTGTAGCTTTGAAATTTTAAACCATAAGAATAGCTTGTTTGATATAGACTGCTATCAAGACTTAAGGAAGATAATTTTATGAAATATTTTGGTTGTTATGAAGTTAACCCCGATGTGGTAGGTTTTTTATCTACAATTGAAGGCGATAAAACTTTATTTTGTTGCTTGAATAATCATCATGGAGTTAATTTGAAAAACGTGGCCATTTTTCCTATGAGAAATGGTTACTACCATGATATAACTTTTTTAGATAAATTGTCATATGAATTGACAGAAGGTTTTTTAGGTAAAAGACAATGTTTGAAGGTATAAATTATAATAATATGAACTTGCAAGATCGAGGCAAGTTAATTAAAAAATACCATATAGATGGCGATTGGTCGATGAATAGATTGGCTACTGCGCTCGGTATTTATGTTAATAAAATTAAAAGAGATGCTGCTAAGCTTGGATTAAAGACAAATTCTTTATCAGAAGCTCAAAAGAAAGCTCTATCTACAGGAATTTCTAAACATCCGACTGAGGGAACTAAACGTCCTGCTGAAACTGTCGCTAAAATGTCTAAAAATATTAGAGAGGCGTTTCTAAAATGGGATGATAAGAAGCGTGCGCAAGATAAGTTAAGAAAATCTGCTAAATTAAAAAAGCAAAAAAATAAGCCATACTTATCTGCAAAGAAAATTGAAGGTATTCAAAAAGCTGCCAGACAAGGTTCTAAATTAGAGAAGCATATCTTTAGCGAATTAGCTAAGAAATATAATGTTGAATTCCATAAGGAAGATACTTTAGGACAGACTGAATTCCATATCGACTTATTCTTACCTAAATTTAAAATAGCAATTGAAGTTGATGGTCCAGCTCATTATAAAAATATTTGGGGCGAAGATAAGTTAGAAAAAAATAAAGAAAAGGATAATAGAAAAACAGGCTATATTTTACAGAAAGGTTATTACTTAATTCGTTTTATTAATGACAAGAAGTTTTCTATAGCTTATGGTAATAGTGTTGTAGAACTATTGACTAAATATATAGAAAATATCAAGAATAAGAATCAAAAAGAGAAGCAAATTATATGCCGCCTAGAAAGATGAAACAAGAATTATCTATAGAGCCTATACTGCCAGACGCAAAAATAATTGAGGGCGAATTAGTTGAACCGCCATCTTACATGGACCCTGAATGGACTGATTATGTTATTAGCCAGTTAGATGAAAGCGAGTTTTGGGAAGGTATTCCTAAACTTGATGGTCTTAGACGATTGGTTGAAAAACTTATCAGCCCAATAGTAAGAGTTAATGTAGATATTAAACCAGTGATAGGAAATAGCGTAGCTATCATTGCTACTGCAACTGTTTTATTAAGAAATGGTGATGAATTTTCTGCTGCGTCAGACGCTACTCCTAGCTCTTCTCCAGAAGGGTTTAGGAATAGATTAACTGCGCTCGCAGATAGTCGCGCCAAATCAAAAGTTTATAGAGAAATTCTAAGACTTAGAAATATTAGTACAACTGAGGAAGTCAATCAATCTATTGACACAGATGAGCATGAGCCTATAGTTGGAAGTCAAACAATATTAATTAACAACTTAATTAAAGATATTTCAAATACTCATAAAAAGAGAATATTTATTGGAAAATTAATTAAAGAGTTGTTCCCTAGCCAAAATGGAGATATAAATGTATTAAAATACTCTGAGGCAGGAAAGATTATTCAAAAGTTAAGTGATTTTAAAGCAAAAAGACAAGATATCCCAGATTCAGTATTGGAGTAAAGTATGATTAAAGTTAATTGTTCAATTCATTGGTGCCATCACAGCAAGCCAGGTTCTATGAGTAATAAGTATGAAGTTACTCTTGGTGGCTTATCAGAAAGCGCTGTAGCAGCATTGAAGGAAGTAGGTATTGTAGCATTAGACAAGACAGATAAAGGTATGGGCTGGTGCATTGCTCCTAAAAGCAATATCCCATTGCCAGTTTTTGACGAAGCTGGCGAATCTTTGGAAGGAGCGATTGTTGGTAATGGCAGCCGTGGCGTTGCTATTGTTACCCCATATGAATGGGAATATAAAAATAGGTCAGGAATTTCTCCTAATCTAGCGCGCCTAATTGTTACTGATTTAATTCAGTACTCAACAGCCGCTGACATCGCATCTAATCCAGATGTTCCAGCTCTATAATTTAATCCTTGGGGGCGCGGGTAACCCCCGCGCCTTTTTTTATGATACCGATTTATACTCCTTGGATTGCAACAAATCAAAAGAAATATGTAAATGAATGTCTAGATACTAACTGGATATCTTCTAGAGGTGGGTTTGTTGAGCGATTTGAGGAAGAATTATCAAAATATTTAAATGTTAAACACGTATTGACTGTATCTAATGGTACAGTATCTTTACAGCTAATATTAGCTGCGCTTGGGATAGGACATGGTGATGAAGTTCTAGTTCCAGAATTAACTTATGCTGCCTGCTTTTCTGCCATTCATTGGTCTGGCGCAAAAATTGCAACATTGCCTGTCGATGATAATGGGCAATGCATATCTAATTTAGATATTATAAAAAGATATATACAACCAAACACTAAAGCTTTATTATTACCACACCTCTATGGTAATTGTGCAGATGTTGAAGCTATTAGAAGTTTTTGTGAGTTAAAAAGAATCTATTTAATAGAAGATGCGGCCGAAGCTTTCGGTTGCGCAGTCAATGGACAAAAATTAGGAACTTTTGGTGTCGCTGGGTCTTTTTCTTTTTTCTCTAATAAAGTTATTACAACTGGAGAAGGCGGGGCGGTAGTCACTAATAATACTAACTTGTATGAAAAAATGAAATTAATGAGGTCTCAAAGCCATGTCAGCAATTTTTATCATCCAATGCCTGGTTTTAATTTTAGAATGACTAATATACAAGCCGCAATAGGCTGTGCTCAATTAGAAGATATAAATGAAATTGTATTTAGGAAAAAAGCAATAGCTGATTTTTATAGACTGTCTTTGGCCGGCCATGTAAAGTATTTTCCTAATAACTGCGAATCGACTGAGTGGATGCCTTTATTTGTTCATGATAGATATTTTTATGATACTATAAAAGATAAATTAAACAGTAAAGGTATAGATACACGTCCATGTTTTATGCCTCTTAGATCTATGTGTTCTAGTGATAGTGATATAAAATGGAATTGTAATAAGCAATTTTATGAATCTTATTTTATTACTAGTGTATATCGCAAAGCTTTTAATTTACCATGTTATCCTAGTATGAGCAGTCAAGATTTATTAAAAGTAGTAGAAGAAGTAAGGAATATATAATGTTATTTAATTTAGATAAGTGGCGCCCAAAAATTCAAGAATATATAACAAAACATTTAGTTAATCAAAAAGATAAAACTATTCTTGATGTTGGGTTTGGAGATTCGACTGGAGTTGCTTTAGGTTTAGGTTTAAATGTCCATGCGATGGATAAAAATACTTTTGGCAAGGCGCTGCCAGAATGTGTTAAATATATAGAATCTATATTAGATCCAGATATAGATAAAAAAGTGCCTCAGTATGATATTGTTATGGCTTGTGAAATGCTAGAGCATTGTGAAGATTTAAAACTTGCGTCTCAAAATATTATGAAATTAGTTAAACCAGGAGGTTTTGCTTTAATTACTATGCCTTGTTATTTACCTTGGCATCCCGGCGGCGACTATTATGGAGATTATTATAGGGTAATGCCTACTGGTTTAGTCAAATTATTCACTCCTCATAGAGTTATAGAAACTATATACCATTCAGAGTTAAAAGATATGCCTTATGGTATCGGCGCTATAGTTTATAAGAAATAAGCCATGAACATTTTATTATATATATTTGCTGGAAATGGTGATTTAATTAATACTACTGGAGTTATTAAACAACTTAAATCACAATATCCTAATCTAACAATAGATTTTCTTGTAAAAGGCAGTCAAGCTTATTTACTTAAAAATAATCTATATATCAGACAAGTTTTATCTTTAGAAGATTATGGTTTAGTTTTTACTGGCAAAGACCCACGATCTCTTGATATAAACGTATTAAATAAATTTAAAGATTATAATAAATGTATTAATATGTGGAGCAAAAAACACCATGAGGATTTTCCAATATCTAAAACTATTATCTTAAAAGAACACGGTTTTAATCTTAAATTTAATAGAGAAGATATTAATGGAATATTATATCCAGACGAAGAAGATCGGAATATTGTCTTTGATTTTATTAATGAAAATTTGGGTTTTTGGCAAGAAAAAGAAGTTGTGCTGATAGAAGATGACTCTATTAATGGAAGAACATTTAATTTTAAAGATCAGCTGGCGCAAATTAATCATCAAAAAAATATAGCGGCGAAATTGATTGAAAAAGGATATGCCGTAATCAGCAACAGTATACCTAATACTATTCATTGTAATAATTTATCTCTAGTACAAATAAAACTTTTATTTGAATTAGTAGGTGATATTTTTCTAGGATTAAGCTCTGGAATGACTACAGTCTTCTTCACAGAAGGTAATTATGACAATAAAATGTTTATTATTGCTGGCAGAAAAGAATGGAATTATTGTAAACATATTAAAAGTATGAAAAAACATGCTTTTATTAAAAATTATACTTGGGAGACTTTAAATGCAGACCTTGGGATCTTTAATAGACCAATTGAGCGTAGTAAATCTTAAAATGTGGAATGCGCAAGAGTCATTATATGAAGTGAGAAAAATGACTTATGAAGAGTTTGAAAAAGAATTCTTTAATAAAGAAAATTTTGAAAAGCTTTATAATTATTTTAAGAATGCGTGTGATTTAAATGTTCAGCGAAATGATCTAATTGACGAAATAGATGAGACGTTTGCTGAAATCGTTATAAAAGTTGTAGAAAATAAAAAAATAGATACTGATAAGTTAAAAAGAAAGAAACACAAAACATATTAATATGAAACTTTTATTCATCCCTTCTGGTCATCCTTTAATGGAGGCAGATTTATGTTTGATGTGGGAAAAGTTAGGTATAGATTGGATATCTACTGGATACTACTCTAAGTCAGAAAAGCCAGGCGATCTCCCATATATAAATTCAATGAAGCATAAAAATTTATTGAATCTATTAGATAAAGAAACTAAATGGACTTATGATTCTGATAGGCCAAATCATCATTGTGGACAAAAAAATTTTCAATGGACCGGTCAAGTAATTAATAACTGTTTTTCTTTTTCTAGAAAATTTATAGAGAATTTTGACTGTGTAGTGGCCACTCATTTTGTTGATACTATATATAATAATATTAATGTTTTACGAAATAAAAGATTATTTTTATATACTTATGGAATGCATTATTTAGAAGATGAGAAAAAAATTATTGAATTAAAAGAAAAACATGGGCTAACTGTTATTAGAAATTCGCCAATGGAAAAGTTGCGACCAGGAGCAATCGCGGCAAACGATCCTGTTATACGTGGTTGTATAGTTAAAGACCATGAAGAATTATCTGGGTGGAACGGTGAGACAAATAATTTTTGTACTTTTTCTTCTTTTATTAATTTGCCTGATAAATTATGCCAAACTCGTAGGAAATATTATACAGAGATTATTAAGAAAACTAAAAGAGAGTGCCATTTATTTGGCATCAATAGTGGCACATTTTTAAAACACGAAGATAAACTTAATGTTCTTAGAAACTATAGGGCTAATCTAGTAATAGGCTCTCCTAATGCCAATAATACATACAGTTTTGTTGAAGCGTGGGTTATGGGGCAGCCAGTAGTATGCTTTGGGCCAGAAATGTGGCAAACTAAATATTCTGAGCCAGCTACATTAATTGAAAATGGAGTTAATGGTTTTATAGGAAATACTGTTGATGAATGTATTGAATACTTGAATTTATTAGGTGATGATTTTGAGTTGGCTAAGAAAATAGGCGCGGCAGGCAGAGCTTCTGCCTTACAATATTATAGTAGAGATATATTAGCTGATAAGTGGAAAACTTTATTTGTACAAAATGGATTAATTTAATGGATATTTTATTATTAGGCGCTGGAAGAAGAATATCTTTAATTGAGCGTTTTCAGAAAAAAGGGTTTAATGTTTCAGTATATGAAACTGAAGACAACGCCCCTTCAAATTTAATAGCTAAAAATTGTAAACATCTTTATAATAATGATAAAGAGGTTTGCGCGGCCCATCCTTGGTATCTAGCTTGTATGGATAAATTAACTATATTAGATTATCCTAATTATATAGGAAGCCCATTCACTGCATCTTATGCTTGTTATGATAAGGCTGGTTTTGAAGCTATTGTTGGTTTTTACTTTGCTAAATATTATCCTTTTTCCAGAATGTGGGATTCCAAAATTATTAAACCGCGTTTTGGCAATAGTAGTAAAGGGTTTAGGCCAGCTAATTGGAATGAAGATTTTAATTATAAAACCGAAGTAATGCAAAAAAAACTTGATGGGGCCGAATACTCAGTAGATTGTTATTTCAATAGAAATTCAAAATTTATTGGTGGCGTATCTAGAATTAGACAAAGAGTCGCGGGCGGCGAGGTTATAGACTCACAAGTAGATATGAAATATGATATGCTTGAAGTCACTGCCACTATTGGTGAATTTTTTAATATGAGAGGTCCCGCATGCTTCCAATATATGCTTGCTGATGATGGGTCTTTCAAATTATTTGAGATAAACGCTAGGGCCGGTGGAGGAATTATTTTATCTATGGAAGCTGGATTAGATATCGCAGAATATATAAAACAGGAATATTATTTAGAAAAAGAAGTAAAGCCAATAGATTTAAATTCTATTAATAATGGCTTAATTATGAGAAGAGTTAATAAGGAGTTTTTCTTTAATGCCTAAAACTATAGTAATTGATATGGATGGAACTATATGTGAAGAGTGTAGCACTTTTGATAAGTATTGTGCGCAACCGAAGATTGGCGCGATTCAATCAATAAATCATTTATATGAAGAAGGTAATATAATTATTATTTATACGGCTCGCGCATGGCCTATGTTTAAAATGACTAAAGACTGGCTTGAAAAATATGGAGTAAACTACCATACTTTAATTTGTGGGAAGCCTCAAGCTGATTATTTTATAGATGATAGATCATTTACATCTATAAATCAATTTATGAATTATAAGAAGGATCATTTAAATGGCTAAGCCAAAAATTGCAGTATGCTCAATGTTTAGAGATTCACAGGTTTGGTTTAATAAACAAACTAATCAAGTATACAGATTGTTTTCATCTCTATTAGATCAAACATATGGATTTGAAAATTTACAATGTTATTTTTTAGAGGGTGACTCGTTAGATAACACTAATGAAGTTTTACAAAATCTTGTAGAAAAATATAGTAATGTAAAACTCTTTAATAAAGAGGCAACATTTAACAGCGTGGTCTCAACCACTAATAAAAATAGAATTAAATCAATGTCAAATTTAGGTTCGTATTTAATTAACCAAGTGGAAGAAGATTTAATATTTTGGGTAGAATCAGATCTTATTATAAAACCAGATATTATACAAAGACTTTATGATAGAATGACTAAAATTCCTGAAAGTGTTAGTTCTGTTATTTCCGCTCCTTGTTATTATGGTAAAGATGGCCAATTTTATGATACTTGGGCCTATAGGAATCTAGATGGTTCTAACTGGCGTCCAGATACTAATATGAGAAATTCTGGTATGGTAAAAATGCAGAGCGTTGGTTCTTGCGCGTTAATACGCCGAGCTAATAATCTCGCTGTTAATTTTGGTGACGGGGCTTTTGTTGAATTGTGTGAACGAGTTAATAATTCTGGTGGAGTTGTATACGCTGATTGCAATCAATCGGTAGAGCATCCAAGAAACGAATTCATATCAGGGAGATGGATATGATAGGTATAATGATAACTGCAACAAATAATTATTTCCCTTTAGGGTTAAGATTTGTTCATAGATATCTTAGGTTTTCTAAACAGGCAGAAGAAACTTTATTCTTTTTCTTTTCTGAAAAGGATCCTAGTGAATACCTTAAACAGCATGAATCTACTAAAGTGATATGGATAAAAACAGAACATAGTAATTGGTTAGAGGGCGTAAATAATAGATTCAAAAATACTATAGATTTTGTTTTTGGAAAAAATATAGATTATATATATAATATAGATTCTGACACTAATTTTGATAAAAGTTTTGAATTGCCAAAAGTTAATGGTATTGTGGCTGGTGAACATTTTGGTAATAATAGCTGGATGAAAGATAGAAAAAATTACGATAGAAATCCTCAATCTATGTCATACGTTCCAGAAAATACTCAATTACCACAAATGTATTATTTGGGCGCGTTTTGGGGAGGTGAGGTATCAAAAGTAAAAGAGATGTGCGCAACCCTCTATTTTTGGCAAGTGCAAGATAAAACAATTAATTATGAGCCAGGAGTAAATGATGAAAGTTATTTAAATAAATATCTTCATTATAATCCTCCAAACTATACAATCTTATATAAAGATTTCCCAATGATGATATCTTGTAAAGGGGGAATACAGAATATAAGATATAATAATCCTGCCCAAATAGAAAAACTTTTAAAAGATATTAAAATTGCTAATAATTGGAATATATTAAATGGAGTAGTACAACATGATTAAAAAAATATTAAAGTTTTTATCTGAATATTGGCCATTAGCTCTTGGAAGTTTATGTGCTTTATTTTTTGTAGGAGTGTCTATTGCTTTTTATTGTTCTGTAATAGCTTTTCAAGACTCTCGAAAAGCGCATAAAAACACACAAAAATTAGAACCTTTTATTGTTCTCGGTCAAGATTTGCGTGGTTATGAAATAAGGAAAGATCAAAGCAAATATTGGATTTTTACTAATGGTTCTGGTGAACCTGTAGTTGTAGATGTAACTTACAAGCCGGGGTTTTAATGAGATTATTTATTACTGGTGGTAGTGGTTATTTAGGCAAGCACTTAATAAAACACTACTATAATAAAGCAGACATCACTATTTTTTCTAGAGATGAAGCTAAGCAGTTTTTAATTAAGCAGCAATATCCAGATGTCAAATGCGTACTTGGAGATGTAAGAAATTATGATAGTCTTTTAAGAGCAATGAGACAATATTGGCCTACGCACGCAGTGTTTGCTGCTTCTATGAAACATATAGATGCTTGTAGAGATAATTATCAAGAAGCTAATGATATTATAGTTAAGGGCGCTTTCAATAGTAGACAAGCTGCTGAAGAATGCGGAGTAGATGCTGCATGTTTTATTTCTTCTGATAAAAGTAGAGCAGCGACAACTATTTATGGCTCAATGAAATACACGGCTGGTGAAGCTTTTATTACAAATCCAACTGATATGAAAGTTAATACTTTAGTATATGGAAATGTAATGAATAGTACTGGATCTATAATTCCTAAAATTTGGGAGACTATTAGATCTAACACCAATAGTTATGGTCGTTATCTATCTTTATATCATTCAGATATGACTAGATTTTTATATGATATTAAAGATGCTGTATCTTTAATTGATTATGCACTATCTCCGGAAGCTCCTAATGGAACTACTATGGTGCCATATATCAAAAGTTTTAAAATTATAGATTTATTTAATTTATATACCCAGCAATTTGGCTTGACATGGAATCTAAGCTCGCCAAGGCCTGGTGAAAAACTTCACGAAATTCTTATTTCTAAAGAAGAATGGGCTCGGACGACAGAAGATCCTTATAGATCATTATATTTTATCCATAATGATTTCCAGAATAAATTAAATTTTGATACAGATTTCTCAAGTAGAGATTATTGTATAAGCAAAACAGAATTAAAAATGTATTTAGAACAAAATGGATGGTTTAAATGAAGATATTTATATTCGGCGCGAATGGAATGCTGGGGTCATATTTAAGTAATTTTTTCTCTAACGCAAATGCCGTACCAATCACAAGACAAGATATAGATATAACTAAAGTAAATGCAAGATCTATTTCTTCATTTCTTAGAAACCGAGGGCTTAAATATGGAGACGTTGTTATTAATGCTGCTGGCATAATCAAACAACGCAAGTCAACGCCCGAGGAAATGTTTTTAGTTAATACCGTATTTCCTAAATATTTATCTGACATCTGCACAAAACTTGGGTCCAAAAATATACATATCTCTACTGATTGTGTATTTAGTGGTTTAGACAATAGTGTATATATGGAATCAGATTACCCTACTCCTAATGATTATTATGGTTTTACAAAATATGCTGGTGAACAGCATAATGTAACTTTAATCAGAACCTCAATAATTGGTGAAGATAAGACTGGCTTAAGTTTATTAGGCTGGGCGCGCAAAAACGCAGGTAAAGAGATAGACGGTTATATTAATCATTATTGGAATGGTTTAACTTGTTTAGAGTTGTGTAAGTATATAGATTGTTTATTAATAAAAGATAGGTTATTTACTGGTTTACAGCATGTGGCTACTAGCATAAAAATAAGTAAATATGAATTATTAAATATATATAACGAAGTATTTGATTTAGGATTAACTATCAAACCACTTCATGCTACCTATACTTGTGATAGATCATTATGGTCTATGAAAGAGAATACTTATGATAATATTGTTTATATTAAAAACGATTATCACCAGCAAATGAAAGAACTTAAAGATGCGAAAAATATTTATAGTGACTTCGGTCATAGAGGCATCTAATTCAGTATTTTCAACTGAAATTAGATTAACCCAAACAATAGATACTATTGAATCTATAAGTAGACAGCAGCCGTCAGCAGATATTATATTTGTTGACGGCTCGCCTAATTCTTATGCTAAAATTATCAAGCGGATCAATCCAAAAATAAATTATATGCATATAGCGCGCGAGCGGCCTGATTTGCTTAATGATGTATTATATAGTGATAATAAAAGTATAGGCGAGGCTACTTTAATTAAAGCAGTTATAGACCGTGATTTACTTAAATTATTAGATTATGATTTTATTATTAAGGCCACAGGTAGATATTATTATGAGAATTTAAATGATAAATATTTTCAAGAATCCTCTGTTAATAAATTTCTTTTTATACAGAGCAAAGATGATGTTAGAGAATGGAATAATGGGCGTGTGGATTACTCCTTAATTAAGGACCTAAGATACCCTGATGGCAAGCGCCATATATTTAAAACTGGTTTGTACGCATTATCTACTAAAAAACTTTGGCGTTTTAGGGATAAGCTTGCAAACATTATTACCAAACTAAAAAATCCTCTATACCAGAATTATGATATAGAGAATTTATTATATAATGAATTATTAGATGAGGTGGTGTCTAATAATATCATCAATGTTGATTGGAAAATTTTAGGTTGGTGCGCTAATGGTATTTTTGTTAATACTTAATCTTTGCGCCAAAAATAAGGAAATAATATATTTAATATATACTTTCTAGTTTCACAACTACAAGTGATATTATTTATATCTCTACCCCAATTCCATGGAAGATATTTTTTCTTCCATTTAATATAAGACGCGCTGGTTATCCCTACGCAATGAAGCCAGTGCTCAACTGAGTCGCCCAAGCCACCTGGGCGGCTTTTTAATTCTTTATATTGTGGATATAGTTTCATTAATAAAACCAATTATAAACTAGAAAAGTTAATAATATAGCTTGACATAGAGCTAGTGCATTAATTATTGTAAATGCATATTTTGGATTTAAATAAAGAATCCATCTCACGATTCCTAGTACAAGTATCGTCATAAACACTTTTATTGCTACGAACCGTGAAACGTCCCATTCATCACAATGTAGAATTAAACGAGCTATTGGATTAAGCTCATATTCTGGTAAATTATCACAATATTTAATTGTTAAATATACGTCTACAGAACTAACAAAACCTATGAAAAGCCAGCATAGATAAAACCAAACACATTTAATTTTGTCTGAGTATTTTTTCAGCATTTTTTATAGCTCTTTTAACTACTAGACGCGCTCCAGCCCTAATAAATGGCAGTTTGCGCCTATCTGCTTCGCTCTTTAACCAATCTAAAATAGTTTCTATATTATTATTACACCATTCGCAGCCATTAATATTCATCATGGCGGCATATCTATTGCATGAGCAGTTAGGTGTAGCTTCTATTCCAAACATTTTAAGAACTTTTTTCAACTCAGTACCGGGCCCGATTTGAGGGTCCCATAAATAAATTGGTTTGGTTGGCCTATCTTCTTTCTGTTTAGAAAGCATTAATTGGCCAGAACCTTCAGAGTTTATTTCTGCAATAAACCACTCTGGATTCGCATCTACCCATTTCTTCACGTAAGCAATAAACTCAACTCCACCAGAAGTGTAGTTATTGAATATAATTCTCTTTTGAGCCGAAGGTCCGGCCGCAGCTAAAAATGTATATAGATTAGTTTTATCCATTCCTAGTAATAATAGTACATCTACAGGTTCGATTTTCTGAGGGCGTTTAAAACCAAATCTTAAATCTATTAGATTATCTTTTGGTTTAATATTTTCAATACGCTCTATACTATTAGTATAAATCCAGTAAGTATCTGGTTTAGCTACTACTACAGGGATAGAATAATCTACAGTATCTCCAAACTCGCATACTGTTTTCATACCATCTATCTTTGATTTTAACCAAGCAAGTTCTGGCCTGTTTTTAGATATTATATCATAGGCTTCTTCTAAAGTTAAAGGTGTTTTAGATTTGGTTTCCATTAATAATTTTTCCCAATCCATTTCTTTAAATAAACCAGAACCAACAAAATGTTCTTTAACGGGTGTTAAATCTAACCCAAGCTCAGTGAAGCCAAGAATATAATTTCTTACTTTATTTTCTCTAGTTAGAGGATATTTAACTCCGCCCGGACGACCAAATCTATGCAACCATCTTAAAAATGGTAAACATATAGCTTTATGGCCTGCTTTTCTGAACTTCTCATGGATATAACCCTCTTCACCACCAAATCCGCGCATATCAGGATTAAACCCAAGCCACGCATGCTTCATACAAGTGAATAGACCTAATCCTTGTGCGGGAATTTCAAAAGGCTCTTCGTTGGGATCAGTAGCAAGTTCTTGATTAAACGTAAGTTTTTCTCCACAACTACATTTATTATCAACTATAGTTTGAGGGTTTAACTCCATAGTACAAGCTTGGCCTTCATTATTCTTACTATAAATAACGCCGCATTTGCATTTATACGCACTACCCCAAGTGCCCCACATTTCACTTCGCCAATATAAATTAAAGTGAGTGGCATAATTTTTTAAATTATCATAAAGCATTGGTCCAGAATATAAATTTTTAGTTTCTGGATCAGCGGTGTAAAATTCTATTAGTTTTTTAATAGCTTCTTTATCTAATAGAACATGACAGTCAATACATAGAACTGCATCGCCACTAGCTTCTTCAAACACCCTTTGTCTAGTTTGCGTAGTGCCGGTGCTTTCTTTCATTGCTATGTATTTAGCATTTGGCACCCAGCCCATAAATGATTTTACTGATTGGCCATGTGGCGAATCAGGAGAATTGTCAACCACTATAATTTCTACATCATTCAATTCATGATGCATTCTAAGTGATTGAATTGTAAAATAAACGCCGTCAAAATCCTCAAAATGAGCCATTCCAATTGTTAGTTTCATAATATCCTCTATCTTTTATCTTAAAACACTATCTTGTTTATGGAGGGGTTGTAGTGGTTGTAGTAGGAGTCGCGCATGGTAGGCTTGAAGGCCCTTCACAAGGCGATCCAATTACTCCGTATGGACACAGGCATTGAATTAATGTGCCAGCTACGCAATTACTGCTATCCAAATAATATTGATTAAATTCATTACATAAATAATTACATGATCCTGTACATGGTCCGTAACACACATCACAATCTGTTGCTGCTCCTTGCCATATACCTCCATTAGCTATACAGTTAGCTTCAGTAGTTTGTGTACAGCTATCTACTGGATAACCACAACAAGCGCCTTCTGGACCAGCTGTAGTGGTTGTAGTAGGAGCGGCTGTTGTAGTAGTGGTAGGTGCCGCAGTTGTTGTCGTGGTTGTAGTAGTTGTAGTTGTAGTTGCTGGAGGTTCTCCCGCGCATTCTGGATCTATAGCCCCAGAACAAGTTTCGCCTTCTGTCCAAGTACCAGATACTAAATTACAATGCGCCTCAGAGACATATTGACAATTATCTGTTGTCCAAGGAAGATTATAACAACATCTTCCACAAGGTGGTGGGCAACTTTCAACACAAGTTTCTCCTGGGTGCCATGCTCCACTAACAGCATTACATTGTGCTAATGTATAACCTTCAATACATTCTCCACATTCACCAGCTAAAACAATGTTAAAACAACAAGCGCCAGTAGGTGCTGAGGTTGTTGTTGTGCTTGTTGTAGTACTATTAGTAGTATCGCATCTAAAATATAAGCTTTGTGCTGGAAAACACGGTCCTCTAGCGTCTGGACAAGGACATCCTACATCACAAGTATCAGAACTTTTAACCCAAACTCCAGCCCAGCAAAAATAGTAACAACCTCCATTACAAGGAGCTGAAGTAGTGCTAGTAGTAGTTGAATTACAGCATTCCCAACAAGGATCTGGAGTCGTAGTCGGTTCAAGAGTGGTTGTAGTATTTAACGGTATACATGGACTAAAAGTTTTTACACAATCTTGTAACTCAGTTGGTTGTGGACAATAACACCTGTCACCATTAGGCGCTGGCGATGCACAATTTTGCACTGACAAGCAAATACCATAGCCAGGAATTTTTAACCACATGCAACCACCACCACAGCCTGGAGGCGCTATAGTTGTTGTAGTAGTAGCCGGTAATCTGTCACAGTCTGAAGTGTATGTATCACAAAAATCATTAGGTACACGATCAGGAGGTGTACATGTACATAGTTCAGTAGTTAAACCACCTATAGGACAATCATTATGTACAACGGCCCATGTTCTACCAGTATACCAACAATCTATATAAACCCATTCGCAATTTCCCTCGCATGGAGCTTCTGTTGTTGTTGTAGTAGTACTACCAGGATGAATAGTGGTAGTTGTTGTTGTATAACTTCCACAGTCACATGGTGGACATGTAGTAGTAGTACAATTAGGAGGCTCGCCTGGATTATATTCTGTACAAGATGTTGTAGTTTTTTGTCCAGTAAAAGTGGGACAGAATATTGGTTGAACACATTCACAATCACCAGGTGCTGGTGTAGTTGTAGTAGTGCTAGTTGTACTAGTAGTTGTTGTTTGTGATGGATTACAATCTATAGTAGTAGTTGTAGTACTAGTGGTTGTTGGCCCATCTGTTGTTGTAGTAGTAGTGCTAGTAGTTGTAGTACTTGTAGTAGTTGTAGTGGTGCCTTCACCACATGTATCACTTAATAATGTCCATGTTTTTCCATCATTAGATATCCATTCACAAGAGCCTGTGCATTTAGTTGGATATACTGGTGATAGTGTTGTTGTTGTGGTAGTTGACTCTATAGTTTCATAGCCATTTAATACCCAATACTCACAAGCATCAGTATCCCAATAGCAGATGACATGATCGCCGCCTTCATAAGCCTCATTTGTTTTGTTATTTACAACTATATTATTAGTACTATCTAAATAAATAGTGTTTCCATCACTGTCCCATAATGCAGAGCCTTTATCTTGATAAGCATTAGCTGAGCCGCCTACAGCCAAATCTTCTTTAAGAGTCGCGCTAATCATTTTATAAGCAGGTCTAGCAGTCCAAACTCTTCTGCTTCTATCCCACACTAAATCTACCGGGCCTACTGGCCAAGTTTTTGATTTTTTAAGCCAATTATCTAAGAACTGATCTTTTAAATTTTGTGTAGTAAATATACCGCTTTCGGCATCTTCTTCTGTATCAGAAGCATTTGGCACTGGTTTTCCATCTGTATCATAACCCCATCCTTGAATAACCATTGGGCCTTTAAAAGCGAAAAATCTATAATCTTCAGAATACGGATCTCCACTATTTAATTCTGTTACTATAGATGAAATATGGCTGTTAATTCCTGTATCAGCGTCCCCATCTCTAGCTATAATATCAAAATCATGGCCGCTTTGATATCCATAAGTAAAATCTGCTGGATTGGTTAGCGGGTTTAAATAATCAGCAGTGATTAGTATATCATAACTAGATAAACTTCCACTATCATAAGTAATAGGCGGTTGAGCGCCTCTAGGAGCGTGTTGCGAGCAATTTTCGCATTCAATTGGTTGAGCAAATCTAGGAAGCCCGCCACTACCGTGTAAAGATACTGGCCTAAAAATGCCATCTAATGACATTGCGGCTTTTTCATCCCAGTCTGAAGCCATTTCCTCTCTTAAAGTCGAGGCGTTTGCTATAACTACAGTAGCCGCGTCTTCTGTTTGGCCAGTATCTCTAGGGTTCCATATGCCTATAATAACTTCACTATAGGCTAATGGCGAGCGTTGTGTGCTTTTATTTTCTCGATTTCTTCTATCGTGCGGTTTATTGCCGCCTTTTGTGAAATCATTAAACCCTTTACTCACTATTTCTGCCCTGTACCAAATTTATTGAATAATTCTTGTCTTATATTTCCTATCTCTTTAACTCTATCTATTTTAGCTTTAGCGAAACGTCTAAAGCCTTTAGTATAAAGTTGGAAAACATAAGTGGTGGTAATGCCATCAGCACCGTAATTAATATTCATACTAGATATAATAGGTCCTAAAGTACCGGTCCATCCTACGGCCATTAAATCTACTGTACCCCAAGTTATTCCTGGAAAACTTAAAGAACTATTAGAAGTCATTGTCCTAGTGGCTATAATTCTCTGGCCCGCAATATAGCCAGAACCATTAAAAGCCATCATTTCCTCGCCTAATCTTCCTTTTGGTATCCCCGGAACTGTTATTGTTCCACTTTGACTCTTATACATTGTAGATACACCAAAAGTGACTTGGTCCAAGGCAGCAGCATTCAAAGCTGTCATACTCCCAAAATTCCATGGAGTTAAGCTATAATCGCTATTTACAGCTGTTGGGCCAGAGCCGTTGCCAAAATACCAAGGTCCATAAACTTCTTCATTATTAGTTAAAGCAACTGTCGCTGCGCTAGGAGTTCTTGGTCTACGAGCGCTCCATAAACTAACTGTAGAACCGCCAACACTTCTAACGCTTGGGTCTGCTTCTTGCTGAGCTTGTCTTAATATTGGGTTTGTGCCATCTATAACTTTACCATTTCTATTCCATAAATCGAATTGACCTTTTTCATTTATGGATTGCGGCAATTCTATAACTACTCTTGGGTCTGTTAAATTAGCAGCATCTCCAAACACGAACTGAGATTGTGTAGAGCATTTAGCCCATAAAATACCGTAATTGCCAGAATTAAAGTCTACATAACCATATTGGTCTTCATCTAAATTTTTAAAATCTATAGTTTGACCACTATCATATCTGACAAATGGCCTAATTCTACCATCGCCCAATCTAAAGAAATCCATAGCTACAGAAGTAGTGTCTATACCTAATAAATTAAAAAACTCAGTTCCACTATCTTCATTCCAACCGCCATCAGATACACTTCTACTAAAAGTAATTTCTCCAGTATCAGGGTCTCTTTTAGCACATAGCCAAGGTATTCTTACTTGGAACTTTTTACCATAATAATTTGATGCTAAATCTAAAACCCAGTTATACAATAAGTCTTCATCATTTTCTATAAGATTTTGTAAATCTTGGGCTGTTTTTACTTTCTTTAAATTTAAATAATGAAAGGGTTTTAGTATTTGATTTGCTACCGCTGGGCTATTATTCATTACGGTCATCCAATGAGCCATATCCCATAAACCTAATTGTGAGGTAGCATTACCTACAGAATGAACTGCTCTCAATAACTGCGCGGTTGGCCTATTATGAGTAAAAACATAACTTTTCCAAGACTCTTCTCCATCTAAAGCAGCTATTAGTTCATATTCTTCTAACTCTATATAATCTGGCACGTTCAATACTACTGTTTGATATTTTAAGGCTGCAGTATTAGCATCAAAATATACAGTAACAGGATCTGAAGTCATAGTTTTGGCGTCTAAATTCAAATCAACACCATTTGGTGTACACCAATCTATTCCACGACTCATTAACACATTACCATTATTATCTAGACCCCAATAAGGTTGTATAAAATCATCACTTAAATCATAATTGTATATATCTACTTCTTCAAACTCTTGAGTTGTAGGATTCCAATACTCTCCAGTTGTTTCAGAATAACCATTTGTCCCGCGCACATTTTCAACATAATACATTTGCTCTTTTCTAGGACCAAGTGTAAAATTATTAAAAGTGCCAATTCTTAATTCTTCCCCTACATTGGCAGATATTCTTCCGCACCCGCTATTATAAGAATCTAAAAATTGCGCAAGGGTATAGCTAGTGATTGGGCCAGTTCTATCTATAGTTCTTATTTTTATAAATTTATAGACAGTATTATCTTCACATACAGGAATTAGTTCTACCATAAACTCCATACCAGCATCTTCAATCACTTGAGAAATCATATCCCCAAGTATTGCTGATTGCCCCTCAAATCTATAATAATCTGGAGCTATAGGCACCTCTGATATATCTAATATATATCCTACATCATCTTCTCTTATTAAACCAAAACCACCACTTAGCCCAGGGATGAATTTAATTCTATTATTTTGTAAAAAATTAGATGTTGGAATTGATCCAGTATTAGCAACTAACCCACTAAGTAACACTACAGCGGTTCTAATCTTTACCCAAGGCATGCCTTTACCATAATTAGACGCGCCACCAAAAGACGCGCACGCCTGATATTCCCATAGCCCATAAGCATTAATAACATTAGGAACTGTAAAAGTGCCACCTTTATAATCATCTAAAATAACAGAGATGGAATTTAGTATATCTGTTGGGGCAGAAATATCTACAGTATAAATATTTAAACCGCCTGTACTATCATCTTTACTTACTTTTTGCACTATTCCTGAAAATTCAAAATCTCCATGTTTAAAGCAAACAGGGACGCCAATAAGATTCTGAGACTCGCCAATAAAACCTGGGTCAGCACCTGTCCACTCTTGTGTTTGAAAACATTCATCTAAATATAATTTAGGTAAATTTTCTGGACATACCGCTTTTGGATCTTCAACTAATACTACTGTTACGTTACCGCCTCCACCGAGCGCTTGCATGTCACCAGAAAAGCTTTTAACACTCAATCCTAAAAACAACCACTGGCGCGGGCATGAATCCGCACACGGCGTACAATTTACATAAGGTCCAGGCATCTTATCCTACTCCAGTACAACAATCTGAGAATGAAAAGGAGATACTTCTAGAGTAAGCTCCAGTTTTTGGGTTCCAACTTTCCTGATCTACATCTGTATACACCGAATCATACTGTCCAGTTAAATAATCATACCAATCATTAATTAAGTCATCTAATGTTGGTTTTGCTGGGCTAGTAATAAAACCACTATCTCCAGGGCAAAGCTTACCACAATCTAATACTAAAGTTGCATTTATAGTTTTACTACCTTTAGTTTTGATTCCTAAACATTGTAAAATAGGGCAAGGCCTGCCTAAAATTTGCAGCTCTGCATAAACATCTGTTGGATATTGATCTGTAACATCAATACTTTCATTTAATATCGTACAACCTGAAGGTGCTTCTAAACAGAAATTATCTGTTTCATAACTTGCTGCATAGGTTATTTGGCCAGCTACAGGAGAATGGGTGTGTGAAAATGTTGTGTAAACTGGTGTTAAACTTTCACCAGATATTGTTTGGCATCTTGTATGTAAAATACCGCTAGTATAACCCCAATATTCTAGCGCGCTTTCATATTTATTTTTAGTAATAGTATAGCAATTGCCGCTGTAATAACCACTCTCATAACCAACGATTGTACCTTGAACACTAATATTTCTAAGGCGACTATCTCTTGATGCTTGAATATCTACAGTAAAATCTTCTCTTGCGCTGTAAATATCTCCAGTATTTTGTGCTAATACCCAAGTTTCTGTGACTGAATACTCTCCAGCTGTAACACCAATTGAATTCGTTCTTATATGATTAAATAAATCATAAGAACCTATACAACCACCGCCTACATTAGTATTATACCATATTCCAGTATCCCATCCTAAAGCGCTTTCTACTTTATCTTTAGCTATCTTCCATCCTTCTACAAAAGAGATATCTCCAGTTGTACAAGTGTCTTTAGCTTGCGCTCTTACATTGTGTGTTATATTAAAAGTGCGTTTAGGACTTAGCTCCCCGGCAATATTAAAAAAGTTTTGCTCTACATCTAAAATTATATCCCAGCTTTCATCATAGCTAGTTATAGACGAGTCTACACAACATGTAATATCTGGAGAAGATATGCTATTAGTCTCTAGTTCTATTGTATATGGTAATGAAAAGACCATATTGTCTGGACTTTGCTGAAAAGATATATTTAATACTCTACAGCAAGCTTTAAATATCTCATCACCATCGCACTCTATTAATAGATCGCCGTCGCAGTTAAAAGTATCTAATAAAGTTTTTTTGGCTTCCATTATATTAGATATGCCGGCAGCAGTATCTACATTTAATGGAGGAAAAGCTGTTGGGTCTGGTCTTAAAATTAAACCTTGCAAACTAATAGTATATCCACACCCAATCTGCATTCCAGCTTGTGTTCTAGATATTTGTTTTGCTATAGATGTAATTAATGGACTCGGTGTTACCGGGGTTCCATTATAATATAGTATAACTGCTTGATTTTCTATTGGCATCTTAAATCCTTAACTTAGTTTTGAATAATTCATATTATTTGCGGTGGCAAAATCACTCAAAGCTTTATCTACTACGCTTTGGACGCTAGCTAAGACTGCATCATTTGCCCCGCCTCCTCCGCCTCCAGTAACAGCTCCAGTAACAGTAACATTTCCTTCTATATTAACTTTAGCAGAAGCTAGTAAACTGGCCGCTTTTTCAAAAGTTTGAGCGGCTGCTATAGCTGGTTCAAAATTAATACTACCAAAATCAATTTTACCTAATTGTTGTACGCTTTCGTTGAGACTATTAAACGCGTTTGATATATCAGTGATTACTTGTTTATCTTGGTCATTAAAGTATTGAGCCGCTTCTTCATTAGTTTTTAAAGCTTTTTCTAATTGATCTTTTTCTGGAGCGGTCGCGGCAACCTCATCTGTTCTTAAAGCAAGTTCGCTAATTTTTTTACCTTCGAACTCATAACCACTAGTATCTACACCTAATCTTTCGGTAGCCTTACCAAACTTATCTAAAGCTCTTCTAGCTTTTCTAGCCTGTCTAGAATCTCCACTTTGCTCTGCATTAGCTAGTTGTTCTTCTAAACGTTTCTTGATTTCACCTCTGTCAATATCAGATAAATTACTAATATTTCCACCGGCTTGGAATTGTTGTAATGAAGCATCTCCACGAGCATCAGCAGTCCCTAAAAGAACTTGCTTTTCTAATTCTTCAGCTTTTTTAGGATCTTTCTGTCTTTCATTCTCAATTGCTGCAGATAAACTACCTCTTTCTTCTTCTGTTAATTGACTGTAGTTTATTTGTCCAGTTTCTAAAGCTTTAAGTGCCTGCTGTCTTTTTTGTATTTGCTCTCTTTGTTGGTCTGAACCTAAAGCAAATTCCAGAGCTCCCTTTCTATCAACCGCTCTTGCTCTTAGTCTCTCTTCAAATTTAGTTAAAGCTAAAGCCGCATCTGCTGTATTAGTACTTAATACATTCATTGCCGCATCAACTGCTTTTATCTCAGTTGTAAGATTTGCCATCTCTTGCTGAGCATTTTTATTATTTATATCTAATTCATTTCTACGCTCTTCAAGTTTACTCTTTCTGTCTGTAAGTTCTTGAACAGAATAGTCTTGTCCAGTAGATTTATTAACACCTACTAAGTTTCTAACTTCTTGATTTTTTAAATCTACTTGTCGAGCTGCTAAATCAGTTGCTGTTGCTCCACTTAATGAGGCGTACTGATCTCTAAATTGAGCTGATTGTCTAACTGGATTAAATCTATTCTTTCTAGCTGTTAAACGAGCATCTGAATACTGATTCATTAATTGGACGCGCTGTCCAGTTAATTGATCTGCTGCTTGTGCTGCTTGTAATACTGTACCTTGATCTTCTGAAACTGTATCGTCAATAACTTTTTGAAAATCGCCAACTCTAAGTTTATCAGCGACTACATCTTCATTAGTACTTGTATTTCCAAGAATAGTTTGACTAAAACCTTCTCTTAATTTTTGGGCTTTTGTTGAATCATTTTCTAAATTTCTAGATATAAAATTTTCTAAAACTTTTTTAGATGCGGATGTTACATCACGACCGCTTGTTCCAATTTCTTTTTGGACTAAATCATTAAAATTCTGGCCAAAATCTTGTACTGTCCCAACTTCATCTGCCAATTTAGCCACTCTACTACCTTTACCAAAAACACTTTTAAGTTGTTCTTGGGCTTTATCTTTTGTAGCTTGGTCATAACCACCTCTATTACCTAATACTTGAGCTATGTTTGTAGCTCTACCAGCAGATGTTAAATCCCCAGTTCTTCTTGCTTGCGCCTGCTCTTGAAAATTAGCTATATTAAAACTTGAGGCGTCAGTAATAGCTTGAATTTTTGGAGCTATACTTTTTCTATTGTAAAATTCTTGTTCAGTTAAATCTTGTACTTTATCAGAAGATTGTTTTAATTGATTATCTATATCAAGTTGTTTTAGTCCAAGATTATTTCTATTTTCTAATTCTTTCTTTGTGGAATCAAATGTATCTGCATATTTATTATATCTTTGTCTCTTAATTTTTTTAGTTTTACCAGTGCTAGGGTCAAAAAAATCAAATTCATCTTCTCTAGATGTAAATTTTTTAATTAATTCATCTGTAGACAATTCTTGATTTTCTGCTTGCGATCTAAACGCGTCAAAAGCTGCTACGCCTTCAGTGCCTATATTGCCAAAAAATTCACTTTGTAATTGCAATTTATCTACAGAGCCTACTCGCTCTTCTGCTTTTTTTAATCTTTCTTGATCTCTTACACTAAAACTGGCGCTGCCTTGCGTAAATCTTTTCTTTCTAAGAAGAGCTATTTCATTTCTATCGACATCAGCTTGTCGTGTTAGTTCTGGCAACTGCTCATCTAATTTACCAATATAGTCTCCAGTGATTTGTTTCGCAATACCAATATCTTCATCTCTGCTTTCATAATATCTTTCTAAAGCTCTATCTGAATAACTTTTCCCCCGTCCAACACCAGTTAAATTTGAAAAAGCGGTAGTATATGTACTTCCAGAAAGAGGATTAACAAAATCTTTTACTTGTTGTATAGCTATCCCAGTATCATCTAAAACATCATTTTTAGTAGTAAAGGATAAATCCGCTCCTAGTTGTCCAGTATTTAATAGCGCTTGTTGTAATTGATTTTTATCATAGGAGGCTCCTGGAATACCTATATCAAAACCAAATGTTTCTTTATAATTATTAGCACTCCCACTTCTAGAAAAATTATCAAATTGTTTCTGTAAGCCGCCATAATTACGATCTTTAACACTAGTCGTAATTTGATCAGCAAGCTGTGTTTTTTGTAAATCTTGTTGTCTTTTAATAGCTTGATTTCTTAATTCAAAAATACTTATCCCAGCACCAGCTATTCCACCAGCTATTGCGCCGGGTATACCGGCGAATTGTGAACCAGTAGCTATACCACCGCCAATATTAGCAATTACAGATCCTGCTCCAGATATATATTGGTTTTCTGATGATGCTAGCACTGAACCAAGTGTAGTTGCTGCTAAACCACCTATGCCAACTTTTTGTAATCTGGCTTGTCTACGCAATTCCATACCTTGTCTTTTTTTCGCAACCGCTTTGGCTTGGCTTCTAGCTTGTTTCCTAGTTTTTTTATCGCCTTCTCCACTAGATAAAAATTCTAATGCGGCCTGCTCTTCGGCTATATCGCTATCGCTAAGTTTTTCTGACATAACTCCAGACTTAATAGCCGCCCCAGCTCTTAATAAAGCGCCTCTAATCCTTCCAGGTTTTTTATTTTTTGAACTTCTTATATCATCTAGACTAGCCATACTATTAAAGATTGGAGATGAACTAGCTCTAACATCCGCGTATGGATCGTCGGCTAATGCAGCTCTTTTTGCTGTTGTACCGCTTTGATCTTCTATTTTACTTAATTGCTCTGCAGCTTTTGCAGCTTTTTCTTGCGAAATAGTTGTTGTTTTTGTTTGTTCAGATAGAACTTGGAAAAATTTTGTAGTATCCGCACTTACACCTTGTAATTTAGATAAAGATATAGTGCCTTTTTGTACAGCGCTGGCAAACTCTTTAATATTATTAATGCCTGCTTTATTTAGTTCAGACCTGTTTGCTTTAAAAATTTGAGCAATATTATTTCTTAAATCTTCATTCCCGCCACCAATAACATTATTATTAGCGTCTCTTTGTATAGGAGCTAATTGAGATCTTAGCATATTTAATTTGCCTTGATCCATATCACTAACTTGTTGAGCTGCTATACTTGCAGATCTTGCTTCGTCTTCAGCATTAGCTAATTGGCCAGCATCTAAATAAGATTGAGCTCTTCCTGCGCTATAATCTCTGAAAGCTTCTGTTTTTTGCTTTCTTGTTAATGTATATGTATTTAGAAACTGTTGTCTGTTTAATAATTTTTGTTCTTTTGCTTCTACATCAGATAACTGTTTTAATAATGGGGCTTTTTGTTGTTGATTGCGAACTTGTTGAAATGTACTATTTTTACCTGACGGAGGATTGGCTGCGTCTATAGCATCTATTTGCTGCTGCAAAGATTCTTTTTGCTTTCCTGTTTTAGATAGAGCTTTTTCTACTCTTTTTTTCTCTTCATTATTAATAACATCTCTATTCAATGCTCCCATAGCTTTGTTAGCATTTATTGATGTGGCTCTTCTTTCACCTTCTTCTTTTACTAATCTAATGCCAAGTTCTGTGATTCTTTCTCTATTGCCTCTTATATTTGGATCTAGTTTTTCAGCTAGCCGTAAAGTTTTTTCTTCTATTGTATCATAAAAATCTAGGAATTTTTGTTCTGCTTTCGCTACTTTTTCTTTAGAAGCTCCGCTTGCTTTTAATTGTTCCGCCTCTTTTAATAAATTATCAGCTGCGAATCTTAAAGCTTGATTATATTTACTTAAAGCTTTTGATTGACCTGTTGTAATACTAGTTGTTAAATTTTCTACTGCTTTACCAAACTCTTTATTAGTTTCTAGAAATGTAGCTATTCCTTCAATTCTTGGAATTTGGCTAACATCTTCCATAGCTCTTTTAGCATACTTTTCTCTTTCTGGTTGAAAATAACTTCCATAGTCTTTCACTGTTGCTTTATCTATATTTAAAGCATGCGCCATTTCATGAGGAATTGTGTTATTATCCTCATAATAAAATTTATTTTTTTTGTTAAGGCCTATAGCATTACCATTTCTTACTGCGTAACCGACTCTATTTTGTGGTTTTGTGGCTACTTCTGCTGCGGGGATTGCGGCTATGCCAGCGGCCATCATATTCATTTCATCAATATTTGGCACCTTCCTACCAGTAGTTAAGAGGCTCATCATATTTTTGAAAAGGCCGCCCTTAGCCATTCTTCTAACTCTACCACCCCTTAACATATTTGAGGCTCTCTTATTTAATACATAAGAGCCTTCTGCTAAGAATGTTGGAAAGCTATCTGTATTTCCAGAACCTGGAACTGTTTTTAATCCTTGTCTATTTAATCTCTCTAAATTAGGAAGTCCTATTTGCTTAACTTCTTCTGGACTAAATACAATTTCTCCAGGCATGAGCATTGCATTAACATAGCCGCCGCGAGCGTAGCCCATATAATCATCATCATCACCATAATCAACCGTTCTTCTTTTCCTTTTAGTTTTATTATAAATTTCATCTACCATATCTGATGGCACAACAGGAGGTCTACCTAGAAATTTATCCATAAAAGGAATAGCGCTAACTACACCTGCCTGCCTGCGTGTAATTAAATCACTTGGGTTCTGCCCTCTCAAAATTGAAGCAGTTCCTTGAAGCACATTATATGCTTTTGGTGCTAAAATACTACCAACACCAGCAGCAAAACCAATTTGAAGTGTTGGGCTTAAAGTATCTATTAAAAATGTAACTGCTTGTGTTACACTTCTAATTTGATCAAGCATTATTTTAAAACCACTGCTCTCAGCAATTTTTGTACCGAAAGCTGCTAAATCCTGTCCTATTTTTGTTATTTTGACAGATAAGGATTCTGATGCTAATTCTGCATCTTTAGCTAAAGAATTATCGCCTTTTCTTGCTTCAGCTAGCGCTTCATAAGCATCTGCTACACCAGTAATAAGAGGTATGGCAATTTTAGCTTGTCTTACGCCACCACCGATAGCATTAGCTACTTCAATATATGTCGCAGTATTAGAACCTACATCTTGTAATGCTTTATTTAATTTAAGGGCCGCTTCTAATGTTCCAATAAATTCTCCTCTAGTATCTCTAAGAGAGAGATTTGCCCCTAATATTTCTTGTACTTTTTTTTCAACTGATGGGTCTTGTAATCTATTTATGACAGTTCTTAAACCAGTAGATATAACAGTATCTGGCAAACGTGTTGTGCTACGAATACTGGTGGTTATTGCAGCAAATTTTCTTAATGTGTCTAAATTTTTATTAGCGTTAGTTGATTTACCTAAACCTAAAGCATCTTCACTTAAAATACCTTCTGAAGCAGCAAAAACACCACCAGCGCTTTTAATACCTTCAATAATGTTACTGGCTTCAACAGCATATTTTTTAGATAGAGTATTTAATGTACTTAAAAATTTATCTACGTTTTTAGTAGAGCCATTTACATCTAATAATCTAAATTGTGAAATAGCAGACACAACACCTTCAGTAGTTTTTTCTAAATTACCGAATGTAGGCACTAATTGGGTATTAGCTAAACTCTTCATTAATCCTTGAATAGTTTTTAATCCAAAACCTGCCTGTGCTAAAGTATCTGAAGCTTCAAGCAAATCAGTTGATGCGACACCAACATTACGACTTAATTGAATAATACTAGATGAAAATCTATTAACTTCTGCTGCAGTATTACCAGTAATCTGTTGCAACTTAATTTGAGCACTATTAATTTTAATAATAGCATCAAAACCATAATCAATAGCCTGAACAATTTTCTGAACGCCTGCAGAAGCAATAGCGAATTTAGCAAATTGCGCAAATCTTGTGCTAATACCTCCGACAAACGAGTCAAATAAGTTAACTGTTTTATTTAACTTCTTTGTTTCTTTTTCTATTTCAGATGTAAAACTTCTATAACTAGAAATAGCTTTTTGAGTATTTCTTTCAATAGAAGATGACATTCCTTTTCCAAGATTTTCAGTCTCTCTAACAGCCTCTCTAATTTTATTTTTAATAGGGTCAATAGACTGAGCATTAACCCCTCTAACTGCCAAATCAACAGGAATAGAGCCGCCCAACTCTTTACGAATTTGAGCGGCTATCGCTGAGACACCTTTGTTCGGACTGAAGTTTAATTCAACTTGCCCGCGCAGTTTAAAATCGGCCATTATTTTTTACAACCTTATAACTAAGTTGCGACAGTTTCTGCGGTAACTACTACAGGATTATCATTTTCATCAAGGAATGGTTTAAACTCTTCTGGTTTAGGAGCGTCTACAGGAGTTAAATCTTTATTATAAAACCCGTATTTAACTAAGAATTCATTCTCAGGTAAAGTAGAAAAGAAATTACCTCTATCTGGATATAGTATTTCTACCATGGATGAAGCAGCCTTCTCTAATAACTCACTATCAGTGCAGTTCTCCCAATCTTGATATGTATTAAATACTTTCTTGCCTTCGGCATCAAATAAGCATGAATAAACTAAGAAATTAAACTTAGCATCTTCAGCCACGCTTTCTGCAGTCAAATCATCATATTTTGTTCTATAGCTAATCAAGCCATAAAGTTGCAATCTTAAAAGCTGCGCCTTTTCTGCACGCTCCTTCATCTCTTTAAGTTTAATTCCGCCAGTCTTTAAAGGCCTGATAAGCTCATCAATTTCATTACGCAGCTTATCCATCTTATCATAATCTTCTTGAGATAATAGTCCTAACTCTTTAAGCTTATCATCTAACCTATCTCTAGGCACGCTATCATTCTTAAGAGCTTTGTTATACTCAGTCATATATATCTTTTTGGCCGCGCTCTCAATATTAATAGTCGGCTCTATGACTTTGTAAGACTTGCTATTCAACTCAAAAGTTTTTGTAGTATTCATCCTATTGATCCTCTTTTCTTAAATTAAAATCATAACTAAAATTTGCATGTTCAATAATAAAATAGCTAAACTCTTTTTCTACTAAAGAAATCCTGCTATTGCCTAAATCTAATATTTTTGTTCTAGTGACTTGCCAAGCATCTCGCATCTTTTTTTGATTCTCGGTCAACTCATCATAATCTTTGCCATGTCCCCATAAAAATCCAAAATTATCTTCTATGGCGGCTAGCGCTCCTATCATTATAGTTTGCGCTTGTTTTTCTGTATAATTAAAAAGACTCCGCTTAGCTTGCTGAGCGTATCTTTCATTTCTTTGTCTTTTCATTTAATTTTCCTAAAAAGTTTTTGGCAACCATTTTATTTGCCTGATTATTCATATTATTAATTCTCTTGGCGTCGTCCGAATCTTTAGCAACAACAAATATATTACCGCCCTTTACGCCAGATCTATCTAATTGTTTGTCTATATCTCTTTTAGCTATATCGCCGTCACGCTTTCTACTATTATTGATTAACCAACCATCTAATAAATCTGAATCGTCTAATACTTCTTTATCTGGACAATTTGGATTTTGTTGAATCGCATCAAACATTTTAGAAGTATTAATAATAGTTATTTGTTCTTCATTCAATGAATTGGCGGCACGATTAAACAAGTTATCTTTGCATCCCCAATATAAAGACCATTCTTGATGCCTTGCTATTTTTCTATAAAAATCACTAGGTATCTGGTCAAAATTATTATACACCTTATTAACAAAAACATATGAATCAGTATTGATTTTTACCATGTTTTTATCATATAAACATTCAGATACAGTCCATAATTTAGTATTATAATCTGCCCATGCATCAGCAGTAATATTATAATAAGTATTCTTTTTACTTAATAATTTAGATAACTTTTTCCGCATGGCGTCTATAGTCTTTTTTAAGACCTTCATACTAAATTCAGATTTTTGCTGATATGCGAAAAGATAATCAACCTTAATATCATCTATTTTTGCCGGCAATTGATCTATCTCGTCTAATTCATTATTTGTAACCATCTTTTTAGATAGAGCTAAATCATAAGAATCTTCTAAAGTTATAAAACTATTAGCCAATCCTTCAAAATACTTCTCTTCATAAAAAAACTCCGCCTGGTGCAGTAAATCTACACAAGGCGGAGTATATATCACAAATTCATCGTTTAGTTTTAAATATGCTTTTCCTGAAAGCAAACGATAAATATATTTTTTTATCCTAGTATCATCAAACATTATTATAGCAAGAAGCTTGCTCGGTTAGTCCACCAAGTAGAACCTGAACTATGAGGATCAGCATCATGGATGACAGTAAAGTCATTGAAAGTTCTAAAAGTGTAACTTACATTGACTGAACCACCACCAGCATCACCGCCTGAATAATTCAATGATTGAAGCTTATTCTTTTTACCAAGGTAAATTCTAGTACCTTCGCAAGAAGCTATACGGATAGTATGATTCTTCAAATTCATATCGCCATTCCAGCAAGCGCTGTTACCAGTATTAAGAATACCATTTGCGGTAGCAGACACCAAACCGTGTGAGCGAGGTACAACCTGAATTTCAGTAGTGACTTCAACTGGGAACTGAATATAACGACAAACAGGTTCTAGAGTACCTAACTGGTCAGTTCGTTCACGAGTAACGTTAGCTGAAACAGTAATACTTTGAACATTAGATTCATAAGCATTGTCTACGAACTCATTAGTGCCTGAATTGCTAATACCATCAACTATACTTGGGAGAATAGTTGCATCTGGTTCAGCAACTTGTCCATTAGAATCCAAGCTAGCGGCATCATAAGCGAATATCAAATGTTGCTTACGATTAACACCATCAGGAGGATCTTGAACGCCAGTAAACTGACCATTAACAGTAATACCAGTAGAACGAGCTTGATCAGTGGCATTAAGAATATTAGCATCATTTGATACTAAAATATCATTACCAATGAAACCAATACTTTCACGGAAAGCATCTCCAACACTAAAAGTATAAGAAATGTTCTGATAATACATACCAGTCATCTGAACGGTAAATTCAGGAACGCCGCTAGCAGCATCATTAGTTGAATCAAAAATAGATAAAGCCAATGAGCAACGAGCATTTGCGCGACCTGCTAAAGTTGGGGTGGTCGCGTCACGGGTGGCAAGATGATAAATCAAAGGATTGCCATCTAATACTTTGTCTACAGTAACATTAGTATCTGGCAAGTCTTCTAACTGCTGATAAACTTCTAGTTTACCTAATTCGAATATTTCCTGCAATGGAACATCTAAACCTAGTGATAAGGTTTGGGCGCCTTTTACTGCAGTATATGTGCTGCTGCCTTCTCGTGCAATAGCTAATTGCTGGACAGCGAAATAAATACGATCACAACGAGCCATTATTATTTCTCCAAAAAAAAAGTACTATGTATTATACACCGGTTTTGCTATTTTGATGGGTTAAATATCTCAAATCTTAACCTTACCCTACCAATGTATAAACCTGGGGTAGGACTTTCAAACGATGATGAACCAACATTAACTATTCTAGTGCATTTCCAACCTGGTAAATCTGTGTATTGAGAGCCTGTCGGCACTCCATTGCAATTTAAGGGAAAAGCGCCGGAATCACTATTAAAAAGCGTAAAACTTTTATCATTTTGTAGTGTTAAAATAGATACAATTTTATCTCTTAAATGTGGATTTTCTGTAACTATATTAAATACTATGTCTTGGTAAACCCAATGGGCGCTACTGCCTAGCTGTGCCCCCTCTTGATATGAGGAAGATGTCTCTAAAACTATAGCTGGAGGTTGCACTCCATATTGTCTTAATAAATTATAAACTTCCTCATTAGATGGGGTGGTTTCTCCATTATACATACTATCTATTAATTTAAACCACCACTCTCCAGCCCCTTCCATATATACTTGCATTATTCTAAAAGAATATGAGGCTGTAATATTTCCAGATGTAATTGTACTACTTCTAACTTGTCCTAATGGATAATTGATCTCAAAATTATCTCCTGTATCTAGCACATTATTTACATAAATTTGTGGCTCTATTGGCTGTCCACTGTTGTATGTAACTTCTTCCCAAACCCAATCTTTTCTAGGAGCGGCCCAAATTTTATATCCAACTCCCACAGGAAGATCCACAGCAGTAAGATTGTAATAGTTTGTCCCACAGTCATTATTAACCCCAGTTTCCACGTCTTCCCACGCGCCTATTTTAAGAAACGCGTAGTCCAGCCATGCTTTAATGTTACGCTGCAACTCAGTAGCAAAATCTACTGAGGAAAAATCGGTTATATTATTAAAATCCCAATTATCGCAGCAACTCATAGTTTATTTACTTTTGTTTTATTGATAATAATATCTAAAACTCTATCTTGAAAAGCGGCGCTTTCTAAAATATTATCAACAAAATTAACTTTGCCAACCGCTGGCATAGTCCAACTTTTACTTTTAGATGGCCTCATTATTAAACCACCTACGCCAGATCTAGCATTTTTACGTCTTACGCCGTCAACATGCTCCACAGTCCAGTTACTAATAGTAATTGAATTTGCCTCTAATAATAGCCATTCCAGCCAATTGATTTCAGTGGCAGTGCCAAATCTTTTGCTGCGCCTATCATTATTAACAGATATATATTTAGACAGGGGTAAATTTAATACATCGCTATAATCTGAGCGTATAGCACCAATATTAATTACCATATCTAAATCTTTACCACTAGGACTTCTATCTTCTAGTGTTACTTTAATACCTTTTTGCCAAGTGTCTAATATATCATTTAAGCCTTGGTTTACTATATCATTACTTAAGCCTAAATGAGCCCTTAAATCATTTTTACCACTAGTGGTTAATGATTGCCAAGTTTCTGTATTTCTAACAAAACTTGTAAATAGCTCGCCTACAGCTACAGTAACTGGATATATTATTTTAGACAAAATGCGCCATACTTTTATCTTTACAGCGCGTGTCATCTCTATTTCATTTACATCAAATATTACTCTTGCATTTATCATTGCTTAATCCAAATAATAGAGTAATATTCATAACCGGGTCCAAAACCGCATGGCTCAGGCACGCTATCTCTTCTATAAGATACACCATCTATTTTGATTTTTCCGATTTTTATTAGCTTTTCTTTATTTTCTAAATTAACTACAGTTCGTACAAAACTTTCATTAATTAAAGCTTGGTTCTTAAAAACATAAGCTTTTTCATTATAGAATACTGCTAAGTCCAGTGTTTCTTCTACTGTGGTAATATCACAAGCTGTTTGATTAATCTGCCCCGGTATACCATATTTATTAATCCCGGCAGTATTACAATTATTGTATACAGGAATTTCATAAATCAATGTAACTGGGCGCACGCACCCGCAAGAACCATCTAAAATAGATGATATCTGTTCAAGCCATTTCTCTTTTAATTTTTTTATAGCTCTATCTAGTGGGCGCATTGATCAACTCGTCTCTATAAGCTCTACCTAAATAATAAGTTTTATCATCTATTGTTTGAGCTATTTCTTTAATTACCATCATAGTTTCTTCGTTATTAGGAAATTTAATACCTCTTTTGACAGCTGTTTTTAAAGGGCTTAAGGCAGCTTCAGTATCTAACTCTTTTAAAGTTTTCCATACTTTTGGATAACCAGCAAAGATTTCTTCATCACTTTTCCCCACTGCGTCTTCACGTCTTTTCCCCATTGGTAATAAAATACAAATTTCATAAGATGTCGAAACATATTCATATATGCCACGACTATTTTTACGCCATTCTGGATGATTGCTATTGATAACAAGTAATTCTAATTGGCTTATTCGCTTTTCTTGCTCTTCTGCCATCTTTTTATACTTGTCTCTTTCCATAGCATCAAATTCACGACGGTCTTTTCTCTCAGAATCTTGTACTTCTTTACGATATTTAAGAAAAGTAATTAAACCACCACCAAGAATAAAGGTGATGAATGGCATTATATAATCTTGAATATCGCCCATATTAACCTCAAGGTATCATAAATATAAATTTAATAGTTGATGCTATTTTACTATAAAGCTCTGGGAAAAGTCTCGCAAATACCGCTCTAATTAACGCCAAACCTAACAGTATACCTATAATTACACCAAATATTTTAAGCGCAATATAGAAGATTCCATTTATAATTTTATGGATCCAATTAGCTAACGCCTCTAATGGGCGCAGTCTTAAATCGACAGAATTAAGCCTTTCTTCTATATTTTTTTGCCTTGCATCTATCCGTTCAACAATTATGTCTATTAAACGTCTACGCTCTCTTTCTTGATTTATTTGCTCTATTAAATTAGGTAATAAATTTAATCTATCATTTATATCTTTTAAAGAAGCAAGTCTATCATCAAAAAGCTGCCTAATTTTATCTAAAACACGTGCTCTCTCAAGCTCATTTTTATTAAATAATTCATCAACTTTATTAGATACTTCTTCAACTAAATTTCTAATAGGTTGAAAATCTGGCTTAAGCTCTAAATTACTTAATATCTTCTTTAACTCTTCAATTTGATTTCTTAAAGGTTGAAAGTTATCTCTTTCAGTTAAACCTTGAAGTCTTTCGTCTATCTCTATAATTCTAGAAGAGATTAAACCTAATAGGGCGCGTTGTGTTTTAGACTCTTGCCTGATACTTTCTAATATCTTATCAAACAACCCATCTTGAATATTCTCATCTTGAGTAACTACTGGTGACGGAACTGGTAGTGGAGGAAATTCATCTTGCACTAAAGCTGTAGAAACTAAAATTCCAAATGCTACAAAAAATTCGCTAATCATTAAAAAAACCTTCTAAATCAGAATTGTTCCAAAACGTTCTGACTCCTTTCCCATTCTTATCTACTTTATATTTAAATAATTTAGGTATAGATTTATCTGTACCTTCTAGTAGTTTTTTCCTTAATGCTTCTTCTTTATCGTAATCTACTAAGACGACGCTTTTTCCTTTAGGGAATATAGTCTTCTTTAACTGTTCTTTTAATCTTTGGCATGGAGGACACCAATCTGCACTAACTAATATATAGTATGTACCTTCTTTAAAACTATTTTTTGAGTATGATTCTTTTATAAAATCATTATAGTTTTTAAAGCCGCCAATTTTCTCTTGAGTAAAGCCTAGACAAGGCAATAAACAAAATAAAAGAACAGTTAAATACCTTACCATAGATTATTATTAATCTCCTGAGCTGGATAGCCTTTAAAATTAGATAAAGCGTATGAATCTTGCTGCTTAAGCATTCTATCTGCTGCATCAGCATCTACCCAGAACGAGCCTTCTGGTTGATTATGGCGTTTAGGGCCATCGATCCAATTTTCACCCCATGAATTAATACAAAGCAAACCTGGGCGTTTATACTCATCATCAACACTAGAGAATAACATACAATGGGCCCATCTACCTTGTGGTCTAGCAAAACCTTCTGAATCGCGCTTCATAGTGAAGCCTTGATTTGAGCAAACTACAACTGGATAACCATTAGCGATTGCATCACGCGCCTCTTCATACGAAGTAACAAGAGCGGTAGTTTGGATTGGATGCTCATCAGCTGTTGGCTCCAACTCATAAGGTAATTCATTAAAACCCCAAGCCTTAGCTACTTTACCAGAATAGTTAGTTAAATCATATTTATCATATTTTTTTCTCAATAGAGTTCCGTTGTCTTTAACTGCTTTTTGAGCCCAAGAACCTAAAGAACCATCCATATTCCTTAATCTACCTTGACCTTGAATAACTCTACTAGTACCATAAATCCATTCTGTTGCAGTTAATACTCCTGGCCATTTTTCTGATTCTTTACGAAGTAAAATTTCAACAGCCATTAATACTTCAATGCCTTTAGCATAACCATGGCTTACACAATCGCCAATAGTTTGAGTATTAATAGGAAAAGTTCCATTCCACAACTTTGTTAAAGCTTCATGTAATAATACTATTTTCTTCTCGCCTGTGCCACTTAAATTCCAAGCCGTGCTGCCGAAAAGTTTTGAAAAACTTAAAATCTCATCATGAGCTTTCGCTACACTATAATCTCTTTCTTCAGGAGCAATCCAACCAAATTCTTGACTCATTTCAATAACCATCTCTTTCTTCAGACATTCTCTTTACTTTTATTCCAAACTTATCTAATATACTTTCTAATTTCGCCCATGCATTAAAATAATCTAATATAGGATTTAATATATTACTTAATACACAATAACATTTATTATATGGAGGTTTGTGATGCTTAGCGTGTTGATATTTTGTTTGTACTATAGCTGCTTCTTGTAAATAAGTAATAAAAATATTGTTTTGACTTCTATGATTCCAAGCATGAACTTCGTTGCCCATAGAAGTAAAAAAACCAATTAATACCACCCAATATAAATCGATACCTAAAATTAATAAGAAAGGAGCTAAACAAACAGTTAAAAGAATAGGGACTAAATTCCTTGTTAGAAAAGTACCCATTCTACCCATTAAGCCAGGTTGTTTGTGATGTTCAATATTATGAACGCCTATACCAAACGGCCAATCTTTTGTAGCATAGGCATCTTCAATCCAATGAAAGAGCCCAGTAAAAAAATCAGCTATTAAAAAACACGCTAAGATTTCACCAATCATTTAATTGCTTTTAAACCTTTCGCCACTTCCAAATAGGCTGCTATATATTCGTCCTTGTCTGGAGAAACTGTTTTCATTAAATCAACATATTTAGCATTAAAATTTGACCATTTATTTCTAACTTCATCAGTCAATCTATCTTTTAATAAAGAAGATAATTCTGTGGCCATTTGTTGTGGAGACATATTTAAACCAGCGGCTCTAGAAGCAATAGTTTCAAAACATGTAGCTAACACTTTTGCTTCCGGGCCTTTATTATCTGATCTTACTTCTGTCGCAGCTTTATATATTTCTAAAGCCAGCCCGTCTAAATCTGGAGGATTTGGGTTTGGGTTAGGGTTAGGATTTGGGTCAGGTTCTGGACCAGGAGGCGTTGGATTAACAGTATCTCCAAGTATTTCTATATAAGAAAAAGTTTTATCAAGTTTTTCCCCATAGCTAGTAATTAATATCTTATACAAACCGGGGCGGCTTGTAAAAACATATTTACCATCTTGTAATGGGAGACATTCTACAGTTTCAGATTCTAAAACTTCAACATCGCGGCCAGATACTTTAATTTTATATACTCTATGTATACTGATATCTACAACTTTAGATGCTTCTACTGGCTTATAATCAAAAACTATTAATTTATAGGCTTCGCTTTTTTCAGGCGAATCTATTTGAGCAAACACTAATGAACAACTTAAGAAAACAAATAATAAACTTAATAATACCTTTTTCATCTTATAACCCTGTCAATTCTTTAATAATCTTTAAACTTGGACCATTTGTAGGAGCGCCAATTAAAGCTCCATTTACTCTTTCATGCCTATTACTATAAGTCACAGTAGCAACTACGCTTATAATTTCACCTTTATCATTCAATATTGGACCGCCGCTATCACCTTGCATAGCAAAACCTAATACGCAAGTACCTTTATCATCGCATATAGCTATTTTAGAACTAAAATGTCTAACTTTATCAGACCCGCCGCCAAAACCTAAAATCTGACAATCTCCATATAAATTTGGCAAATCTTTAGCTATCTTTAAAGGTTGTATATCATCAGGTATACATGCCTTAACTAATGCTGCGTCATTTTTATGTCCTGAAACTTCATACATCTCATCATATAATTTGATCTTAACAGCATTCTCGCTTTTCTTACCATTATAAAAATTGATATCCATTAAATCGCAATCTGCTACATGGGCAGCAGTTAATATTCGACCGTAATACCAGCCTTTTGGACAACCTTCTTGATTTTCTTCTTTAAAAATAACTGATCCAGAACCTAAACCTATAAAATCGCCTTTTGGATTAGCTTCTGTTTTTTTTCTACAAGTAATCTTTACAACTGATTTTTTAATTTCAGATTCTTCTATAAAACGCCATATTTCAGGCCTGTCGATACCTACTTGAGAAAAAAGAGAGGGTGTGTTAAAAAGAAAATAAACAGAAATGAAAATAGAAAATAATAATTTCTTCATGACACACCTCTTAGATGGTTATGGCGGAAGCGAAATTTTCATAAAAACACTCTATTCTACAGGTCTTATAACAAATTTAACAGTCCTATCAGCGGTTTGATTTGAACTCGTGACGAGTTTTATAAACGAAGCTCCGCTAAAAACTTCAGGATCTACTGGAACATAACATCCTGTAGAAATAGTAATCGAATAATTCGAAGCGCCGCCTACGCTTTTTATTGTATTAAATGTGCCACTTGATTCATCTGAGCTGGTAAAAGTGCCAGAATTAGATGAAAAAGTGTTTGGAAAATACAAACCTACTAACTGAGATTTGTCATCTTTCCAAAAGCCACAGTCAATAACTGAACTTGTATTAGAGCCGCTATCAATAGAGCCTTCTACTATTTGATAGCTAGATAAATCAAACTCGGCGCGACTTGTCCCATCCACATCAAATTCAAAATTTGATTGTTTCACGCCATTTAAACTTGTTATATAATATATATCATTAACATCAGCATCTGGCTTTAATGTATAGATATACTTTTTATTTGGATCGCTAGGTTGTAATACGGCCATTTTTTACCTCTTTTTATATAAAAAAATCTATATATTATACACCGTTATTTACTATAGTAGATAAGTAATTCTTAATATCGCCATTTGGCATATGATATACATCAAATATTTCTGGTTTATCCTTATAAATACCCGCAAAAATAGCCTCTTCTGTACCTATATATCCCATACTTAAAGCTTTATCTAAAAAGTCATAAAAATAAGTATTTAATTCATTGATTGCATCTAACCCCCCTCCAAAAATACTAGCTCTTAATACTTTTAATGGAGTCGACTTGCAAAGTTTTTTGTACCCATCTTTTGAAAATCCATGAATTTCTGTGTATATGGGATAAGGATAAGATGCTATAAATAAATTATCTGTTTGTATTTTATTAAAGTCTACATCTTTTATAAAATTTATATTATAACTATTACATATACCAGAATCTATCCAAAAATATCTTTTTCCTTGAAAACAATACTTACTATTATATACCGCATATTTTAAAAATTCTATTTTATGCAAGGTTAAAGATATATAGTCTGGATTAGTTATAACGCTATCATACATCCAACTAGATTGAGTTTTCCATTCTTTTGTATTTGTTATCTCAACAATCTTATTATGATAATACATTCTTCTTATATCATTTAAAGACCTAAAATGTACTATTGCTTTTTTTCCGCCAGTCATTGCGCTTATTTTTTCATAATATTTTTCATCAGCAAAAATAACAAGCGGAACGTTTGCCTCTAATAATTTCTGTAAACCATTTATATAATGATCTTCAAAACTTCTATTGTCTATTTTATCTCTATTAATATCTATTAAAGCAGTAACTAAAACATTTTCATATTCTGTATGATCTTTATCAGTGTTTCTAACTTGTAAAGCTAATTCATCATATTTATAATAATCTACCCAAGGTAAAGTTCTATTATTAGATAACTCTTTTGGAAAAAGTGTTTCTGGCGTAGTAATTTCATTTGGCCTTTTATTAACCATTATACTTTCATTATCGCCAGTATGTATCACACATTTTTTATTTAAATAAACACCTTTAAAACCAAGCCCAAAAAACTTCCTATCTATATTCCATTCATTATAATATTTTTCTACACGCCCTAATAATATTAAATCTTCTCTTCTTTTAAGATTAGGACTCCCTTGCCAAATAAACCAATGAAAATGATTTTTAGTTATACGCCAAGGCTTCTTATAATAAAAACTATTATCTATTAATTGATCTTCATAAGAATCAATACATTCTTCTTGAAAAGTTCTCCAAGAAATATCTATAGATCCTATATCTCTATATTTTTCTAAAATATCTTTTGATAGAGATAAATATCCTGTATCTATAAAATGCCAATCTTCTTCTAGATAAAAAATGTATTTGGTAGAGCAAAAAGATGTCATAAAATCTTGTGCCCACCAAAGACCGCGATTTTCTGGAAAGCAAATTATATCTGCTATTTCCCCGTATTTTTCGACTAATTTTTCAAAAACACCATCTATAGCGCTATCATCTACTATAACTATTTTTGTTATAATATCTCTAGTCCTAAGAAAAGACTCCATCGTTTTTTCTAACAAATGGAGTCTATTGCAACTTAAGACATATGTAGTGATTTCACTCTCTGGTTGATCAATAGTATGTATTTTAATTTTAGACACGTTTTAACACCATTAAATTATTAACAAACCAACCCATATAATATCCTTGAGTAACATGATTAATAATAGAATTTTCTATATCATAATCTCTCTCAAAACCTTCTTTTTTAAATTTCTCTTGCCAGTATTCTTTAGGTTGACAATTAATATGGCCTGTTCCACCTTGCCCAGGTTTTGCGGCAGTCCATATGACTACACCACCACTAGCAACATTTTTACAAACTGTTTTAACAACATTATCAGATAATTTTTCATGTATATGTTCAGCAACTTCTAAGCACATAACAATATTTCCAAGATCATTAACTGAAAATAGATCTGCGTGTATTAAATTTGGCTTTCCTTTTACTTTAGGATCTATATCATAACCTATTGCGTTAAAATCTTGATCTCTTAAAGCGTTAACATAAGTCCCTAAACCACAACCTAGATCAATAATTTTAGCATCTGGAATTGCGTGTTGTTTTATCCAAACAGCTAAATTTTCTGCAAAAGGTTTTTCTTCTTTATCTATTTGTTCTAAATCACAGTTTTCACTAATCTGATACCACCCATTTCCAGTGTAAACATTCATTATATCGTTAAAATATTTTTCATATTTTGGCGCTATGTTTTCTAAAGAAAATTTCTCCCCTTGTTTTCTGCAGTCGGCAGGATTAATTTTATCTATATTAAGTGCGGCATTTACAAAATCTTCAAATGTTCTACATCTATAGCCAGTAACTCCTTCTATATTATTCTCGCTGAAGGCTCCCCAGTCTGTTGTAATAGTTGGGGTTCCGCATAATAAATTCTCTATTTGGACTCCGCCAAATGGCTCTACATACATACTAGGTAAAAAACTACCTTTAGCATTTTTCATTAATTCTTTTCTTTTATTTATATCTGCATAACCAACATATTCACAATGAGGTGGTAAATAATAACCCTCTTCTTTTTGTCCAGCTATAATAAGTTTTGCGCCTATTTTTTCTGTAACTTGAATAGCTATATTTACGCCTTTACCATCATAAACTCTTCCTAAATAAAGAAAATAATCTTGTTTTTTATCTGAATACTCAAATTCGTCTAAATCAAAATAATTAGGAATAACTACATCATACCAACTCTGTCTGCATTCTCCAACATTTTTAAGGCCGCAATAAGCATGATAGATCGCATAAGACTCAAAAACTTTCCAGTTGGCCCAATGGCCTGCTGCATAACCTATCCCAGGTTCTACACAAATTAAGTCCGAATGAGCATCGCATATTGGCTTAACACCTTGACCCCAAAAAGGTAAAATAAAATCTAGTGGTTGTTTTCTTTTTTCTATTTCTAAAATAGCGTTTTTATAGAAAGTTTGATAAGCATGATCCATGGTATCAAATTTAAAGAAATTTTTCCGCCAATCATAACTTCCATAAGCTATTTCTAAATCTTTGTTAGTAGTTACAGTTACATGCTCATCACAAATCAGATTAGATTCCTCATGGCCATAATGTATTATATGATGACCACGGGCCTTCATCATTTTACCAAATTTTAAAACCTTCTGAGTGTATGCACAAGCGGAATATTCTGGATTTGTAACTGTGTGTGGCAAACCCAATATGTGAAAACGAAATTTTTTACTCATCGCGCGTCCTTAAAATTAGCATTATTTAGGTGTAGCTGTCTCTAAACTTCCATCTTGATTCCAAGTAAAATCATATGGAGGAAGTAATCTATTTAAATCTACTAAATTTTCTTTACCTACTGCTTGAGCAACTGAATATAACATTTGTACTCTAGCCCATGCTACAGCCATAACAGTATAAGCGCTAGGGCCTAAAGCTGTTAATATATCTAAACCGCTAGGTCCACCTTGAGCTTCTAGCCCCCAAAAAGAATTAAAATCATTATATGCTGTATTTAACATACGATCAAAAGTATTATTGGCAGAAAAAATAATTTTAGCAGCTACTTGCTGTGCTGTTGGGGCATTACTAACTGATGCATTATCAAATAACATTATTATACCTCATAATTAAAAACGTCAAAATACCATCTATTGCTATTAACTATAAAACTTGAATCTTCATAAATATCTTCCCAGTCTCGCGGTTTTACTGATTTTAGTACTGGTTTTATTGAATGGTCCCCAAAAGGGCCAAAATATTTACTATCTTCATAAACTTGTTTCTTTATATTATTAAAATCATGCTGAAAATATTCTATTTGCAAATAACAATAAATCTTGTTCATTGTTTCGTCTGGCTTATTACATAAATCCTCATACTTAACAAATAATATATTTTTATCAATCTTCCTTTGAAAAGTATCAATAGTTCTTTGTAAAGCTAAACCGATAGGTTGTGTTGATAGCCAGTGCTCTACTCTTTGAACAACAGTCATATTTTTAATAGCTGCTGGATTATCGGGCCCTACTGGATTATGTCTATTTATACGATAAATTCTTTCAAAAGAAGCTAAAATACTTCTTAAATCTCTAACCATACATATCATTTTTGGCGCCATATTCCATTGATCAACCCATTCATAATAGTGAGTCCAGCCCCTATTTTTATCAATAATATAAGGCCTATTAGTGATTGCGCTATAATATGAGTGGGCCATCCCATGGCACATATTAATAAAAGCTGCAGCCATAGTATGCGGCTCTTGAGACATTACTTCTGGCAAGTTATAATTAGATCTTGCGCCGTATTGATACTCAAGTAATGGAGATGTAGAAGATGCGTAAATTAGTGGATTTTGATGAAGAATAACTTGTAAAAGTTCGCTTCCGCTTCTAGGCATCGAAGAATTAAAAAACAATCTTTGCATAAAAAATCCTTATAAAAGTCCTATTATAGATATACACCAAACTAATATTTGTCATAAAGATGTTTAGAAACTTTTTTGTAAAGCTCAAAATCTTTATAATAATAATCTAAAATAAAGTTTATATGTTCTTGTTTTAATTTTACTTTTTTGTTAGATTTATTAAGATTATCTATTTTAGAGATACCTATAAAATTGGCCATTGTTTCTATTTGTTCTGGAAACTTAAATAAATGCGCTTCATTAGTTATTAGTTTAAATTGTTCCCTAAAATGCCCGTCTTCTCTAAGTCTTTTAGGTTTACTATATATTGGAAAGTGATAATATTCATCATTTAATAAACACTTTACTGCTTCATCAATATTTATACCTGTTTCATTTATGGCTGAAGCAAATCTTTCTATTGGATCCCTGACTAAACATACTACTGGTTTATTAGGAATTTGAATTTTAGGGCATAGTAATATATATTTTGGCCCATGGAATACTGTAGAAGTATCATTTATCTCTTTATCTATATCTGGATAAAAAGTATTTATTATAGCTTTAGCAAATGAAGTGCAACCAACTTTAGGATTAATGGCTACACAATAATTTGGCGTTTTATAATAATATATCATCTTCTAAAAGGTATTATTCCTAAAGAACCTATTAAATCTTTTATAGTTGTTACTGCTCCTCCAACAACATCTTTAATTGCTAAATGAACAGCTGCTCTATCATCAGTTGGGCCAAAAAAGCCTACACTTCTAGCTCCAGTGCCAGCCGTTGTCTCTCTTACAACTCCACATACTCTAGTCCCAAAATCTATTCCATGTATCCATGTGCTATTAGCACTATCTGGATATAAAGTATTAAACGCTGGAGATGATGGTAACGTAGTTCCAAAATCGTCTGCCCCACAATTTATTGCGGCAAATCTTACTGAATTACCAGTTCCAGAACTTCCGTCTGTAACAGATTGTGATGCTATAGCTCCGTCATTTTGTAATAAAACTATACCTGCTGTATGCACATCTGAATTTTGACTAGATGTGACAGTTATTGCAACTGCATACATTTCATTAGCATTATTATTTCTATTAACTGTTACTGTTTGAGCTCCAGTTGGCACGCTACTTCCTAAAAACCATGCTTTACAATCACCAGGCTCACCGCCTGTATCAACAGCTCTCCAACCACCAACTGTTGTTAAACTAGAGCTTCCATAACTAACTGATGTCGCATCATCAGCATTTGCATTAACAAAAGTAAATACAAGAACTCCTTTTGGAGTTCCTACAGGCGTATGTGTCCAAGTAAAACTTGATTGATTTGTTGAACCAGTTGTCCCAGTATGGGATTCACTTCCAGCGTCATATGCTATAGCCATTTTTAACTCTCAATAGTATAATAATCTACCTGAACTATCAAACTCCCAGTTGTTGGAACAGAACAAGTTATATATAATTCTTCTCCATCTCCTCCTATACCAACTATACCACTACCATTGCCTTTAACTACACCAGATCCTGCTGGTATATTTGGATGACTTAAAACTACTTTAGTAACAGCATCTGCTCCTGAAGTACCTTGGGCGGGTACTCCACCAGTTCCAAAACCAAGTCTAACTGATGTATTAACTGTATTTGCTGCTGATGCAGTAACAGTAATGCTTGTAATTACATATTTTGTTCCTGGTGATATTAGTGGTAAAACATTATCATTTGTTTGGGCTCCTGTGGTAAAATATTCTGCAGATTGAATATTTGGATGACCCCCTATAGTCCATAATATTCCATGCCTATTAGCATATAAATCTGTTCTATCGGCAGCAGCTACGGCCGCAGGGTTTGAACTATGGGCAATTGCTTTTGCGCCTATTTTTTGCGGATTCCCAGAATCGACTCCATCATGAGCAACATCTCCAACAGCAGTCACTGTGCCATCTACAGTTATTGATGCTCCTGCATCAGCTATATTTAAAGCGCCTGTTGTTGTTAACCAAAATCTACTTAAATCACCATTAGTAACAGCTGTAGGTGTTACAGATGATCCAACTCCACCAACTAAAATGGGATTATTTCCAGATAATGGGGCATCATGGGCTTGAATGCCGCCAACAGCTATTGTTCCAGCCGTTCCTCCATTTACTACTGAGGTTCCACCCCACTGGCCAACCGCAACCTCTAATTGATTGCTTGTATTGACAGACGCAACTTCTGTTCCATCTGTAAGTTTTATTCTTTCAACGAATGACATATTTTTTTCCTATTTATTATATTATAAACCAGTTTGCATTATTACTTACTAAAGTTACACTTGTATATTGAAATTCTATAGTTTTTGTGGCACTATCATCTACAGTTTGTGTAGAGTTAGGATCTATTATAACTGTATTTGCAGATGAATCTGTTTTTTTAATAATTATTCTTGCAGTGTTTCCTACTGCAGTGGGTAGATTAACAGTTAAACTTCCAGATGTTGCATTTGCTAAAACTACAACCATTCCGCTTGTTTCACTGATACTTGTTGTTGCTGTTGGAGAGTATACTACTGGTGCTCCTAAAGGACCTGTGGCTCCAGTTAAACCAGTGGTGCCTTGCGATCCAGTAGCGCCTGTTAAACCAGTAGTACCTTGTGGACCTGTCGAACCAGTCGCGCCAGCGGTTCCTGCAGTGCCAGTAGCACCTGTTAAACCTGTCGGACCAGTCGCTCCACTACCACCAGAACCGCCAATTTCTTTTGTATAAATAGTCCCTGCAACATTATAATCAAGAAGAATTCCGGTTGCGCCATTACGACGAATTGCAAACATATTTGGTGCGAGTGTATTATCTGCTTCAAAACCACGCGAACCAGTTGCGCCAGTAGCGCCATTGGCTGCAGTATACGCGGTAGACCTATCTTGAATGGTTTGAGCGACCATTCCGGTGCTATGAATACGAACTGCAGCGTTACGATTGAATGCATTGCTCCAATAACCAATTTCCATAGTGCCATTAATACCAGTTTTAGCAAAAATACCAATGGCGGTTGAATTATTTGAAGTGACAGATACATTATATCCAAACGCTGTTGATGCATCTCCAGAAACCGTGCAATAATATCCTACCGCAGTACCATATATAGAGCTGCCTGTTGTGCAAGCTACACCGACTGCAGTACTATTATCACCATAAGTTGAAACATCTCTACCTATAGCTGTGCTATAACTACTTGCTGTTGCTTGATAACCGGCAGCAAATGAATAAGTTCCACTTGCAGATGAACCATATCCAAAAGCAGAACATCGCTGACCATTAGTACTATTACTTATACCAGCTGCAAAAGTTGTATTTCCTTGAACATTATTATTTGAACCAAAAGCACAACTATTTTCGTCACTAACAACATTACTATAACCAACTGCTATTGTTTGATTCGCATTCGTTCTATTTAAAATGCCTAAAGCTACTGTCCGGCCGCCCATCGAGCTAAGTGCTGATGGTGTTCCTGTAATCGTTCCGTTAGTATTAAGTGTTACGCCAGAAGCACCATTGTTATTCAGAATGCCAAAGTTGACGCTAGCCCAACCAGCACCGGTAGCACCGGTGGCACCGGCAAAGTTGTAAACACCAACTGAAACTGAATTAGTACGACTAGATCTATTAGAATATCCTATTGCTACAGCATTAACGCCGTCAGCAAAATTACTAATTCCAATCCCGCTACTTGAAGATGCTGTAGTAGCATTATTTATTCCTAATGCTACAGACGACCCAGCGCCAGAACTTGTTTGATTTAATGCTCCTATAGAAACGGAAGTTGTTCCAGCAGCAGTGCTATTAAATCCAAAAACAACTGCTTCATCACCTGTAGCTGCTGCTCCATAACCAACAGCTGAGGAATAACTACCACTAGCTGTACAACTATTACCTACTGCTAAACCATATTGTCCACTACTAGTTGTTTCTACGCCAACAGCTACCGCTTTAGTAATAGTAGCTACTGCAGAAACACCAAATGCTACTGAAGCAAAGCTACTTGAAGTATTGTCAGCACCTACAGCGACAGCATTATTTGCAACTCCAGTCGCGCCAGTAGTATTACGAAGACCAACAAGTATTGCGTCACCAACGCCGCTTGTTAAATTACCATTCCCAACAACAACTACGCCAGTTGCGCCTCGTGTTAAAAATCTTTCAGCTAAAACAGCACCATCGGTATGAATACGCTGCTCTGGTCCAGTAGCGCCGACGCCTAATCTTTTGTTAACGTTATCCCAGTGGAATAAGTTATCAGTGGTAATCGTTGTACCACTATTGAAGAAAGCCACTTTAGTGAAAGTGCCAGAAATTCCTGGGCCAGTAGCTCCTGTCAAACCTATCGAGCCAGTTGAGCCTGTAGCACCAGTATTACCTGTCGTACCTTGAGGTCCAGTTGAACCAGTTGCACCCGTTTGACCGGTTGCTCCTGTTTGACCAGTCGTACCTTGCGGACCAGTTGAACCAGTTGCGCCAGTTAAGCCTGTTTGACCTGTTGCGCCTGTTAGACCAGTCGTACCTTGCGGACCAGTTGAACCAGTCGCTCCCGTATTACCAGTCGTACCTTGCGGACCAGTTGAACCAGTCGCTCCTCTAGTACCTGTTGCTCCAGCCAATCCAGTAGCGCCTGTCAAACCTGTTTGACCTGTTGCGCCTGTTAGACCAGTCGTACCTTGCGGACCAGTTGAACCAGTTGCGCCAGTTAAGCCTGTTTGACCTGTTGCGCCTGTTAGACCAGTCGTACCTTGCGGACCAGTTGAACCAGTCGCTCCCGTATTACCAGTCGT